ACTCTTAAAAATGTTTGTTTTTTAAAACTCTTAAAAATGTTTGTTTTTTAAAACTCTTAAAAATGTTTGTTTTTTAAAAACATCTATCATAATACCGCCTCCCTCATCTTGTTGTCCTTACTAGTAGATTAGAAAAAACGAACATTTTAGAACTCTTCTAAGAAGATGAAATCCCGGTAAGAAGATGAACTTAGTTATTGACAAACCAACAGAAAGCCCTCATACTTACAGCTATCCAAACCCATTCTTCAATGACCCTTATATAAGGACGCAGAACATGATTCTCTATGACATCTCAAACATTGCCCTAGCAACAGCCTTCACCTTCCACAAGAACTGTGACCGTGTTCCAGAGCCAACAGAACTTAGAAACCTGATTACATCATCTATTGGGGACATGTTGCCCGCCATAAGCTCCTACAGCGGCAAGCATGATGTGATAGCACTGGAAGGCTTCAAATCATGGCGTAAGCAGAAATACCCCTTTTACAAAGCCAAAAGAAAAGCCAAAAGAGATGAACGCCCTTTTGACTTTGACGCTTACTACAAACACCTTTCACTTGTCTTTGAGGACATGAAGCAATACTCAAACTGGCTTCTCCTACAACACGATGAAGCTGAAGCTGATGACATCATTACTACACTGGCTTTAAGGGCTAAGAAACCCGTTTGTATTGTTTCAGTTGATAAAGACTTCCTTCAGCTTCAGTCTTTTAAAACCGACATCGTTCAATACTCACCTTTGAAACGGGACTTCTTAAACCCAAGTGAATACAAACTGATGGAGCATATTCTTGGTGGTGATACTGTAGATGGCGTGCCCAACATCTTCAACCCAGAAGACACATTCCTTACTGAAGGAAAAAGACAAACACCCTTTACCAAGAAGCTAAAAGACAAACTCTCTCATTTAGAAGAAGAACAACTTTTACAAGAACTCACTGAAGAGCAAAAACACAGGTTCTTTACTAATAAAGAACTGATTGATGCCCGTTGTGTGCCAGTGAAGATTCAGGAAGAAATCCTGCAGATGGCTCAGGATGCTTATAAAGCCAAAATGAACAGAACGTAATGGCTTCTATGACGCCTGATACCTATAATTAAAGCCCTACAACGAGGGCTTTACTCATAAGGAGAATTTTTTAATGAACGAAAACAGCGGTATGATGGCATATCAATCATTGGCGCAAATGAACTCATTTGAGATTGCTACATTGGTTGAGAAGCGCCATGATAATGTTAAAAGAACTATTGAGAGTTTGGCTGAGGCTGGGGTTATTCAACTTCCTAAAATTGAGGAAGTTAAGCGAGAACAGCTACTTAGCCCGAATAATAAGTCGTCTGTATATGTTTTTACAGGTGAAATTGGTAAACGTGATTCTATTGTTGTTGTTGTGGCGCGTCTCTCGCCAGAGTTCACGGCGAGAATTATTGACCGATGGTTAGAACTTGAACGAAAATCTGAGGAATCTGAAATTATTCATAATTTAGAAAGCCCTGATTTCTTAAGAGGGCTTCTGCTTGAATACACAGAACGAACCATTCAAGCAGAGAACCAGCTTAAAGAGCAAGCACCAAAAGTTAAGTTCTATGACACAGTCGCCACTACGGAAGATACGGCGGATATGAGCCAAGTTGCTAAAATTATTAACCGTAAAGGATATGGCAGAAACAAACTCTTCGCTTTATTACGCGAACATCGTGTGCTTCGTAAGAATAATGAACCTTATCAAAAAGTATGTTGACGCGGGCTGGTTCAGGTTGATTGAAAGCACATGGATTGATAATGATGGCGAACGTCATATCTATTTCAAAACTGTTGTGTTCCAGCGTGGGATTGAAGGCATTATTGACCTTATCAATTCTGATGAAAAACTTGAATTGGAGAAATTTAATGACTAAAGAACAGTACGTATGGCTTGAGAAATACCGCCCCAAAACCCTTAGTGACTGCATCCTGCCTGACAGAATCAGAAAAGTAGCAGAGAAGTTCATTAAAGAAGGCAACATGCAGAGCTTGCTGTTAGTAGGGAAACCTTCAGCGGGCAAGACAACATTCGCGAAAGCGTTGATAAACGACCTTGACGCTAACAAAATCATCATCAATGGTTCTAAAGAAGGCCGCTACATTGACACGCTGAACACTTCACTGGATGAGTTTGTAAAGGCGGCATCTTCACGGACTTATAAAGCGCCATTCAAAGTAGTGCTTTTAGATGAAGCGGATTACCTGAACGCAAATTCATTCCAGCCAGCATTAAGAAACTTCATTGAAACCTATTCAAAGACTACGAGATTCATTCTCACTTGCAACTATCCCTACAAGATTCTTGAACCCATCAGAACTCGTTTACTAGAAATTGATTTTGACCTGAAGCCAAATGAAATTAAAGACCACAGGAATGCGTGGTTTCATCGCGCAATACAAATCCTAGAAGAAGAAAACATCAAGGTAAACGACAAGAAAGATGTAGCAACCATCGTTAAAAGCTACTATCCTGATTCTAGGGCGATACTTCATGCTTTGCAGCAGTTTTCTATTGATGGTGTTCTTCAGATGCCTGAAAAGGGCTTACCGGGCATTTCCAGAGTAGATGAAGCCATTGAAATGTTGAAATCCAGAAACTTCCTGAAACTTAGAGAATGGATGCAGGAGAACCCGCAAGAAACCATTACTACAATTACACAGGCTATCTACAACAGAATCACAGAAATCCTTAGTGAAGATTCCATAGCAGAGTTCATTCTTATTGCTGATGAACATGACAAAGACCAAGCTACTTCAACTTTGCCTTGGCTGAACATCATGGCTTTCTTCATAAAAATCATGCAGAACTTGGAGTTCAAGGAATGAGTTTTAAGCCAAAAGAACAAGCGCAACGAGAAAACCCTTATTTTGAGTTCATTGACTTGGTTTACAGCAAAGGGCGAGTTTTAACCGAAGAAGAATTTCCTGAACATCTTTCCAAGATTGTTTTAACACCAATCTTTTCAGCGCTAATCAACAATCTGGAAAACCTTGATATTCTTCTAGCTTTGAACAAAACCCAGTTTCATGAGCTTACTAATTATCAGGTTTATCTGTTCTTAAGAACAACCATTGATTCCAAGAAGCCAAGAGGCAAATGGTTTAAGAATAAAGACGAAGATGAAAAAGTAATCGCTGAAACAGAAGCCCTAGCCAAACACTACAAATGTTCACTTAGGGACGCCAGATGGTATCTGGATTTGCATTCTGATGAGTTCAAACATTATCTGGCTGTTGGATATGGTTTCAAAGAAGACTCGGAAGAGAAGAAGCGAAAGGGCAAGAAGAAAGAGAAGAGTTGAATGAAGTAAAGCCGCCTTGATATGGGCGGCTTCTTTGTTAATGAATGTTAAGTGAAATTGTTGTGAGAATAAGTTTAGAATAAAAACGCCACTAGGAATTGGTCTTAGTGGCGTTTGTTCAAATCAACTTAGATAGGTCTATTATGACACAACTTTCCATTATAAACATTACGATGAGCAGTATTGATGTTGCGAAACTTACAGAGAAAGAACATCGCAACGTAATGGCTGATATTCGCAAACTTGAGGAATATTATCAAGAAATCTATTCTGCTGAAAAATCAGCAGAACTAATAAAATCAACAACTTACAAAGATTCTCTTCAAAGAACCTATCCGTGTTATGAGCTTTCTAAGGAGGCTGTTCTTGACCTTATAACTGGCTACAGCCTTCCTCATCGCCATGCTGTAAACAAGCGCTGGATGGAGCTTGAAGCGGCTGTTAAGAAGCCGCTTACACCAGCACAAATGCTACTAGGCATGGCGCAACAGTTGGTCGAACATGAAGAACATTTAGCGCAACATGATGATAGAATTAAGTTGTTGGAATCAGAGAACTCGGCGCTCAAAGAAGAACTGAAGCTGATAAGAGACGAAGAAGGTTACTTTACAGCTAAAGGCGCTGCACAGTTACATGGGATTAAGAATCTGACAGAATCAGAAGCAAGAGAATTAGGCGTACAGCTAGCTAAACTTTCAAGAACACTAGGTATTGAGATTAAGAAAACACCACATAAAGGATACTGTTTCGTTAATATGTATCACCGAGATGTTGTTGATAAATTCTTTGAGGATAATGACGAAGAATAATCATCGGTAATTTGAAGCCGCCATATCCAAAGGCGGCTTTCTAACGTAAATTTCAGGTGCATGAATGATGGCAATTTTGATATAATTGCAACATCACCAAACCAAATACATTTCCCGCCTCCTAAAAAGTGGCGGTTTTATTTTTTTTTTTTTTTTTTTTCAAAAATAAAAGAATCTCTTAATAATTTAAAAAAATATTAAAAACGAAGGCGGAAAAAAAAACTTCAATCCCCAGAAATGTAACGATTGGATTAAATGGGCTTCTGCTGATATTCAAGAACATGTTGATTGGTCTTCTATTGTTTTGAAAACCATCAGAACCCTGCCAGAAGAAGTAACCGCTAAACAGCTTCAAGACGCAATGATTCGTACTTGTTTGGATATGAACAGCTATGGCTATAACAAAATGGCTGGTCGTTTGTATTCACAAGCATTGAAGAAAGAGATTTTCTCATGGAACAAACGTGAATATCCGCATATCAAAGACTTGCATGACAAGATGATTGCGGCTGGCGTTATCGTTAAGCCAAATTATTCCGATGAAGAATACAATGAAATCAATAAGATGCTGAAACATGAACGCGACCTTACCTACGCGCATTATTCACTGCATTTGATTGTTTCTAAGTATGCCCTGCAAGACCGTGTAAGAAAAGTAGCGTATGAAACGCCGCAATTCGCCATGATGCGTGTGGCTATGCAGACAATGAATAATTACCACAAAGAAGACCGCCTTAAGAAACTGGAAGAACTTTACACTCACATTTCATTCCAGCGACTTTGTGTGCCAACTCCCTATTGGTCATCGTCTTTGACTAAGAATACAAACGTAGCTTCTTGCTGTGTGGTTAAATCAGATGATACCGCAGAATCCATAGGTGTGGCAACTACACTGGCATATGCGATGACCTGTGCTGGTGCTGGTATTGGGTTAAACTTGAACACCCGTTCTCTTGGTGCGGCTGTTCGTGGTGGCGCAATTCAGCATACTGGCAAGATTCCTTATTATAGATACGCGGCTGCTGCTGTTAAATCGTCTAAACAAGGTTGTTATGATGATGCAACAGAGATTCTTACGAATAAAGGTTGGAAACTTGGTGTTGAACTTACTGAGGATGATGTTGTTGCACAAGTAAACGATTATAAAGCGTATAAATTTGTTAAACCTACACGAATTATCAAGTATCACCATGAAGGGTTAATGTATGAGTTCAGCCATAAATGTGGGTACAATTTATCATTGACACCTGACCATAGAGTATGGTTTACCTATACAACCAACCCGCAAAGTAGAGATGATTGGAGTTGGGAGTATGCAAAAGATTTTATTCCTTCGGATAATAAGTATCTTCTTGTGGGGGGAGATTATAAAGAACCTCTTCTTATGAACTTTATTAAATCATCAGAAGTGGAGATTTCTGTACGAGGTTATGCTGGTTTAGTTTGGTGCGTTGAAGTTGAAACAGAGCGTTTATATGTAAAACGTAATGGCATTGTTCATGTAAGTGGAAACAGCCGAGGCGGTGCTCTCACTATGTATTATCCGTTTACAGACCCGGAACTTTTTGACCTGCTCATCCTCAAAAATCCGCTTACTGTAACAGCAAAACGTCTTAGAGAACTGGATTACGGCGTAATTGTAAACAAATGGCTTTTCCAAAGAGCCGCCAAGAAGCAAGACGTTTACTTGTTTGATTCTTCAGAAGCACCTGAACTTTACGAAGCCATTTATACAGATACACCAGAAGCCTTTGAAGAAAAAATGATGAAGTTTGCTTCAGAGCAACCAGATAAAGTAAAAGCTGTACCTGCATTGGATGTTCTCAAAGCCATCATGAAAGAGCGCATGGAAACGGGCAGGGTGTATTTGTTCTTTGCAGATGAGGCTAATAGGCATAGCCCATATAAGGATACGATATATTCAAGCAACCTCTGCTCAGAAATTTCAATAGTTTCAAAGGGTTACAAGACTTATGACGAGTTATACAGAACAGATGACGATGTAGAAGGTGTTGTTGGTTTCTGTAATTTGGCGGGCATTGTACTTGACCGTGTAGAATCAGATGAACAGTATCAAGAAGTAGCTTACTATGCGCTTTTGTTGATTGATGAAGGTATCAACAATTCTGATTTGAACTTCCCACAACTCAACAAATCAATTAGAGACTGGCGTTCTGCTGGTGTTGGTGTTCTTGGATTGGCTCACCTCATGGCAAAGAAAGGTTTGTCATATTCTTCACAAGAAGGAAGGGATTACTGCCACCGTTTAGCAGAAAGGCATTCATTTATGCTTCACAAAGCGGCGGTGAAACTAGCTAAAGAAAGAGGGATTGCTAATAATTCACACAGAACCAAGTATCCTGAAGGCTGGCTGCCTGTTGACACTTACAGCAGAAATGTGGATGAACTGACAAATCAACCATTGCAATATGATTGGGAAAGCCTGAGAGAAGAAATTAAACAGTTAGGTGGCATCAGGTTTACTGTATTGGAGACGATTCCCCCATCTGAAACTTCTTCGCAATCAACGGAGACTACGAACGGAATTTACCCAATTCGTGAAGGTTCAATAGTGAAAGTTTCTGGTGATACAACTACGAACTTTGTTGCGCCTGAATATGAAACATTGAAAGACCAGTACGATATTGCTTGGGAAGTGCCGACAAAAGACATGATTAGCATTTATGCAATCTGGCAGAAATTTATTTCACAAGGCATTTCCTGTGATTTCTGGATTGACCGTTCACAGAATCGTGATGTTTCAACAAAACAACTTATTCAAGAACTGTTCTGGTGTAACAAGTACGGCTTGAAAGGCAACTATTACTACAACACCAAGATGGATGCCGACGTGGTTGCTGGCGTGATTGCAAGTACAACATTTGAAGAAAACGAACCTACAAAAGAACAGCAAGATGAGCCGGGTTGTGGTTCAGGTGGCTGCACACTTTAAGATGTAACAATTACAAAGCCATCATCATACTAGGTGAGGGTTTTTGTTATGATGGCTTTGTTCAATAAACACACTGAGAGGTAAAATGATGCTTACAGCAGACATTTACGAAACTATACGTTTTGTTTTAGGCTATAAAAAAGAGCTACGAATTAGAAAAGATGGTGCCGGAAGACTGTATCTTGAACTTTATGATGTAGAACCCATTCATCTCAATCCAGTTATTCAATCTCTAAAACCGTTTGATAAATCCATGATTGAGGATTTATTCGTTAAAGGTTTAACACCACGAAAACTTTCTGATAATCAAATTGAGTTGGCAAAGAACGCAGCGGAAATGGTAAGTTTAATGCGTAATTTTCCATATAAAGCGGAAGTACAAGAAGTTAGTATTGATAACGATTTAGCGAAGATAATCATTAGAGGGCTTAAACTTCCAGAAAGCAAGTATTATGAAAGCGCTAACATTTGCGTTGCTATATCGTTAGACGATAAAAACAGTTTTAGAATAACGGTTTTTGTTGATAAAGAACATTCCTCAAGCGGTAAGTACAAGAAGAAAGTAGAAACTTCTTTAGTTGATGCCTTGATGTGCCGTTCTTTACTTGGCGCTTGGGATTTTGTTAAAGATTTAATTAACGAAGAAGAAGAAGAAGAGAAATGTTTAATGATGGGATGAGAGTAATAAATGAACAAAATTTAACTTTACGCAAGAACTGATTTGTTTATAATGGCGCCGTCTTCTTTCATCGGAAGTCGTTCTCCAAAAGGACAAGCCCGTCAATCTTTTCACCTCGGGGATTGGCGGGCTTTCTTATTGTTAATAGAAAACTCAAACAAGAGTAGCTAAAATGCACCGCATCTTCCATGAACAAGAAAGGAGAACAAAGAATGAACGTACAAGATAAACTTACCAAGCTCAAGAACCTCTATGAAACTTATAAAGAAGAGTTCTTTACCATAACCGATGAACGCCCAGCCAACAGAACCACTTCGTCAGTTACACCAACGTTGCTTAGAATGGCGAGAATTATTGTTGAAAATGGCAAGTCATTAAAGGATTTTGAAAAGGTGAGAACCCAGCAACGATTACGCTAACTGACATTCTTCAGTTTTCGTCATCTGGCGCTGGAAAATTGATGCTCTACATCAATAGAGGTAATTTACTATCTGTTGAAATGTCGCTACAAAGAGAAACCATCAAACTTAATGATGGCGTTACTTTATTCTTTTTGGAATCCATAACTTTGAAAGAAAATTCCAAGAAAGTGGAAGAATTAAAGGTTATTGAACTTTGTACAATGGATATCGCCTTGTCATATGCCTTCAATGAGCTTTACAATGCCCTTTTCAATGAGCTCCCAAATGCTCCTCTTCGTCGAGGTTAAACAACAAAATGAATCTTATCAATAAGTTAAAGAACCACTTCAAACTAAAGCAGAAACAACAAAGAGAAGAGCAACCCTTTTCTCTTTGGGTTTGGGAAACAGCTGCATTAAAATTCCAAGAGAACGAGAAAGTTTACAACGGGCTTACTCTTAAATTCGTAGGTGATGAGATTCAGCTCATTAAGGATGGCGATGTTCAGCCTTTCTTAACCTTTATAGACACGGTTTACAACAAAGCCTATCTTCTCTGGTTCTGTCAGTCAAAATTTAAGAAGCTGGTTACATCGGTTTATCACACGTCAAAAGGCGCGCCAGTTGAGATTCTTGTCAAGAAAGAAAATCTTTTTGACACCATTGATTATGAACTGTTGATTCTTCACTCAAATGGCGTAAACATTGCTTCAGAACTCTTTGACGGGCATGTTTATGGGTTGAAGGGGTTAGTGAATAAATTGAAGAACATTGAGGAGGGAAAATGATTTGGATTTATATTCTATTCTTTACAGCAGTTACATGCTTTTCTGTATTGGCTTTCTTTAATTTGTTAGAAGAAGCTAAAACACATGAGTTGAAAATTGAACATCCAATTCTATGGGCTGTAGTGGTGTTCATTGTGGCTGTAGTTTCATTCTCAATGATGTTGGGATTTTGTTTAGGCGCTCTTGCAGAGATACTCCAACAATAATTTAATTTGACAAACATCGTGATTGGTAAAGATAATGGCAATGTATTAGGTTGAAATCATGCGTGAAAAAGAAAGTAAATGCCCGCATTGTAGCGGAGCGGGCTTTAAGTTTAGGGTTGGTGAAGGACAATATGTTTGCCCATTCTGTAAAGGTAAAAGAGATATTTCTGCAATGGAAGCATTTGTTTACTTCTGGCATGAAGCACTAACTACACGCAAGAGATAACAATCAGTTAATTTGTCAACAGACACCAATGGAGGCAAACTATACGGCGTCATCAGAAATGGTGGCGCTTAAACATCAACAGCAGAGAGGTTAAATCTAATGAGTAATAAATTAACATTATCCGTAAATGACATCGCCAGAGTTTGCCATGAGGTGAATAGAGCCTATTGTCAGGCGCTTGGTGATAATTCACAAGTAGAATGGGAATCAGCGCCAGAATGGCAACATGATTCGGCTAAATCTGGCGTCCTCATGCACCTAAATCATCCTGACGCACCAGCTTCAGAAAGCCATCGTTCTTGGATGGAACAGAAGCTAGCAGAAGGCTGGAAATATGGCGAAGTGAAAGATGCTGAAAAGAAAGAGCATCCTTGCATGGTTGCTTTTGAAGAACTGCCAAAAGAACAACAAGCAAAAGACTACATTTTCAAAGCTGTAGTGGTTGCTTTAGCAAAGTTTGCTTAATCAATAAACACAAAAGGAGCAATAAAATGTCTGAAAAGATTGAAGGGTCATTAGTTCATAATGGCGACCGAAATTACAAGCAACGATACGTGTTTCTCGGCGAGCCATTAGGCTTGGCGGATACTGTAAATACACATCATCCAGAACTTAAGTCCTTGTATCGTAAAGCAATTTCGCAAGTCTGGAGTGATGACGAATTTGATTTTACGCCTTGTCTCAAAGAGTTTAATAAAAAAGACGACAATGCTAACATAATGGTCGATACTATCAGCTTTCAGTGGTTAGCTGACAGCGTCGTGTCTCATGCTTTGTTACCACTATTTGCCCCATTCTTTTCTAATACAGAAGCGGAGGCGTGTTTTGCTTTTAACACTTATTGCGAAGTAATCCACGCATTTAGCTATAGTGAAATTGTTAGGAACGCATTTTCTGACCCAGAAGAAGTATTGCGTAATATGAGTACAGACGAAAATGCTTTAGCACGTCTTGCCCCGGTAGCTGCCGCGCTTGATGAATTAGAAAAAATTGGGCATCTTTATAGTCAAGGGAAAGTAACCAAAGATGAAGTGTTTCCTGTTCTTTATAAAGGCATGACTGCTGTTTATCTTCTGGAACGCATTAACTTTATTGCTTCATTTGCCATTACATTTGGACTTGGTGAAATGGGAATGTTCTTGCCTATTGCTAACTGTGTCAAAAAGATTTGTGCCGACGAGATTGGAATTCACGCCGAAGTCGATAATTATTGTTTACGCCATATGCGTAAAGAAATGCACTATTGGCAAGACTGGAAAGACAATAAACAGTTCCAACAAGAAATCATAGGGTTGATTGATGCTGTTGAAGAATCAGAACTTACATGGACTGATTTTATCTTCAAAGACCGCACCATTGTGGGGCTTACCCCAGAACTTGTCAAAGATTGGGTACGTTTCAATGTTCAAATGCTTAAGCAATCTATGGACTTGCCCTTTGAAGTGAAAGTTAAAGAAAATCCGCTGCCGTGGATGAACAATTGGCTTTCACTCAACAAGTTCCAAAACGCCCCACAAGAAATCGAAAAATCAGATTATGCTGTAGGCGCAATGCGGGATGACTTGGATGATGGCGAGGATTTTGATGTCTAAGTTCTAAAGTTAAAAACATTAAGAAGCCCTCACTACGAGGGCTTTTTCTTTTGTTTATAATGAAAACATTGATTCAAAACCAAGAAAGGAGCATCATAATGAAAACACAACAACTTTTCTATCATATTATCAGGGCATGGTATGGCAAACACATTACAGGTGGCTTTCACTTAACATGGCGTCCAGACAAATTGGATAAGGATGGCATTCAGACTTTGTGGCTTACTTCAAACACAGAACAATTCAAGTTGACTATTATTGATGGGGTTGTTCATAACGGAGCTAAAAAGTTGCGTTCTGAATCCGAAATTGCCAAGTTTCTTGATGCTGAATGTTCATCTACGTTAAACAATACTTGGCTCATTTTTAGCTTAGTAAGTTTCTATCAGAAGTTCTATGAACTTAAAGACGCCTTAAACTATTTGTCGGTTGGCTTTGACAGCGAAAAAAGCGATGCCCAAATTTCTATTGGAGATGAAGTCAATGGCATAGGTGTAAGCCACTTCAAAACAAATGACGGCAGAGTGAACCTAGAGTTCTTTGAAGAATTAGCAAATCTTTATAATTACAGGGAGTTAATATTCAAATGCAACTACACGAAAATTCAGGAAGATTTGTCTTTAACGAAATTTGAAAGTGTTCTGGAATACGTTATTAGAGCCGCCTTGCACGACCGCGAGACTAGCATTGTTATTGAACAGTATCTGGACAAATGGTGTATTGAGTTTGTTACAAAGGATGATAACGGCAATACAGAAGTAATGGAATGTGAATGTAGCGAGGAGAATAAAGAAGATGGTCGCTTCATTGTAAATGGCGAAGAATTTACATCGGATTCGTTCTATGATATTCTCACTTTCCCACACAGTTCTAATAAGATACAAAAACTGTTCTATGACACGAAAAACCTTATTGCGTTGTTGAACAGCTACCGTTTCTATTCTTCGGAAATCTTAATCAAGGATTTTCAAATTTGTAACGTTAAAGTTACCATTGATGGGTATCTGACACATGGTGAATTGAGAACTTATGAATCAGAACAACGCCCCGCTGAATATAGCGAGGAAAACATAAGAGCCTTTATTAAGAAAATCATTAACATAGAAGGTTAAACAATATGAACTTTCAACTTACAAAAGATTTCACTGTAAATAAAGCGCCTGATATGGGCGCTACTTACGTCTACGATATTGAAGTAGAAGATACGCATACCTTCTTTGGTAATGACATTCTGCTGCACAATTCAATTTACGTTTATCTTGGCGATGTGATAGAAATCTTCCATCAAAAGAACATTGAGAAAACAGGGCAGCCTTACACCATTGATGAAACCCTAGACCTTTTGGATAAGTTCTGTGAGAAAGTAATACAGCCAAAACTTGCCACTTGGTATGACGAAATGGCAGTTTACCTGAATTCAATGGAAAACAAGATGGTGATGAAAAGAGAAGTCATCGCCCAAGCCGTAATGTGGCGCGCCAAGAAGAAATACATCATGTCTATCATTGACAACGAAGGTGTAAGATACGCACATCCAAAAATCAAGGATGTTGGTGTTGAAACCACAGCAGGCGCAACCCCAGAATTTGTCAAAGAAGCGCTATATAACTGCTATAGAATCATGCTAACTGGCACGAATCCAGAACTGGTAAAAGAAATCAAAAGAACCAAGAAAGAGTTCCTTGAGAAAGATTACAAGGAATATTCCTTCCCCATTTCAATATCAGACCTTGAAAAGAATATTGACAATAATGGCAATTTGGTAAAAGGTGCTTCATGGAATGCTAAAGCTGCGTACACTTTCAACAAGATGCTGGAAAAGAGTGGCATCACTTACATTCCACCCATTAAATCAGGTGATAAAATCAACATTCTTTACTTGAAAGACAATAATCCATTTGGTTCGGCAACGATTGCTTACGTTGAGGACATTCCAGAAGAATGGAATCTTGGCAACTTTGTTGATAAGGGTAAGATGTTTGAACGCTTCTTCTTAAATCCTGTAAAGTCATTTTCGGATTACTTGTCATGGCATACCAATCAGGTTTTTGACCCTTCAATCTATGAAAATTCTGATAAGCCTAAAAAGGTGAGGAAAAGGAAAAGTGAGGTTGCTAGAAGCCCCTGAATGGCGTTTTAAGCAAAACAGCCAAAACATTAACGATTTTTCTTTAATAAAATCAGTAACTTACAAACACGAATTTTAGCCAGATTTTACCCCTTATCTACCCCTTACCAGTTTTGGCTACTTCTTGTAAGTTACTGTTTTAATTGAATTTTTAGAGATACTAAATTTTTAGACGTAATAAAGCCCCTTAAATGGGGCTTGTTTGTAAGTAACTAATATTAAAGAAGTTTCTTTTCTAAATCCGATTCAACTAAATCTAAGAACGCATTTAAGTTGTAATGTATGGATGTTTCCTTATGGTTGTAGTTATAGCCTATATCGCCAGAAAGTTTATAATCAGGAAAACTTCTAACAGCAAAGGTGTACTCATCAACCGCAAAGATTGAGACACTCTTTTCGCCAGAAACATGAATGATTGACTTCTTAATGAAGCGGGGTAGGATTTCAACTCCAAGTTTCTTCCAGAAGTCATGATTGATTTCAACTCTAAGGAAAGGGCGGCGACGGCGGTAAACGCCAACAACAGCGTCAAACTTATCAGCGAAGGTTTTAGTAGAGTTAAAAGTTTCGCCATCGAACTCAATATCGCCATTATCGTGCATGGTGGCTTTCATTTCCTGCTTGTTGGCAGTGAACGTAACAACAATATCAGCATTATCGGTGTCAAAGATAATGTCAAATTCGTCAAGATGATGGGCGATGGTTTCAATGAAAGTTTGTGAATAATTCATAATGGTCTCTGGTAGTGAATTTCAGGTATTATCGGCGAAAACATTCCAAGAGGCAAGTTTTCTAATGGCAATTTTCATCTTACTCATCACATTCGCGGTAACGGTTTCAGTAGCGTTCAACTACGACCTACGAAGCCAAAAGACAAGAAACATTAAGACTGAAAACAAGGCAATGATTGCTTATGGCATTTCAACAGCGCTAATAGTCATTCTCATTTGCTTGTACAAATGAAAAGGAGAAAACGGTGGAGTATTACAGCCAGCTTTACTACTTAAGAAAAATCCAAAGCAGATTGCCCCTTTTCAAAGACAAAGGGCATGATGTTTATAACTGCCGCTGTGTTGTTTGCGGCGATTCCCAGAAAGATACAGCCAAAGCAAGGGGCTACTTCTTCAAGAAAGACAACACGCTCTTTTACAAGTGCCATAACTGCGGAACTTCCATGTCTTTTATGGCTTTTCTTAAAGAACAGTTCCCCGCTGATTATCAGGAAATGATTTATGAAGAGTTCAGCTCATCTTCCTACAAGAAAAAAGAACTGCCTAAAATTAAACGCCAAGTAAGAAAGCCTGCACCACAGCAAGAACGGCAACAAGCCGCTGTAAAGCCCATATCCCTGCCTTTCAAAACCATGGCGGAAATGCCAGAATCAAATTCAGAAAGACAGTACCTTGTGAAAAGAGGGCTTTCCCATGCTTTAAAACTGCTGTATTACATTCCAAACGCAAAGGAATATTCCAAAACCATTCCGCGTTATCAAGAAAAGCCCTGTTTCTTGGAAGACGCAGCTATTGGCATTCCACATTGGAACAAAGACAAAACAGCCCTGAACTTCATGCAGTTAAGATTCATCAATCAACCCAAAATCCGCTACATGACATTGCAGCTAACAGAAGACGAAAACGTACACAAGATTTTCGGGCTTGAAAGAGCCATAATTTCCAAAGATAAAGTTCTGTCAGTTACAGAAGGCGCATTTGATTCATTGTTTGTTAGAAACTGCATAGCCATTTCCGGCATTACAGATTGGCATTCTTTAAAAGAATACCAGCCATTAGTAAAGTCGGTAAGGTTCATCATTGACAACGATTTTACTAAGAACAAACAAGTCAAGAAGAACCTTATCCAAATCATCAATAGTGGCTTTGAAGTAGTAATCATGCCCAAGTCATACATCCGTTACAAAGATGTAAACGACCTTTACTTATCAGGCAAGTTCCAAAGTGGCGGAAAACTCAATGATTTTCTTGATGAAAACACATACAACGGGCAAGAAGCTATCCTAAAACTTTCCGGCTTTTAACAGACAAAAAGGGCAGCTTTAAATAAAATTCCCATTATCAAGTTAGCCAGCCCAAAGGAGCTTTACAATCATGAACACTGATAAAATCATCCGTGAAATAGTGGACATTTGCCTGCCCTATACAAGAAGATTAAAATTGCAACATATTCAGGATGATGGCTATTCCATCAATCTTTGGATTTTTGGCAACAAATCCTACACAACACTTATCAGAATCTTCCCTGATAAAGAACAGCCATTCTTCCTGTTATCGGGCAATACGGACTGTTCATACCTGAAGGAAAAAAAGAAAGATTTCCTTGAGATTCTAAAGAAAGAACTGGCTAATTACGCAGTTTCTAAACAGGAACGAACATTGAAAGATGTGATGCCTTGCTTAGAAAGGCTTAAAGCTGTTCATGAAGAAAAATCACTGATTATTACCAAAGACGAATGCTTCATCGAAGGAGAAGACGAATGTTGCTCTGTTTGAAACATGAAAAGAGAATTGGTAGGTTCATCCAATACTTGCTGGAAAATGGCTATGAAGAAGTTCAGCTTAAGTTTGACGATGAAGTGCCAAGCGTAAATTACCTTGTTGCCTTTGATGTAAGATTTGGTGAGTTTGCTCATAGAGCTTTCGAGTTTCTACCATCAGGTAAAATCGTTGAAAATTTCACCGATGGCAATGACGAATTCATTGATGACATTTATCCACCTGCACAAGAACCGCATCCTCTATGGCAGAAAGTTGTGGAAAGACTTCATGAATTGGGCGACAAAGCGGATGAAGTTGAATTTAAGTTAAAGCCATTCCCAAATGCTACAATTTACTTAGTAGATGGCACTATTGACCAAATTTTCTATTAACAAACAAAGGTTTAAGTCCTTATGAAGCATCAAACACAAGCCAAAATTATTGCTGATTCCGTCTCATTCAATTCAGGACAGCGAATAACAACTTTTGAAGTAGAGTTCCCTCGGATTGTATTAGCGCAGCTTAATACACACAAAATGATAGCAAAATCATATGCTTCTTCTAGGGCTATTCCTATTGAGAAGAACATAGAAATGATTCAATCTTCGCCATTTATGCCTTCTGAATTTGGCAAGAACAAGCCCGGAATGGCAGCTTCTCAAAACCTTGAAGGCGAAGACCTGATTAAAGCCCGTAGAGAATGGCTTTCTGCTAGAGACAAAGCTATCTGGCAGGCTAAAGAACTCATCGCTATTGGCGTTCACAAACAATTAGCAAACAGACTTTTAGAGCCTTTCACATACATCAAAGGCATCATTACAGCTACAGAGTTTAAGAACTTCTTCTTCCTTAGAATTGCTGATGACGCCCAGCCAGAAATCAGAGAACTGGCAGAGAAAATGAAGGAAGCAATGAATGATTCAATGCCGCAGCCTTTACATAATGGCGAGTGGCATTTGCCCTACTTTGTTTATACTGGCGCTGGAACGTATAGAGCCATTTTCAATAATGAATTGGAACTGCCCTTAGAAGAAGCCAGAATGATTTCTGTTTCACTTTGCGCACAAGTTTCATACCGTAACGAAGACGCTTCATTAGAAAAGGCTAAAAAGCTATGGAAAATACTCTTTGAAGGAAGGGCCATTCATGGCTCTGCTGCTGAACACCAAGCAACACCCGTAACTTCAGAAACTGATAAGGGCATTACGCACTTCTTAAACGATGAAAAGAAAACGCCCTGTTCAGGAAACTTGCAAAATTGGATACAATACAGGCAACTGTTCAATGAGCCAGACCATTGCAACTGGCGCAAAGAAGCCTTGAACTAATGTGAGGACATTATGGTTGGATTCATAATGGGAATTAGTGTGGCATTGCTAGCGTGTATTCTTTTCATGGTTGTGTTGATTGCCAGAAGCATCAGTAGGCAAGAAAATGAATTAGAAGAAAGAAAGCGTAATCTTCAGAAGAAGCTAGACGCTATCTACCCACCCGGCTATCTTCCGGGTATTGACCCAGAGCCAAAGCCACCGAAGCTACGAAAACTTGATACATGGTGAGTAAATCCCATAACAGAAACCTTAAAGATACTTTACAGAAACCTTAAGCAGCCGTAATTGGCTGCTTTCTCATTTATGACTATAATGTGCCCCATCGAAAGAGAACAAAAGAGAGGTTTCAAAATGATGATTTTCTGTTTAGCGCTTGTTGTGTTTGGCGTTATTGTTAATGCTGGCTGTGAAATTTATCAAGGACACAAGCGTATTAAAGATACACTGAAAGAAATTCATGACGAGTGGCAACGTACAACTGTTCCGAAGGTAAAAGCTGCTGGCGAAAAGGTTTCTGCTAAACATTGGGCAAAGATTGAAAAGCGCCATGCGCCAGAGCCTAAGAAAGTTCACAAGATTACGCTTAAGGTTCGTTTTCCAAAGGATACTAAGAAAGCAGAGCCAGTTAAAGAGCCGAAAGACTTCACTTCTAAAACCATGCGTAAGGGACAAGCGGAAGTCATCGCTAGAAACATCAAAGCTAACTATAAAACCATTCGCGGTCAGGCTAAACCCGCCAAGAAAAAGCAATCAATCCATGAGAAAATTGCTGCGGAAGAACTGATTCAAAAGAAACTGATGAAACTCTTTCGTGAAGGCATGCCAAAGAACCAGTTCCAGCTTTACAAAGAACAATCAGAAAAACGTTTGCTTAATCTTAAACAACAAATGAAAGGAGCTTAATAATGAAGGAAGCCTATCACAAACTTGCTATAGATGTGGTGCTAAATCTGAAAACCGACATTGCGAGAGAAAATCTACAGAATGTTGTCAATGCTTTGAAGTATGGCGAGTGGAAGGAGGTTGGCGAGTATTACATCATAGAGGATTACAAGGGTGTAAGATATGCCATTGATTTTGCTGATAATGAAATCTTTTGTTATGTAAAACCGTACTTAACTGTTGTCTTCACTAGCAAAGGCGGAATTGATTTGATGGCGGACAGAGCTATACGGTGGGATTATCTTGACCGTACAGAAGCCGCCATCAATAGCAGAGATGCTCTTGAGATTGAAATTACTAAGAAAATTGTTAATAGCATTTTAGCTTTAGCCACTGAAGAAAAAGGAGATTAGGAATGAAACAAGAGGATTACAAATTCGCCGCAGACATAGTGCTAACTCTTAAGACTAATATAGTGAAAGAAAATCTAATAAAGGTTATTAGGGCGCTGAAGTATGGCGAGTGGGTGAAGTCTGGCAATCATTGTGTTGCGAATGATTATAAGGGTTTAAGAATTTCTATTGATACTGCCAAGAACAAAATCATTTGCTATACAGATTTCTTGCCTTTTGTTTTTGATGATAAAGGCAAAGTCAATGTAATGACAGATTGGCGGGGATGGTTAGATAGACCCGTAAGGGAATATGTTGAATCCATAGAAGAAGATTTCAATAGCAGAGACGCTCTTGAAGTTGAAAACACTAGTAAACTTGTCAGCGAGCTCTTAGCCGTAGCCGCTGAAAAGAAAGATTGTAAAACGAAAGAAGTGGACTACAAACTTGCTGTAGATATGTTGCCAGACTTGAAAACTGACCTTATAAAAGGAACTCTAGCTAAGGTTCTTGGTGCTTTGAAGTCTAACAAGCCTAGTAAGTCCAGCAAGTTTAGCAGGTGGGACAAGTGGGATTCACATCTTTCAACCGAATATGACTACACATCCATTTTTATTGATGTGGACTTTAAGTACATCAGTGTGATTGTAGTGGAAGACGAGTTATCCCTAAACATTCATAATGATGGCGAAGTTGAAGTTGAATGGCTCCAAAATGATTCTATTTGGAAAGCGTTTGCAAAGCATTTAGAAGACTTCTTCAATAGCAGAGATGCTCTTGAAGTTGAGAATACTGGTAAACTTGTTAATAAAATCTTAGACGTGGCAGGTGTTATATGGCTTACTTTGTGAAATTCCCCCCAATCGAACAATATAGAAATGTTGTTGTAAACATTCAGAAGAAAGCGCGGTTTATTGGCGCGGATGAAGATGGCAAGCCCATCTTTGACCTTTCTAAACAATCGCCAACCATTACTTTCAAAGGAACAGTAAAGCTACATGGCACAAACGCTGCCATCATTTACAACAAAGCCCTTGATTACTACAGAGCGCAATCCAGAGACCGTTTGCTGTCATTGGAATCAGATAATGCTGGCTTCTGCATGTTCGCAGAACAAAAGCGTGAACAGTTCATTCAAATCTTTGAAGAACTTAGAATTGCCAACAACATTCCCGACAATCATTTTATTGTCATTTATGGCGAATGGTGCGGCGGAAACATTCAATCTAAGGTAGCGCTTAATAAACTGCCTAAAATGTTTGTTGCCTTTGACATTTTCACGTTCCATTCGGAAGAAGATAAAGTTAGGGAATCAGCAGTAAACCTTCTGGAAGATGGCAAATGGCTTACTTCAGACCAGAACCTGAAGCTAGTCAAAGAAGCAGAACATCAGATTTATCCAATCACAAACTTCCAAACATTTGAAATTACTATTGATTTCAATGAACCAGAACTTGTTCTTCACGAACTGCAAGAACTTACTGAAAAGGTTGAACAAGAATGTCCTGTAGCTAAAGCATTCGGTGTTTCTGGGATTGGTGAAGGAATCGTTTGGTCATTCTTGGATGAAAACCATAAGGATTACTACAGGTTCAAAGTAAAAGGCGAAAAACATCAATCTTCTAAAGTGAAGAAACTGGTTTCATCTGGCGTAGAAAAACTTGCTGATATTCAGAAATTCGCTGATTACGCAGTAACAGAATCTCGCCTTTTTCAAGGGCTAGAACATTTGCGTATGAACAACTTCCAGCTTAATCAGAAGTCAACTGGTGAATACATTAAATGGATTCAACAGGATGTGTTGAAAGAAGAACTGGATACGATTGTTGAGAATGGCTTTAATATGAAGGCTGTAAACACAGCAATAGCTGTTAAGGCTAGAACTTGGTTCTTCCAGCATGGCATTGCTGAGTAGTAATTGAAAACTCTAATAATGGCGCTTAGTATAGCGCCATTCTCATATAAACCCAAACAGGAGCAGAAAATGAAAGTAAAAATTCAGAACAAAATCATAAACATTGAGCCCAAGTGGAATAAACCCTATAAATGGCTTGCTGTTGACCCAGATGGTTTAATCTCACTTTTCACAGATAAGCCAACATTCTACGCCAATGAATGGTTAGAATCAAATGAAGTGTTGGATAAAATGGAAGTAGTTGGTAGGGCGTTCTATGGCAAAGTTGCTAACGCTGAACAAATGGTTTACCGCTTGGAAAACATCAAAGTGTCAGAAGAACTTAAATCTAAACCTCATCAATCTTTCCACGAGGCATTTGAAGAAATGCTGCAAAATGCACCAGCTAAACAAAAGCCGGAAATGACGCCTAAAGAAGCCTACGATGCAGCAGATTCACTTCCCAACGATACGATTGATAAACTCACTAGTGAATTATTTAGAAAAGCATTTAATAAACGCATTATGAAACACGCAACATTCTTGCGTCTTGATAATGGCTTTATTCTTTTGGTGTCTAAAGAATGGTTGAACAAATTCACTTATCTCACATTTGATGACAAACATCAAATCATGCGGCTGCATGTTCAAGAACCAACTCGTTTGGATAATGGTGTTTGGCATGCGGATGGAGAACAATTCGCTGTTAAACTTGATTGTAAGCCACGTGAGGTGATGTTTTACACAGACACTCTGTGTAGGATTGAGGACTTGATTAACAAGTCCAAAAACTATCGTATTGTGGAATTGAAAGGAGCAGGTAAGCCGTTATTAGCTTCCGTTCCAGTACATTTGATTCGCGAAGGCTATGAATGGATTTCGTTGAATAAAGATGGAGGCATACTTGCCCACAAAGAAAAACCCTATACTGCTATGTCTGTATGTTGGGTTTCATCTGGCTCAAAACTCATTAACACGGCGTTTCCGTTAGACAAAGAAACAACCGAAGAATGGAAGTCATACATTGCTAAAATTAGTGATTGCGAAGTTATTCAGCATGAAACTATTGATTTAGTAAAAGACATATCAGACACGTTGATTGACTTTCAACAAAAACTTATTACGGAAAAGGACAAGTCGCTTGAAGAGAGCTTCATTAGAGATGCGATATATTGGCTTTCGCGTAAGGACATTGAGATTCGCCATAACGTCGGGATTATCTATATCAAAGATAAAAGCCAAAACAAAGACATCATTAAGATTTTCAATAATGTAAAAGTTGTTGAATTTCATTCTGATAAAGGCCTTTTGGCGCTTAGGGTGTTTGATGATAACCTCTATTCGTTCTTTTCGTCTGATGACCTTAAAGAAGTTAGCAAAGACCAATTTGTCAAGGTTCAAGACTACAATGAAGTTACCAAAAAGTTTGTAGAATTTTTGGTTAGCTTTGGCAAAGAAAAAGGTGAATAAGATGGTAAAGCAATCTAAAGCAATCATTTATCATGGCAAAGAGTTTCTTGTGCCTGAACGCTTCTTCATTGACTATAAAGAATCTATTGTCTTTACAGCGGGACATTGTGAAGTCTTTGTTAAATCACAGCCTCAATTTGAATATGAAGAAGGTGAAACTTATGCTATCGGGCTTTTGTCTAATCTGCGGACAGAGACGCGCCTCAATCTTCAGAGTATGACCCGCAGGCTTAATGCTTTGCCAGTTAAAGACCAAGACGATGAGGATTTTAGCTATTTCACAACAAGAGAATTTGGCAAAGCGCCTGTCGAAGAAGATGAGGTCGTAGCGTTGAAAATTTATAACGATGTAATCATTCTTCCTCAAAATGCAATTGGTAACTTCTACTTCATTACGTTTGACGAAGACCACACTATTCGTCTGCATAAATCCAAACCGTTCTACACAAATGGGCGATGGGATAGTACAGCCATTCAATTAAGATGGGGCAAGTTGAAAAGCACGTTGTCAGACGTATCATTGCTAGTTAGCACAGCGCATAATATCAATTTCCTTGTTGATGAAGCCAAACTCATTGGCATTGAGTATAAATCACCAAAACTTGTACATTACGACCATCGTATTGGACTGCTTGACCGTAATGTAATTCAGATGTATAAGAAAGGCAAGAAAGTCAAAAGTGGCGGGAAAGCTGATGAGGATGAAAAAATCTACAGCTAACGAAATCATGGTGAAATTTGATGAGTTGTTTGCATCAGCGGGCAAGCTATTTGAAGAAGTGTCTAAGTTCTTTAGACCATCTAAATGAAACCTTTGTAATTGAACCATCCCAAAATGGCGGGGAAAAATCCGTGGGGCGTCACCCCGGTGCTGATCGGGGGCCGTGGCGGGGCTCTCGCTTCGGTCCCATAATCAGCAATACTTTGTTGGTGAATATTACTTTGCTGAAATCTTTGATAGCATCGTTACAGTAAGTCATGATGGCAATGCTGTGCTAAAAGCAACTCCTGATGTAAGCATCATTCTTGGTTCTGTTGATGTTACGCCAGATGAATTAGAGAACAGAGAACTGCTTTTCCGTCGCCTAAACACATTGCCAGTTAAAGACCGAGAAGAAGACGCCTTCGCTAAGTTTGAAACGAGTTACATTAGAGCCGATGCTAAAGCAGAACCAACTTTTATAGATTCTGAAGTCATCTTGTTACCAGTTTCAGACGATTACATCATTGAGCTTGATTTAGCACTATTGGCTAAATTCAACTACCTCACAATTGACAATACGGAAGACCAAGCTGTACGTTTGCATAAAGGCTTACCAGCTTTTGATGGTGCTAGATGGGATAGCTTTACGGAGCAGTTGAAAGTAGAGAATTTAGATGGCACTTTCAAAGGTGAGACCACCAAATCTTACTCGTTTGAATCTCTTATCAGAAAAGCTAAAAAGCAAGTAATTGTACAAAAACGGGATTGCGGAATGTTTTACATGGGACGTCCTGTTAAGGATTTCCTGACGGTTACGCAGCGCTATGGTTACAAAGCAGACAGTAAAGATAAAGTAACCGCAAAAGATGTTTTTGATGCGTTTGAGCGCATTAAAGCCAAAGAAGGGCTTATTTACACCATCATTAAATCTGTTATTGATGCTTTCTGCCGTGATGAAAAATTGCTTGTGGCCGAAGTTGAGGATGAGGGCAATGGCTATAGAGTAATCACATGGAACTTGAATACAGATAATTCTGGTGATGTTGAAATTCGTTATGAGAACTTTGAAGATTATGTAACAGACACATCTTGGATTGAACTTACGTTCTGGTTAAATGCGTTATGTGTCAGTTTCAAAATTCTTGAGAATGATTCAAAAGTAGAAGGCGCAATAGGCAACACAGAAACATTTGTACCAATGCTTGCCTTTGATTCAAACCAACTCCATCAGGATTACAAAGACTTCGCGCTTTTTGTAGCGAAAGCCTTGCCTAAAATTGCTGGATTAAACGATTAAAAGGAGAACTTAAAATGTTTATTCAAATCATCATTCTTGTTGCTTTATTCATTCTTGGCGGTGTCATTGGCTACTATGCAGGGATGAAACTATGATTCAGTTGCTAATGGCTTTTATCCTTTTTATCATAGGGCTTTATCTTTATCAAAGCGAATCAGAACTGGTCGATAAGATTGACAGAGAAACAGGCGAACATTATCAGGATGTCGTTTCAACGTTTACAGGAAACTTAGGCTGGTTTATGGCAATCTTCGCTTTTCTTTATATGGCGGCTAAAGCCTTAAGCTGGATGTTGTAAAAAATGGATGAAAATCAAGACCTTACTAAACTTTCAGACCAAGAACTGTTAGCTTTATACGACGAACTTTCTGTAAAGGTAAAGCTCTACGACCAATACCAGTACGCCATGAAGATTCTTATCAACTCGCTTTATGGCGCACTGGGAACGAACACATTCCGCTATTACAAGCTGGATATGGCAGAAGCAATAACGCTTACAGGGCAGTTAATGGCTATGTACATTGGCGACAAAGTAAACGCTTTCCTATCCAAATTAACCAATGCCCAAAAAGACTTCATCATTGCTGGTGATACGGATTCTGTAACTGGCGAAACCATGATAAGAACAGAAGAAGGCGCTATTTCAATAGAAGAAATCTTCGTTCAAGCTGTTAGGAAGCTGGAAGAAAATGGCGAGAAAATCGTAGTAACCAAGAATGGCGCTGAAGTTATTCCGGTTGATTTTCTGAAAGCGCTTACCATTCATGACAACAAACTTGCCTACAAGCCAGTCAAATACGTCATGCGCCATGAAGTTAATAAGCCCTTATACGAGGTTAAAACCAAAAGCGGTAATGAAGTAACTGTTACCGAAGACCATTCACTCATGATGAGTAAGAATGGCATGCTTCAGAAAGCAACTGTTCATGAATTACAATGTGGCGGTGAATTGGTTGAAGTTGTTTAGCTTCTTAACTAAAATCCACTCAAAAGCCCTTCAACTTCTAATTGAGGTTGAAGGGCTTCTTAATATGCCCCTAGAACCGCCTGAATGGCTTTCTAAGGCGATAAAACTCTTACCTAGTAGGGTACCATTCGGATTTTAGACAAAATTAACAATTTCAATAAAATCAATGACTTACTTATATTAGCAAGTTCTAATATAAGGGCTTAAAACGCGATTTAGAAGCCCTGTTTTAATGGCTTTCGATGGGCTAGACGCTACAGTAGTGATTTTGCCAAAATGGCAGAAAATGTGGCGAATAAGTCCTAGGGAAAAGTCATAAGAATGGCTCAACCAAGCCATTCTTTATTCCAAGACGAATTAGTAACTACTCATCAATTCCAAGCGCTTTCATTATCTTATCCAGCTTGGCATCAAGTTCGTTAAGCCTCTTTTCGTTCTCAACAATCTTCTTCTGCTGGGCGATTGCGTTCAACCGTTTCTGATAATCATCAGTAGAAGTGTTAATGACAGCGCCATGGCTCTTGATGTAAGGTGTTCCCTTGATTTTATACCGCCCATCTGGCGGTTCAGGATTGAGTATGGAATCTTGGATTTCGATTTGTTCATTTGACATGAGAAAAAGCTCTTGTAAGCTAGGAAATATATCTTATTGTGGCATAAAGAGGTATCCAAATTTTGTATTACCTAACTAAACTACTACTGGCTGCTGCTTTAAGCGTTGCGCCCATGAATAGCAGCCAAACAAAACAAGTTACAACACATTCTGTTGTTCTCAATAAACAAGAACACAAATGCCTTACTGAAGCTGTTTATTACGAAGCCCGCAATGATACAGAACAAGGACAACAAGCTGTAGCTGATGTTGTCTTAAACCGTGTAGAACATAAAGCCTATCCAAATTCTGTATGTAAGGTTGTCTATCAGAAAGGGCAATTCTCATGGTCAAAGAACAAGCCCGCCGTAAAAGAAAAAGCAGCATGGGAGAAAGCCAAAAAACTGGCTGAAAGAAAATTAAAGAGGCAATATGCCCTAGTAAGAGAAGACGTTACATCAGGCGCAACGCATTTCCAAAAGTCGGAAAAAGGCTGGAAGGGAACAGTTAAAATTGGCAAGATTGGTAAGCATCACACATTCTTTAGACTAGTAAAATGAAGAAAGCCCTCATTCAAGAGGGCTTAAACTTCTGATATTACTTACAAACTTCTGTTCATCACTCTGTTCATAGCAACTGTAGCAGCAATGTTGCCCAAGAAGTAAACATTATTATCAACAACTTTAGGCGCAGCTTTATCATTTCCGCCACCAGTAACATTATTGTTGGTAACATTATTGTTGTTAATGATAACTGGCGTTTTACTGGCTTCAGCTTGAGTTTTAGTAGCAACAATAGACATAGTTTTCATAACGCCACTATTGATGCTTTGCTGTGTATTCACTTCGGGCACAGCAGGTTTACCAGTAATAGCTGCTGTAATTTCAGCTTCAGAAATCGGGTGGCTCATTCTATCAACGTAAGCCTTGCGCAATTTGGCTTTCTTCTGTTCGCCAAGTTGACCAGCTTGCTCTTGTAAAGCCGCTATAATGGAATCTTGATATTCACGAGTATCCAGAATAGCACGTTGACTAGCGGCGGAATATTCGTTTTGGTCGGTAAAAGTATTGTACTTAGCGCCGCCTAAAAGCCATCCAAGCCCTTCTGTAATACTGCCAGAAGTTCTAAGTCTGGCGTTGTTTAAGCCCTGAAAGCGGAATATTTCCTTGTTGGCAATACTTAATTTTTCGCTAGCTTTACCAGAACCAGAATACTTCTTACCGGCAAATGCTTCATACTCTTTTTCCAATTTACCGTAAGCAGCACCTTGGCCAACATCGCCTTTTCTGGCTGCTTCTTCCATGAATTTCATGGCTTCTTCTGCGCTTTTGCCCATTCTAAGCATCATGTCAACGCCACGAGCTTCCATGCGGCTTAAATTATCGCCATAAATTCCATAGGTAAGTTTGGCATTCTGGTTCTCATAACCGCCTGTAGTTTTCATGAACATTCCGCTATCAGCAGCTTTTTGGAAGGTTAAAGCCATGTTTTCGCCTTCCACTCTGGCTTGATTAGCTATTGCTTCTTCGACTTGTTCTTTAGACATGTTTTTGAAGACGCCAAGTTCATTAGCAGCAGTAACAGTCATAGAACTTGTGAAGTCTCTAACGCCAGCTAGAGTAGTAAAGGCTTTCTTCGCTTCTTCAGTTTCAGCATCAATCTGTTGGGCTTCATCAGTATCATTGAACGCTTTTGCAAACTGTTCGCGAAGTTCTTTCTGCTCTTTGGTTTGCTGTTTTTGAAGTTTCTTGGATTCATCTTGCGAAGCCAGTTGTTCTCGCATCAGCTTATCGCGATTAGCATCAGCTTCTCTGTTGCGTTGATACTCTTTTCTGGCTAAATCTTCTTGACGTTGGGCGATTCTATCCCTTTGAGTATTGCCCTGATTGATAGCCTCAAGTTGTTTCTCTTGAATGGCGTTATTCTTCTCAAGATGCGCTTTATAAGCCTCTTCAGCAGATTTGTCAATGGTGTTGTCTTTATCATCCCAGCCTAAAGCTCTGCCTAAAGCGCTGTTTCTAATCCAGTTAATCGTATCAGCAACCCATTTGAACAATCCACCAATCAAATCAACAATGCCAGTTAGCACATCCCAAATCATTCCAACAACTGTAAGGACAACTTTGAAGATTTTTTCAATAACAGACCAGATAACGGAAAGAATTGAAACAATCATGTTGAAAATGGGCTTGAGAATAATGAGAATAGCCTTGATAATCTCACTTACAGCATCCATCAATGATTGGAAAGCTGTTTTAAGCGTACTCATAAACTCTTTGAATTTTTCCCCAGCAAGTTGGAAGTATTCACCAAAAGACTTCCACATCTCTTGGAATTTCTCTTTGATTTTATCCGTACTACTAAAGGCTTCTTTAATGGCATTGTAAATGTTCTTGCCAATGTCCCAAACACCAACAATAAGGGATTTAATCACGCCAAACAAAGAGACAATGCCGTCTTTAATGGCTTTAAGCCCTTTAACAATATCATCCCACGAAATGTTCTTGAGCCATTCCCATCCTCTATTAAACAAGTCCTTTATGTAATCCCAGCTTTTCTTGAAGCCTTCTTTAACGTTTTCCCAGAACACAACAGCTTTTTGCCCAAGTGATTTCGGTGGCGTGCCATTTACGCCATTGCCGGGATTATCCGCACCAGAAACCATATCGGTTTTACCAATGCCCAAGAAGTTTTTGATGGAATCCGTAATGCCTTCTTTCGTATCAGTAAACCATTTGACAATATCATCCATCTTGGTAGCAATGTAAGACAATCCAGCTAACCCTGACATGCCTAACAACGCTTTTAATCTTCTTGGCTTCAATTTGGGAATGGGCATGCCAAGTTTTTTAGCAATGAAATCAAGGGATTTGTTGCCAACTAATCTAAGTTCATTACCAATCTTGGTGAAGTTCACGCCAGTTGTAAGAACAGCTTTAATGCCATCCCATACTCGTGAGAATAATGAAGGCTCTGTATTGTTGCTAATCTTGGTAAGTTCAGCTACAACGCCGCTATCTTGCCCTTGTTGAATGCCAGCAGTATTCTGTGCAACAGCCTGAAGTTGTTGGGCAATGTCTTCAACGCCATTTACATCAACATTTTTATTAGCTTCAGTATTCTTGGCATGGGCTAACACTTGTTCAAGCCCTTTTACAGAGCCAGATACACCCGTTACAGCGCCTTTAACATCGCCTACAGCATTACTAAGAACAGTAATACCAGAAGAAGAAGCCAGTACATCAACTTTCTGAACACCACGGGATTTAGCAATAGCGCCTGCTGCTCTTACGCCACCAGAACCCATCAAATCATCAGAGTGATAACTTATTCTAGCACCAGCCCCCATTCTACGGTACTTGTTACCGCGAATAAGTGTTCCCATATCCGCTTCCATATAGGCTTGTTTCTTAGCATTAGGCATTGCGGCTTCTTCAGCTTTCTTAACACCTTCTTTGTTGAGACCTCTACGACGGGCTTCACTTCCAGAAATCTTGACTTTTCTCTTAGCTCTTTTCTCAAGTTCTTTTTCCGGGTCATGTTGCCATTTGGGCTTTGAACCAGTCATAATATCGCCAAGAGCAGCAAATGACTTGCCCAACTTGTTGTTGCCAGTCATGAATGAAGCAGTTCTTTTCAACGGGTCAGTAACGCCCCAGTTGAAATTGCTAACCAGTTTTGCAAGTCCGCCTTTGCCTTCATTAGAATAATCAAGGTTCATTTTGGAATAGCGAACAGCGTCAACAGCATTTGTTGCTTTTTTCTTAATAGCGCCACCAACTTTAGTAGCAGCGTTTTTAACACTTGATGTAATCTTGCCACCAATAATTTTGCCACTTGTGTTTACGCCTTTGCCAAGAAGTGTAGTATTGATAACATTTCTAATGCCAGCAATACCGCTGCCTTCTATGCCGTAGTTCTGTTTGGTTCTTTTGCCAGTATTCTTGACGTATTCAGCAGCGGCTTTTGAAGCCGCTAATGTTTTAACCGCAGCTTCCCTTCTTTTAACACGGGAAGCAACTTTATTCTTGGCTTTTTCTTCGGATTTGCGGCGTCTTTCTTCTTGGCGGCGATACTTGTCAATGACCGCATTAACATCTTGACCTAAAGCCAAAGCTCTGTTAATTTCGGCGTTACGCTTCATATCTCGCTGATTGGCTTTCTCGGTTTCCCTTGTTCTAATGTCGGCGTTACGTTCATTAACAATATCAGCAAGACCAGTTGCACCAGCTTCCGCTAGGGATTTAGCGGTTAAACCAAGCCCTCCAGCAATACTGGTTACACCGCGCTTAACAACGCCTTTAGCAGCCTTAGCAGCAAGTTGTCTGGCTGCTACTAGTCCAATGAAGGGAAGCATAGAAGAAAATCCTTATAAAAACAACGTCAAGAAAAAAGGTTGCCTTTATTTAAGGGCGTTCATAAGGGCTTTCCTTTAGAATCCGCCAAGTTTAATGCCAAGCAAAAGGTGAGAATTATGTTTACAAATCAACAGGTTGTAGATAAATTAGTATGGCTTACTTCTAAGTATCTGTATGAGAAAGAGTTTTTCATACCAGAATTCGAGAAAAGAGCTATTGAAGACCAAGATAAGTTCCATTTAGCTTGTCTTACTGATGCCCGTTTAATGCGTCTTCTAAACGCTATGTGTAATTCCTATCCGCATAAGCTGTATAACTTATCAGGGCTAATGCTTGATGTTGTAACCGAGGAAAACATTTTAGCTTACCCAGTAACCCACTTGAGAGAAGTCTGGCTTGAAACATGGCGTGATGTTTTTAACGATTTCTTCAATGAAACCAATGATATAACAGATTTTGAAGGCATTATTCCTGAAATCGCACCGTGGGATAAAGCCTTGAATTTAATGAAATTTATCTTAAAGTACGATTTCAAAGACGTTGTAGGTTATGAGTATGGCGGCTCATTCTTCCATGTTCAGGATTATTACAACACCGTACAAGAGAACATCAATGGCTACGTCAAATCCAGAAGAAACAAGATTATCAAGGTTCTGGATGAACTGAATGAACGAAAGATTAAAGAAGAAATCGTCAAAGAACTTCCAGTTCAAGAAAGACAAGTTAAACCTCTACCCAAGCCCCAATTAACTTACCAATCAATCCCTTACACAAAGAATCGTGAGTACATTGATTTCTTCAAGACATTGCCTTATGATTCTGATGAAGTAACAACCCATCTGCTTAAGTACGGCACATTGCGCTATCTTGGCGTGCCAAAAGAACTAGAAGATTTTTGCAGAGTGAAGTATGGCTTCTATACAAGAAACGGCAAGAAGTTTGCCATGCTGCCAAAAGACTTCCAACCAAAATTCGTTCCTGACCTTATAACCCACAACAAAGAAATCAATGAACTTGCCAAGTATAGTTCTTACAATAGAAATGCCTTTGATGACTGGGCTGATGAAGGTGGAAACACAATAGATTAACGTTTAACAAGAAAGGAGAACCTACATAATGGCTAACGACCAAGAACAAGAAAAGAAAAAAGAAATCATGGCTTTACAAACTGATGATGAAGTCCATGTTTTAGCTGGATTTCTGCATAGCGATGATTTCATTAAAGAAACCATTAGATACTTCAAGCCCAATTTTTTTGAAGTTAATCAAGCAGATAAAGCCTTTACTATCATTAAAGACTACTTCAACAAGTATCAATCAAGAATCCCTTTAGAAACCCTTACAAGGGAAATGCACAAGGGTAATATGTCTAACTTGAATGAAGAAGCTCTGGATTTAATAGCCGCTGTAGATTTCAAGCCAGATGAAGAATGGCTTAATGAAAAAGCAGAAGACTTTTGCCGCCGAAGAATGCAAAAAGTAGCTGTTCACAAACTTGTTAATTACATGCAGGAAGGCTTTCCTAAGAACGAAAGTATTGAAAGTGTTACTAGGGAACTGGAAGCTGCAAACATCTTCAAGTTCCAAAAACAGGAAATTCTGTCGCTTTATCGCAACAAGGAAAAGAACTATGAAATGCTTACTGACACCGAACTCAAAGTGCCAACAGGCTATCATTTCATGGATAGCATTACATCAGGCGGTGTTGCACCCGGCTCTTTGTGTGGCTTTGCAGCAGCATCAGGTGGCGGTAAAACATTGGCTATGTGCTCACTAGCAATGAATTATTCCAAAATGGGTAAGAAAGTTCTTCTTTGGTCATTAGAACTTCAGCCATCATTGGTTATGAACAGGTTGCATTCAAACATTCTTAGAACCCCAGTTTCCCAGTTTGAAAACGTTTCTAAAGACGCTTATATGGAAGCCATTAAAACCCTAGAACAAAAGGGCTATGGGGAAATTTCAGTGGTTTCTGAAAACCTGTCAAAGTGCAATATTGTGGACTTAAGAACATTGGTAGAAACTTATCAAGTTCAAAACAACTTCACGCCAGATGTCATTATTGTTGATTACATGGGGCTAATGAAGCCTGTTGTTCCTTACCAGAAAACCTATGAAGCCATGAAAGCCATTTCTGAAGACCTTAAGAACTTCGCAAGAGATTTGAATGTAGTGGTTTGGACTGGTGTTCAAATGAACAGAAGTGCAGCAAGTGATGGTGATGGCGCTGATGTTTCTGATGTTGCTACTTCAATAGACATGGTAAACACTTTTGATTTCCTTATGTTCTTCTACGCTGATGAAGATGACCCGAAAAAGCGCAAGTTCAAACTATTCAAGAACCGCTTTGGCGAGAAAGAAAACGTACTTGGCAAGTTCGGCATTAGCATGGAATATCAGGAAATCTTTGACTTGCAACCTGATAAAGAGCCTGATGTGGGGCTTACTACAAAGCTAGAACAGAAGACATTTTCCGATATTAAGAAAGAAACTTCAGAGAAAACAAAGGCTTTTCTGAAAAAGAAAGACGAACAGTTCATTGATATTGAAGACGAAGCTGATGTTTTTGAAGATAAGCCAAAAGTGCCAGCTAAAGAAGAAATTGGTGGCATTCTCATTAAACCTAAACGCGGCGAAGATGATGGCAAGGCTAAATTTAAAGTTGTCACTTAGTAATGGCATAGCCCGCTTCTAAATCTTACAATAGCTCCTGTTAAACAACCTAACAGGAGCTTTCTTATGTCTAAGATTTACTACGAACTTTTCTATGAAGAAGTGTCAGAATCAACCTTCAATAAATTCTATGAAGTCTGTAAAACTTTGGATTGGTCTAAATGCAAAGACCTGAGTCAAGAACCCAGAAAGCCTAATGAAGAACTTGGCGCTTTGCTTCTGGATTACATTTACAAGAATCATAAGAAGATAAAGTTCTTTAGCGTTGATTGCGCATCATTTAACGACACTTTCTTCCTTAATTCTGTTGGAATTCAGATGCTACCACATTCAATGGTTAAAATCATTAACGGCAATAGTTTTCCTTGTGGGCTTCATGAAGAACATTACAAACTTAGTGAACATTCTAAAATTATCAAAGCCATTCAAGGAAACATTGGCAATGATTTGCGTGGCAAAATCTGGGCAGACCAATCCCCGTTAAGAAAAGCGCAAGCCGTTATTATCAAACAAGAATACGACAAGTTTCAGGCTTCAGGGCTTGTTGAACGGGGATTTACGTTTAATATTCAATATAGCCTGAATGGAGAGTTTTCAGTGTCTATTCAGAATTACTATGTTGAACTTGAAGCGAAACTCGGGCTTTCCCAAGAAGATTATCCTACTTACTGTGCAAAGGAGGTACATTATGCACTTCAATTTGATTGAGTTCCAGCAAGACTTAATCCTCCAAGACTGGCATTGGAAGTACATTCATTCCATAAATGGCAAGCCAGCTATGATTAGCCGTTCAGACAAGTATTCGTCTTCTTACATGGTCTTTGACAATGACAAGCCAGACCAGCCAACACTTAAATGGTTTACTGAAGCTGAAAACTTCTATATCATTAGGGATTCATTCAATAAGGATAAAGACAAAGCCCTGTCTGTATGGCTTAACGAGTTCTGGGAAACATTAAACAATGATGTTCTCAATGGATTAACAGCACTTGGCTATGAACTTGTAGGCATTGGTGAACATTTCAAAACCATGGGGAATGATGTCTGCATTCCGTTCCATCTTAAATTCCACAAGGAGAAGTATGGCTTATGAAAATTGCAATCCTTAACGATACACATTTTGGCTGTAGAAAAGACGCCAATTTCTTCCAGCAGAAGCAATTAGAATGGCTTTCTAATCAGTTCATTCCAGCAATTAAAGAGCATAATGTTAAACGAATCATTCACTTAGGCGATGTTTTTGATAACCGTGTAAACGTGAACATTCATACATTATCAGTATTCAAAGAAGCCTTCTTCGATGAAATTCTGAATAGATTAAACATTTATTTGGACATTATTCTTGGCAATCATGACTGCTTCTACAAGAACATGACGCATTGCTCTATTCCAGAAATCCTGCAATCATCCTATGAAAACCTGTCTGTTTACACTGACGAATGGCTTATTGACATTCACCAAGAAACTATTGATGGCATGCCCTTTATCTTCATTCCATGGATTTCAAACCAAGAACAATGGGCTATGATTGAACAAGCGCTGGAACGTATTCCTTTGAAAGAAGCGCAGCAAACAACTGTTCTGGGGCATTTCCAGTTCATAGGCTGTGAAATGGGCAAGTTCGGGGTTTGTGAACATGGCACGCCACTTCAGCCATTCCGTAAGTTCAAAAAAGTAATATCTGGGCATTTCCACAATCCATCAGAAAATGGCAATGTTTGGTATCCCGGCAATCCTTTCTTCACTTCATGGAATGATTATGGCGATGAAAAAGGCTTCTTGATTCTGGATACCGACACACAAGAATACCAGAAAATCGTAACAACTGATAAGGTTTATCATATTGTTGATTACAACAAAAACATCAGCAATGAGTACAAGAACCAAGTCCTGAAGGTTTACATTAGCCAAAACGAAATTAAAACTGCTACAGCTAAACAGCAATTTGCTAACTTCATCGAAGCATTGTATCAGAAGGGCAACATTGTTGAAATTGAATATCAAGATGAAGCCCCTGAATCGGTAAACACTCTGGCTGATTACAAACACCAGAAAGAAGTTTCCTCATTAGAATTTGTCAAAGAAGTTATTGATGAATCTTCCCTAGAACACAAGACCGAAGTTTTTGAATACATGAAAACATTATCAGCACAAACAAATGGAGAACAAGAATGAAACTAGCTAAAACAGACCGTTACCGCCCTTTTATCATTGATTTCTTTGGCTTGCCAATCACAGTAAATGATTCATTCAAGTCATGGGCTAATCATATCGCCGCATCAAAACCAGACCCGGAATCTGGTGTATCTGATGTTTTCATTTATGAAATCTATCCAGAAGCAACAGCAACAGGCTGGAAACATGTTCACGGTGGCTTTGCTATTGTTGGCGAAGTAGATTTAGAAGGATTCCCATGGCATGAAGCCATTTTACCTGTAAAAGAAATGGGCGAAAGTGGCGAGATGGGAATATCAGGATTGGAACTAACAGTTTAAAAGAAGTAAAAGAAAAGCCGCCATATTTCAGGCGGCTTTCTTATATGTGGTTTACGTATTAAACAACAGGGCGACCAGCACCACGACCATTACCAAGACGCTGGAAGTTAGTGCCATTGTTCACAGGCATAAAGTAGTTCACAGCGAAAGTAACAGGGAAACGGGCAATCTGGTTGTTGTTTTCATAAGAAAGCGCAATTTCACCAACACTTGAAGGGAAGATTTGGCGCATTTCATAAGTACGCAGCAGGTTGCCTTCGCGGTCAAAGCATTCAACCATGCCGTTCAGGTAGTAAGTCAAAGGCTTACGATAGTTATTCAAAGCCAAGTTCGTTTCAAAGCCAAGAATGTTATCGTGCCAGTTTTCAAGGAAGGTACGAATACCAGCAACACCATTACTGCCAGAACCACCATCACCATCATCATAGACTTCAATAGTCCAGTCATCAAAGGTTTTATCACCAGCAAATTTGACTTCACGTCCAAAGTAGAAGGTGGAAGCAATACCGATAGTAGATTGTGGAAGCTGGGCGGAAACAGCTAGGAACTGGAATTGTTCTTTAGCGCGGGAGGCAAGTGATGGGTCAATGCCTTCCAAATCGCCAGTAAGGGTAACGCGGTAACGGTTAGGACGATAACCGCCATTCGCCATGTGGGCTATGTACGCTTGGGCATCAGCGGGATGTACTGCCATAATTAAGTTTTCTCCAATTAGCTAATTGTCAAAAGGTTTGGCTTTATTTTAATAATCTGATAAATAACAACAATTTAGCGCCCATTTGGCGTCCCATCAAAATTTAATAAGGAAAAACAATGAGTTACTCATATCTTATTGAAAACGCGCCAGATGCCCGCGTTACAGAAAGTTTAGAAGGCAAACAAGAAAAAGCCTATTACATTGAAGGCATCTTTGCTCAAGCTGATGTTCTAAATGGCAACAGAAGAATATATCCGCGTAAGGTTCTAACAGAAGCAATTAAGCCCCTGAATGAAATGATTGCCCATTCAAGACTTCTAGGCGAACTGGAACATCCGAAAGTCAATGCTTCTGATATTAACCCGGATAGAAGCTGTATCAAGATTCTTAGCTTGCATGAAGATGGTAATAACATCATGGGTAAAGCAAAAGTCATGAAAAGCCTGCCCTGTGGTGCTATTGTTTATGGTTTGTTATCAGAAGGTGTAACTGTTGGCGTTTCTACAAGAGGCTTTGGTGAAACAGAACTGCGTGAAGGTAAAACTTATGTGAAAGACCTAGTTCTAAAAACAGTTGATGTTGTCATGAATCCTTCAGCGCCAGATGCCTTTATGACTGCCATTATGGAAAGTAAAGAATGGGTTTTTGAAAACGGTGTTCTTATTGAACGCGAAAAAGAAATGAAGAAAATGATTAACGAAGAAGCTGGTAAGAAGTCAAAAGCAGACTATACGAGAATCTTCAGACAAATCATTGAATTGGCAACTAAAGCTAAATAAAGTCAAGAATTCTTAATTTATTGTCTGGACTATTAAACGATGGCAAGCTCAACTGCTTCTAATTATCTAAACACAAAACAAATGGACTTTCTTTTGAAAGGCACGGCTTGGACTGCACCAACTACCATTTACGTTGCGCTCTTTACAACTGTTCCAAACCTTGATGGCACTGGTGGGGTTGAAGTAAGTTCAACTGGCACTGCTTACAAGAGAATTGGCATTGCGCAAGGCACTGGCTGGACAAATGCTGTTGGCGCTAACCTTACCTATTCAAACGTTGATATTCTTTCTTTTGAAACGCCTACTGCAAACTGGGGAACTATTCGCGGCATTGGTTTGTTTGATGCTGAAACGGATGGCAACCTGCTCTATACAGGCTACTTGGTAACGCCGAAAACAGTAAGTGGCACGGATAACGCCCCGCGTATTCTTGCTAACCAGTTACGTATTAGCCGCGCTACCTGTTAATAATCACTTTACAGAAACGAAGAAGCCGCCTGAAATATGGCGGCTTTTCTTATATGGGGCTTTCTAGTGTTGTTTGAGCAGTGAAGTGGCAACAATCCAGCTTTTCACTTTAGCTGAACGAACAATGTCCTCAACGCCAAAATTATGAACAGAAAAGGCTTCTAGGTTAGAAGCAACAGAAACCAAGTGATTAAAACCGCTGCCTTCTTTTCCTACGCCACTATCCATTTGCAGGGCATCGCCAACAAAAATGACTTGAGTGTTTTCACCTGTTCTTGTATAAATTGTGTCAATTTCATGGAAAGTATAATTTTGGCATTCATCAACAATCACGATGGCATTGTCAAAAGTTAGCCCCCGCAAATAAGAAGAAGAAAGAAACTCAATCATTCCTTTCTTCTTTAACACTTCGTAGCCATCGCCGCGTTGCAGTAAATCATTCACAATGTTTATATAGGGCGTTTCAAATATAGCCATCTTTTCTTCTTCAGTGCCGGGCAAGAAACCAACATCTCTTGTTGCAACAGCAGACCTTATAATAATGATTTTCTCAACTTCCCTTTGCTTCAGTTTCCTTAGTGCGTAGCCTAGTGAAATGAATGTTTTGGCACTTCCTGCATACCCGTAACAAATCGAATCATAGCCTTCAATCAATGACCTGTAGAAAGATTTATGGTTGTCGGTTTTAAGGGTCAAGTGCTCATCGAAGTGATGGAAGATTGAATCTGAGGAAGAACCCGAATGATGACTTTTAGCCATAATGACAAATTGCCTTTACTAAAGTTAATGAAAGTATAAGCCTTTGAAAAGACTTCATATCACTATTTCGGGCATTTAAAAAGCCACCATGAAGGCGGCTTTTGTCTGTTTCAAAGGGCTTTACTTACATATCCACTTCGCTTCTAAAGCCAATGAATGATGGGAAGCGGGGCTTTTCCTTAACACCAACTTTCTGATAGCGGTATTTGATTGTTTTGCCAATCAATTCTTCTTTGTTATCCCAGAAGTATTGGCGCTGTTCATCAGTAAATCCAGTTCCCACTTCAAACTCAACGCCTTCAGTGTTCTTAACCAGAATAGAACCCATCGTGCCAGCTTGAACCATGCCTTCTTTCTTAAGGCTTCTTGCTGTAGCGCCAAGTTCATTGGTAAAGGCTTCATTCTGATTGCTCATTTTCTCTGTAACAGCAAGAATAACAGCTTCATCATCAGTAAAGCGTTTGAACTTTAACAAACCGCCTTCTTTCAATGTTGACCGTCCAAACTTATATGGCTTATCCATCTTCCGAAGCATGATGCCTTCATAGCCTTCCTGTTCAACAGCAATGGTTTCAAACTGAAGAATGTTATCAATATCATGCCCCATGAAAGATTCTACGACATGAATATTAGCAGGCAAATGGGCATTGATAATATGGCGATAGCGGTCTTCATAGTCAGATTCACCTTGGTCATAAAGGTCAAAAACGTAGTAGTGAACAGCGGGCTCGCCATCATGGCTCATGACACCACTAACAGTTTTGTTATAAACATCATGGGCATTAGGTTCACCAATAATCAGTTCGCCATCAAAGCCATTGAATTCTTCCTTACCAAACAACGCCTGAACGTGTTTGTTGGGAATCAGTTTTAATGTACGGGAATAGACTTTGCCGTCAATAATCAGGGCGCGAACTCCATCAAGTTTACGTGAACAAAGATAAGGGTAATCTTTCAGTTCGCCTAAATTCTTGACAGTTCCAGCCAACATGGGCTTGATGGAAGGTTTTTCAGTTTTAGCCATTTTCGTAGTTCTCCTTTTGTTTGTGAAAGATGGGGCAATTTTAAAGCCCTCTGATGAGGGCTGTGGTTAAAAGTTCGTAAAGACTTCATCGCCATGTATGTTCTAGTTCACGTTCAAGCAGTTTCAAGTTCCAATCGGCATCATTGAGGCTAAGAATAAATGGCGATAAGAAGTAGAAGGGTTTGCCCATGTTGAAGATAACGTTGTCATTCTTCCAGTGCATTTCTTCAAGCCCGTCAAGCACTTCTTTTTCAATCGTGAAGAACTTGACAATGCCCGGCACTTGATAGGGCATACCTAGATTGTTATTGTCATTAGCTTGAATAGGAATCGCTTGAAACCATGCTTCAGCCCATGTAGTTTTACTGTCTTGGTAATAGGGCATGTTGTTGAAGGAAGAAGCACATTTATGAACCAAGAAAGAATCTGCTAGATTTTTAGTTCTTTTAACGGGCATGTAACTTGTGTTTTTCAGCCATGAAGCCAAGTAACTATCATTATTAGCTGAAGCCTCATTATTGACATACCATTCTTTCAGAAAGAAGAAAATGTCCTTGTTGTATGAAGAAGTATTGGTAACGTTAAAGCTAATACTGGTTTTGTTTATAGCATACAAAGAAAAGTACAGGTTGGTGCTTGAGAAAGCATGAAAACCAACAGGCGCGCCAATTATCAATGTTCCTTCTGCGGTTGATTGATTCGTAAAGCCAGCTTCTTCATACGTGCCATTGCCAATATCCAGTCCCAGAACATTCAATGACAAATTCTTATTGTCAGTAGCGGGATAAGCTGCGGATGCTTTAATGCCAAGTGGCGGAATACTGACATTAGCGCCAACAATATTGGCGTTTACCGTATCTTTGAACAGCAGTTCCCTATAGGATTTATGGGCAATAAAATTAACTTCAGTATTTGATGGCACTTTTGCAATTCTGAAGAAGTAAGTATCGCCGCCTTTCTTGAACTGAACCACACAAGCGGGAAAAAGCACGTCTTCAATACTTGCGTTGAAGGTCATTTTAAGGATTCTATCCGCCTCAATGTATTCAACGTTTGTTACTTTCTGTTGTAAAGGATAACCATCATGAAAGTAAACCTTGCCGACTTTATTACAAAGCACATAGTTGGTTTGCGAAAGCTCTGAAGCTATCTTCTTAGTCAGTTTCTTAGGAAGAACCTGAACAGTTACATTATCGCCAAAAGCCATCTTTAATTACTCCTCCTCACATCTAATAAAGTAAGTGTTTGCATAAGTACCAACAGCTTTCGTGTGATACCACTTCTTGCCATCAATTTCATACATTTTTCCAATAAAGTCTGCTTTGTTATTGATATTACTTGTTTTATCTTTATACCAGTTACAAGGCGTGAAGAATGGCATTACTTCAGTTTCCATTTTGTCTTTGACCATTATCGGATAGCTTTTGAAAACAGTTGCATCAGGGCTTTCTGGATTTGGAACAGCAATAGTATTGTTTGTGTTTGTAAAGCAAGGATAGTAGAGCGGATAAGTTGCTGTTTTAATAAGGTTTGCTCTCTTATCGTAGTGAACCCTGTTTACAAATGAGTTATGGTCTGAATATGTAATGTATTCGCCACTTAGTTGACCTTGCGGGTCTTGCATATTGTTGATAATCTCAAAAACAGAGTTTTCGCCATCATCTTTCACTTTAAGAATACAGAAGAAAGCATAATTTCTTGGCGAAACACTTGATTTAGATTTGTTATCAAATGTTTCCAGAGTGTAAACAAATGTCTTATAGCCATCTAGCTCGCCACCAAGCCATGAAGCAAAGCATTGGGAAACAGTTTTCCTAATGTACTTAAAAGAATTTTGTGATTGGTACTGCTTCCAAAACTCAACGCCGTTTACTGTAGCAACAAAAGTAGAGGTTTCGGAACTAATCTTTAGCACCAAATTAACACCAAGAATATCGCTTATTTGCTTAGACCAGCCAAAGATATATGAGTAATAAGACCTTGTAAATGTTCCAGTTTTAGACAAATCATAAGACCTGTTTTCAAACTTCACTGTACAGGTAAAATCATAAAGAACAGAGTAAATGCCATCAGCAAAAGACAACTGGTAATACGGTCTAAAGGAAATATTGCCGTTTAAAGCATCTTGCGTTTCAATTTCAACTTCAACACTTTTGCCTTTCTCAAAAGTAATCTCAAATTCTTCACCAGCAACAAGTTCTGTTCTTGAAGATTCCGGTGTTACCTTAACACTAGTAATCTTAGTGCTTACACTTAAACCTATATCACTTTTTCTAAGAATAGTTTTGAAGGAATCAGCGCCAAGCCGTGTGTAGTAAGCGTCAGAAGGCGTGTAAACAAAAGTGAACTTGTTGGCGCTAACGCCGTTTGGAATACTGATGTTTTGATAAATCTGGCATTTGTTGTTAGTTTCTCCTATAAAGAAATCTTCAGCCGAGAAAACACCTAGCTTATCACTTTGTGTTTTCATATGCAAAAGCCATAGGTTCAATGTTTCTGGGTCATTTTCATTTATAGGCGGATGGTCAATAATAACGTGTTCTAACATAAACAATCTTTCCTTTCTTTAATCTTCTTTTCTCTTTGGACAAGTTTGGTAATCACGGAAAATTTCATCAGTTGGCATGTAGTGATAAGGTGGTGTGTAAGTATTGTTTTCATTGCTTTTCCAACCAAAGAGAATACTTACATAAATGTAATTCTTCGTATTGACATTAACAACTTTGCAAGTTTCAGTACCATTCAAAGTTTGCTGTTCCGTGCCTGTATAAAGTGGTATGAAGAAATCCGGCGCAATAATAACCCATAAATTAACAATAGAAGATTGCATCAGGAAATTCTTACTAACGGCATTTCGAGAATAACTTTCAACACTAATACTGCGAACAAAGTAATCAACACTTGCTTTGACAACATTGAAGCCATGCGTGTAATCCATAATCTTGTTGTCGGTATAGCTTTCAACCATAGCTGAACCGTTGTAATCAGGTGTAGTGTAAGTAGGATCTATCTGATAGTCAATAGCTAAACAAGTAGTGCCATATTGTATATAGTAGGGCGCTTGTAGAAAGAATCGCATTCTTTGTGTGTTACAGTCTTTCATGTAACCGCAACCCATAAACTGCGTGCCGTAAGTATTACCAAATCTATAGTTGCATGGCATTACTAATTGGAAATACTGGTCATCGCCAAACAAATGCCAGTGCCAGACTTGCGCAGTCTTCCCTCCTTCAGAACCAATAACAGTATTGGGAATAACTCTACGGAAAAAGCCCTTAACTCGGTTTAAACGAGGTGAATCGTATTGATAAGGCTCTTTTGGCACGATTTCAAAGTCATCAATGTTCTGCTGAAGGCTTTTACTCTTGTCATAGTTCCAAAGCACATAACAAACCAGAACACTTTGATTTCTGCTTCCTAACTGGTCTAAAGTATGCGCACTATTCATATAACCTGTATAGTTAGCAACATTACGGTCAGTAGGACAATCCAGTTTGTTAATAATAGCAACAGGAATCTTGTTCTTCATCCAAATGATGTTTTCAAAATCATTAGCAGGCAAATTACGGTTAATAATACGAAACACCAGAGCATGAACGCCATTCTTGTAAGAGTTATTGGGGCGTATTGCAAAGCCATCATCCACACCATCAATCTTTTCATTAACAGGTGTTAAGAGTTCCCATTCAAGCCCCGCTCGGATAAAAGAACCCCGCTTTTGGTTCTGAATGTCATGTTTACTCTCAAGAACAAAATCCAAATCCCATGTTTTACAAACCAGATTGTTGCCGTTCTTCTTCCAAACCCTAAGTTTCAGGTCTTCATCGTAAACACCCTGAAGCCAAATACAACAGTTAGTAAGAACATCAGGACTTCCAGAATAAGTAATCTTGATTTCCTGCTTGGATAAATCAGTTGTAATGTTCTCAATAATGCCTACTTTCTTACCATTACCACAAATCCATTCCTTAATTACCTTTTCAGTAGTCATTAAAGAAGCTGAATCAGTAGTATCAAACTGGTAAGTAGTAAGGTCAGATGAAGTTTTCAGAAGGCTGGAAAAGAACTGCCCTCTTGAACGTGTGTATTGTTTAGCCATAATTACTGCTCCTCACGGCTGAATGTAAATGTGCCATCGTTTTCTTTCTTCACTTTTAAAAACTCCCTATTCTTCACGGTTTCAGGTTTTGTGTAGTATTTGACTTGCTTATTCCAGCGGTGCAAATCATCACCAGCACGAACCGCATAATCAGTATCTTCATCAAACAAAATGAACTCATAAAAACCTAATGAATCTGTGAAGCCATATTTCAAGATTCTATCTTCAGCTAAGTCTTTTGTAAGTTCAATTCTAATACCTTCTAATCCTTTTCCTCTGGCATCGAATACAGTTCCGTAAATTCTCTTAAAACTTATTTCACTACCGTCATCTTTATTAGGTGGCGTATCCAATCCTATGAAGTTCACATATTCAGCAGCATAAAAAGAATAGAACTTAAACGGTGAAGGGAAAGTCTTTTCTTTTGGCGTTAAAGGATAAGCGGGTTTAACAATCCGGTTATAAAAATCTTCTTCTTTCTTGTTAGAAGAAATGAAAGTTAAGTCTAAATCTTTATAAGGATTCTTATAAAAGTCATCTTTAGAACTTTTTCTAAAGGTAAGGTCAAATTGAAAGAATGACATTTTGGAAGACGAAAATGAATAATTGGAACTTACTAATTATTTCATGGAAGTCTTTTAGTGGCTTTCAATTTTCTATTCTTAGAAGATGAGAATGGTTGTTAAGTAGATTTATACTATGTTCTTACAGATGGCTTCTAACAGTCAAAATGTTTGTTTTTTTTATCTCATATCGACACAAGTAGCTTCTTAAGAGGTCTTACAGATGGCTTCTAACAGTCAAAATGTTTGTTTTTTAATATCTATCATAACTACCGCTTCGCATATCTTATTGTCCATATGTTGAGAAAAAGAAAAAACAAACATTTAGACCCGAGCCTACCTAGACGCCAATTTTGTATGAGATAAAAAGGCGAACATCATGTGGCGATGCGCCACTTCAAGAAGCCAGTTTGATATGAGATAAAAAAAGACGAACATCAGTTTCAAGAAGCCAGAATGCCACTACTGCAAAGGCAACTAGCCTATAAAACATTACTATATAAAACAACAACTTACAGGCAGCCATCTTCTAAACAATAAACATATCAATAGCTTGGAAAATAAGCCAATACAGATTTCATAGCTTCCCAAGAAGACCAAGACAATGCTTACACATGAACTCGACAACGAACAACTGAAAGCCCATCTAAGGGACTACATCAAGCAGACAACAGACTTCAAAGATGTGAACTTTGAAGGTTCAGCCATCAACCAGCTTATTAACATTCTGGCTTACACAGCAACCTATCAAGGGCTGTATCTACAAATGAACCAGAATGAAAACTATCTTTCTACAGCCAAAACCAAAGAAGCGCTAATAGCAGGAGCTAAAAGAAATGGCTACATTGTTAGAGGCAAAAGATGTTCAAGAGCAGAAGTTTATGTAGAAAGAATTGTTGATGAAGTTCCAGCAGAAAGATATATTCATCTTTCCAGAGACATTCATATTCAAGGAATCAATTCATTGTCATCAATCTATAGAGACTTTGTATTTGATAAAGACGTATTCCTTTATGACTATGAAAAAACCCAAGATGGCAAATACAAATTCACTTCCAAGAAAACATTCACGTTGATTCAAGGTGAAAGAAGGGAATGGAAAACTATCTTCCGTGGCGACCATACACAAAGATTTCTCATTAAAGACCGTGATATTGATATTGACACGATTAGAATGTATGTCAAGAACACGACAGATGAAAAAGAAATTGGCGAAGAATATAAAATGTCAACCAACATGGTTAGAGATGCTGGTAAGAACAATAAGAACTTCTTCATTGCTGGCGCTGAAAATGGTTGGTATGAAATCTTCTTTGGTAATGACATAATCGCCAAATCGCCCAAACTCAACCAATACATCATCATTGAATATATAGCGCCCCTAGGAACTTCTGGGGATGGCTGTACGGAGTTCAAAGTAGGTGGATTTGAATTAAAAACAGCAGCGCCTTCATTTGGCGGTTCTGATGGCGAATCCAATGAAATGATTCGCTACAATGCCATTCATTCCTACAGAAGGCAGAACCGCTTATTAACAGAAGGCGACATCAAATCCATCCTTCTGGAAGAATTCAGAAACATCAAATCCATCAACGTATGGGGCGGAGAAGAAAACATTCCTAAGAAGTATGGCAAGGTCATCATTTCAGTGAAGCCAAACAACTCTGAAGCCCTTTCACAAGGCGCTAAGATTGACATTAGGAAACGTTTGCTGGATACCTACGCTTACTGCGGCATGGACATTGAATTGATTGACCCGGAATACGTGAACATTGACATGCGCCTGACAGCGGTGCTTTCAGATGAAATTTCCCATGTTTCCAGAACGGATATTGAGGGCAAAATCAAGGAAATCGTTGACAAATATTCATCCGAACACCTGAACCAGTTTGGCAACTATTACAACGACATTGACCTGAACTCAATGATTGTTAAGGAAGTAAACGGTGTGGATTCTGTTTATTCAGAGAAGATGCTTTCCAAGCAAATGGAAGTGAACACCAAGTACACTTCAATGTACCTGACAACCCTGAACAACAAGATTGAAAAGGGCACTGTTAAGAGCCAGTTCAAGGATTACAACTACACTTGGAACGTATGGGATGAAGAAGGCAAACTGTTCGCATTAACCAAGAACCAGTACAACGAAGAAATCAAGAAAGAAATTGGCAATGTTGATTATGAACATGGCACTTTCCAATTCTACTTGCCACTCATTTCAGGTATTGATTTCTCTTACATCATTGACTTAAAAGCAAAAGCCGCTAAACCTAACATTTATTCCAAACATGTAAACATTGTAAGAATTAGAACAGTTGAAATCGCTGATGTTTTAAGGGAGACAGAGTAATGGCTGATAATGAAATCTATCAAGGGCTGTTTTACAAGAACAGATTTGACCTAGGCTCTTTCTCTTTATACAACATTCCCTCTTACATTCAGAGGGAATATCCACTTTTCACCAAGCTGCTAGAACATTTCTACAAGTTCTTGAGTAATGAAGATAAAGGCAAAATCTTTTGGGCTTTAGACCACTTGTACGAACACCACAACGTAATCAGCCCCCTTAACCAGTTCTGGGATGAGATTTACGCAGATGGCGGATTTCCTTTCAACAAGGATTTGAGAATAGACCAAAGGGCTTTTTTCAACTACCTTATGGACTTCTACATGTACAGGGGCAGCGTAAAAGGATTGAAGTTCTTGATTTCAGTGCTTTACGATGAAGATTGTAAAGTAAGCTATCCAAGAGAACAGCTCTTAATCCCTTCACAAGCGCACTATTCCAACAACCAGTACATGTGCGTTAAGCTGAACAAACTTGAACCCGCACTGCACAAGAAGATTACTGACGCCCTTAATAACTACTCACTAATCATTCAAAGCGTTGCTTCTGGCTTTACACTTGACGTTGAATCCGTGCATTACCACCTGTTCAATGGTTCTACTTACTTGTTCCTGAAAGTGAAGTATCTTTTCACCAACAAATTTGTGCCATCCGAGCAAATGCGTCTGAAAGATAATGATGGTCTTTTAGATGAACTTGTTGTCAACTGCCCTTTAATCAAATTCATTATCAAAGAAAAAGGGCATGGCTTTTCAGTAGGCGATTCCATAGGCGTGAAAGGTGGCATCAATCAGGGTTCTGTAATGGTTAAATCTGTTACCACTGGCGGCATCAATGATGTTGAAATTATTGCAGCAGGTAGAGATTACAAAGTTGGTGATTACGTTTTCACGGAATCCAATCCAGAAAGAACTGGTGGCGGCTTCTATGCAGAAGTAACAGAAGTTGACCCAAATGGCGCTATTCTCAAAATTGAAGTAAGAAGCAAAGGTAGGGGCTTTTCTAAACTGCCACGTGTTGATGTTGCTACAAGAACAGGTAAAGACGCCAAAGTAAAAGCCAAAAGCGTAGAAATTGGCGGGGTTCAATCACTGGATTACTTCTATAACTACGCTATGGATACATTGGAGCAAGCCCAAAGAGACTTGAGATTCTGGGTTAAATCCAAAACTGGTGATGAGATTAAAATTGACTATGAACTTGTTGTAATCAATGATACAAACAACGTGTACTTTGATTACATGGGCTTTCTTTCAAACACTTCTTACTTAACGGATTCCCTGTATTACCAGCAGTTTTCCTACAAAATTGATGCTTCAATTCCACGTTACATTTACGATAAAGCAGTTGACATCATGAGCCATCCAGTTGGCTACATTCGTTATGCGCAGTTCAATTTAGCTGGCTATGAAGTGGATTACAACAAAGAACTGCGTTCTGCTTTTTACAAGTACAAGTACAAATCCAAGAATGATACGAAGCCTGATGTTGATTCTGATGGGCAGGATTCATTGAAACCAACCCCGCCAGATACAACCAAGCCAAACATTCAGCCTAATCAGAATGAAGATAGGGATGACCCGAACAAAGTGGGTAAATGGTCAATTAAGGAAACGCTTAGAAACCGTTTATTCCTTGTTCCAGAGCTTAGAAAAGTTTTGGGTAATAAGTACAAAGACATTGTTTACTGGCAATCCCAGAATCATCTTTTAGACACTTTCATTTATCTACAGAAAGATTCCTACACGGTTGATGTATTCCCCAATGACCTTGATGTGGATGAAATCAAGTATGTTTTCAATGAGAAAAGACAGCAAACGGTAACTGTGTTGAATGCTTATGTTGATAACACTGGCAATGTGAAAAAGCTGAACTTCCGTGAAAAACAAGCAATCGTTTTAGATGAAATCTACAAAGCCTATGGTCTTGATGAAAACGGCGAACTTAAAGAAATTGGAAAGGTTGTGTTCAAGGACAATGAGTACAAAGAAGAATGGCTTGATGGTAAGGACAGGAAGAAGAACCTGATACTGGCAAATGGCGAAGGGCGCTTGCAAATCATTACTACACATAAGCCAACACCAGAAGAAACAGCCAAGCTGGATGAAATGTTTGGCAAAGGATTATGGTTCTCAACGATTAAGTAGCCAAGTAAACAAGCAAAAAGAAGCCCTCTTGATTGAGGGCTTAATCTTATGAGGAATAAAAATGACGGGGCTAATTGTATTCAAAGCCATCTACAGTGGCAAGTTAATTTTTAGTAAGTGTTCCTAAAAGAATTGTGCAATCCACAAGACAAGCCCTTTCTGAAGAAAAGCCATGACTAGCGTTGAGGATTTCTTCCAAAGCGCTGTAACGTTCTTCTTCCATTGTTCCTTTCACTACGCTAAGAAGTTTAAGCTGTAAATCCCTGATAACAGGATTAGAAGAAGCATCAAAACCATCATTCAGCCATGCGTAATGCCTACGAATGTAATACTTGGCTTTGTTAATATCTTCTTCGGCATTGTTCTTATGACCAGCCCGCCAAACGTACTTAAACGCATTAGCAAGATTTGGATAGCTGAATGATTCCATAATGTCAATGCACTCAATAGCGTGCTTGGCGTAATGGGCAGGATTGTTTACATTGTCACGTTCTGTAGTCATGTTTGCGTTCTCCTTTTGTTAAATAAAAGTTAATATAACTATAAAATTTAGAGGATATGAATGATGCCACCAGTAGGATTCCTGATACTCTGGATAGCCGTTACGTATGTTTCGTGGTGGCTATTAAAATTGCTTGATGAAAGAGCCAAGTTCAGAAAGAAGAATGATGGCTACACTGGCTTCTTCTTTATCCTAACAGCCCTCATGATTATTGGCTTGATTCTGATACTACAGACAGAACTGTTGCCAAGAGCTTATGAGGGCTTCTGTTCATTTGTTGGCTTCTTGCAAGACGCTATCGGGATGTGATTGTTTAAATTCTTCAACAAAGAATCCATAGCCAACCAGCATAACATCATGCTTTTGCGTCTTAATTCCCATCTCTACAGCTTCAGCAAATGTTGGCGTGTAGTCAAATTCCACATGAAAGACATCATTACCACCTTTATGATATTCAATGGTAATGACATTGAACTTTTTGAACAGATTAAGGGCAGCATTGATTTTACGGGCGTCTAACTCATCCTGCTTCAAGGTGGCGTTATCAGGATTAGAAGCAGCCAGTTCATTAAGGGCTTTATGTAACACCTGAATATCAGCGCGATTGTGATTAACACAGTTCATATCAACAATGTAGAACTCGCCATCTGATGTATCCGTAGAGAACAAAACGTTTTTATCGCCATTCCAGTAAGTTACATCAAGGCAGGATTCACCATAAATTTCAACAACGATTTTATCAGCTTTACCAGCGCCCATTTCCAAGAACTTAAGAACAAATTGTTCATTGATTTCTTTCTTAACAATTTCAAATGGCATTTCATTAACACCTTCAATGAACTTGTAGAAATGTCTGATGTGAACTTCAACATCATTTACTTTGTAGATGGTTTTCATATTTCTAGCTCCTTTTGTTGGCTTTTTGATGTGGCAATCTTACAAAACCTTGCTAAAACGTTCAATGAAAAATACGCAATATTAAAAGCCTTACAAAAAGGAAACCATCCAACATGCTTGAACAAGATATTTCAATTTATCGTGGCGATGATACCGCTGTTACTTTCACAATTACAGACGCCAATAACAGACCCTACGACCTTTCTTCATACGCAGTAACCATGCTTATCAAAGCAAAAGGCAATGATGCGTATCTCCTTAAAGAAGGCGCTGGCATTGATGTTCGCGGAAACCAAATCGCTGTTCTCTTTTCTCATGCTTTAACTAAAGACTGGAAGTTCCGAACAGCCATTTATGACATTCAGATAGTGGATTCAGAAGGGCTTTACAAAACAGTTGTAAAGGGTAATATTGAAATAGAAATGGACGTTACTCCATGAGCCAACGCCTTTACAAGAAAGCACCATTACCATTCATAGGACAAAAGAAAAACTTCCAAAAGCACTTCATTGAAGTATTAGAAAAGAATATAGAAGGCGATGGCGAAGGCTGGACTATTGTTGATGTGTTTGGTGGTTCTGGACTATTAGCCCATACTGCCAAGAGAATAAAGCCTAAAGCCAAAGTTATCTACAATGATTTTGATGGCTATGCAGAAAGGCTTAAAGGCATTGCTGATACAAACCGTTTAAGGGAAATGCTTTTTGAAGTTGTAACGTCCCGCAAGAAAGACACCAGATTATCAGAAGACGAAAGAGCAAAAGTAATAGACATTGTTAAGAACTTTGATGGTTACAAAGACATTGTTTGCCTTAATAACTGGTTCTTGTTTGCGGGAAGAAAGACTACTGATTTAGAAGGCTTTTATGATTATGCTGATTTATGGAAAAGAATATCTTCCAGAAATTATGAAACCGCTGATGATTACTTGGATGGTTTAGAAATCACACATTCATCTTACCAAGAACTCATGCCACAGTATTCAGGTAAAGAGAAATGCCTTCTGCTGCTAGACCCGCCTTATGTGAATACGCAACAGCATCGTTACAAAGGGCAATTTGGCTTAGTAGATTTCTTGAAGATGATGAGCTTTGTTGATAAGCCTTTCATTCTGTTCTCATCAGACAAGTCTGAAATCATTGAATATCTTGAATATGTAACTACTGAAAAGATTGGCAATTATCAAAACTTTGAAGGCTACAAATACAAAACTATTGAGACAACATTCAATAAAGATTCTAGTTACAAAGACAATATGGTCTGGCTCTTTAAGTAGCATCTAAGGGAAGGGAAAAGAAATAATGAGTTACGTAAATGCACCAACAAACAAAGATTATCTAGTAAGAATGGCTTACGGTGGAGCTAGTGTTCCGGGAAAATCAGCATATGAAATTGCTAGGGAACATGGCTTTACCGGAAGCGAAACAGAATGGCTGGAAAGCCTGAAAGGTGGGAATGGCGGAAATGGAAGCGCGCCAATCCTTACCGATTTAGACGCTGAAGAAATTCTTAAAGCGTATAGACAAGCTGCTTCCTAACATTTGATAAGGAAAAACACGAATGGCAACATTGAAAGACACCCTTAAAAAACTTGGTCAAGCCTTTGGCGCTGACATTAAAAGTCTTAAAGATACTACTGGCAAATTGGACACCCTTGAACAAGACATCAAAGACGGTGGCGCTAATACTTCTGTAGTAGCTGCTATCAACTTTGTGCTTGGTAAAGCTAAAGCGGCAAGTGGTACTGGTGGCGCTCAAATTGACGACGCTGCTAAAGGCGCTGATAAAACCTATTCTTCTAACAAAATTGAAGAACTGGTTAGCAAGGCTACTGAAATCAGTGAAGCTGATAGCACTGAAATTCTTAAAGCCTACACTGATGCCCGCGATGGCGTTAGCCCGTAAGCCCTAAAGAAGATTAAGGGAAATAAAAAGCCGCCTGAAATATGGCGGCTTTCTTATTGGTAGAAAGTAATTTAATCAGCGTTTCTTTATCAGCAGGATTCCCATATGGTTCTAGGGCAACATAAACGGGGTAATTACTAATGAATATTTCGGGAATTACAAAACTCCCGTACTTAGTTTTAATAGATACAGTTTCCAATGTATTGGTAACGCCAATAAGTTTCATTATAAGCTCCTTTTCAAAGACCATCAATCGCAATATAATGGCGCGAGAAGAATATAAAATCATTCCAGTCTCTGCTGCCCGGTTCGCCACCAACTTCTTCTTCGGAACACCAGATAATAGCAACTTCCAATTTTCCGCGTTCTGTTATCCAGCCTAAATTCGGAGAATATTCAAATTCGCATTCACTGCCAGCTAGCAATACAACAGAAAAATTATAATTGCGGGGATTCCCGTATGGTTCAAGGGCGGCATAAACAGGGTTATTGCGAACAAATATGTAAGGGACTTCAAAATCCCCATATTTGGTATTGACAGTTACATTTCTGTCTGGCGGAAAACGTTTAATAACCAGCATTACACGTTCCTCCAAGCCTTATAGAAATCCTTAACAGCATTACAGAACTCATGAATCTCAACATTTTGTTTTGACCATGGCAGTTTCTTTTCCATGATACCAAGGGGCTTGTTAGCAGCGCCATCCCAACACGGATAAAACAGCAAACCATCAGCGTTTGCAACTACAGTCATAAAACCATTTACGAAGATAACATCATCACCGCGTAGAATAATGCGCATGTAGGAATCATAGAAGTAGTTGTCATCAACAGTAAGCAAAGCATCAGATTCATCAACAACCCATCCAATATCAACGTTTTGAATGTCAACGCCTTCAAAGTTATCCCGGAAAACAGTTTTAATAAAGGAATTGAAGAATGATTTATTCGGGTTAATCATTTTAGCTTTGGTTTTAAGATTTACTAAAGCCTCTTGGATGGAGTGGCTGATTAGTGGTTCGTTGTAATCTTCGTTCAAGTACATTTAAATTACTCCTTTTCGTTATCAAATCTGCCAATTAAATCAGTATGAACTTCTAAAAGATTAACATAATCATCATTGGCTTCTTGAAGTTTATCCTGAAGTTCATCAATGGTGTTCTGAAGTTCAAGCCTTTCAAGGTCGTGTTCTTTATCCTTTTCTTTAGCTACTGCTTTAGCATCATGAAGTTTAGCTTTCAGTTCCCGGATTTCAATTTCTTGTTCTTCCACGATTTGATTAAGTTCATCAACTCGGTCTTCTGAGTTGCACAAAGAAGATTCTGAGACCTCAAGTTCTTCTTCCAAAGCCTCAATGGTTTCTTCTTTGATAGCAATTTCTTTCCGAAGCTCAATGATTTCATACTTCAAATCAAGAATTTCTTGTCTTTCATTTCCGGTGTTAGGTAATGGCATAAGGGTGATTTCTCCTTTAAACAGTTAATTATGCTGTGGCGGATTCATAGTGTAACATCATGAACTTGCCAAGCAATTCGGAAAACTTAACAACATCATTAAATGAATCATGAACAGTTCGTGTGTAATGAACTTCATCAGTAGCGTCATTATTAAATGAATTTGGCATTTGTTCCGTTACCGTTCCTTTATCAATATCCACCAGCAGAATATAAGCTCCTAGCATGTAAATCATTCTGTTGAGTTCATTGAAGAAACAAATTTCAAACTGCTCTAACTCTACATTAGTGAAAGTGTAGTAGGTTTCATTGTTATAATTGACTACCTTTTCAACTTCAAAATTCGTATATTTCAACGTTTCCCTTGTAATAGCGTTGATAAGGCATGAAAAAGAAGAAGGCTTCGTTTCATTAAGGGCTTCATGAATCTGGTCAATAGTGATTCTTTCAGGTAAACGGTTTACAAGAGTAGGGAAAACGATTTCAACAAGGCTTTCCTCATACCATTCATTGACTTTATCTTCCTTAATGTTCATGACGGCAATAGAAGCCATTTCTTTAGCTGCGCCATCAGGAACATTAACCAGTTTCCAATCACCATCTATAAGTTCTGGCTTCCTATTAAAGATACGTACAAAGCCTTCATGGTTCAAAGCTGCCCATTTAGCCCATTTCAGGTAAACAGTTGGAACAGGAATGATGTAGCCGTGGAAATCAATATTGGCAACAGCGTGCAGGTTTAACATTTTGAATAACTCCTTAATTTTGTTAAGAAAATTTGAAAAATCCTGAAAATGCCCGAAAAATTCTGAAAATTTCCGAATTTTTCCGAAGAAAAACCAGAATATCATGCCGCATAGCAGTTCGCCTAGCGCTTCCCCTAGCGGTTCCCATGGCGGTTCGCATAGCAGTTCGCCTAGCGGTTTCTTTGGCAGATTCTCAGACGATAACATTTATCATTTTCATGGCATTGATAACAGGTATCAGTTTCAAGAGAATGATAGGAATTATCATTTTCATGTAAGTGATAGAAATTATCATTTGCTTTGGAATGGTATTGATAGTAATTATCAAAACCTTTCTTCCTACTAGGAAAGCCTTTGTTCTTGTTCTTTGTGGCTTTCCCTGTTTTTTGAGACTAGCAGGATTTTGTTCTTGTTCTTTGCACCTGCCATTCTCTTTGTTCTTTTCTCTTTACCGCCTAATATCTAGCAAGCGTCAATATTAAACAGCAAAGGCTAATGGTTAAGTGTTATGTATCAGCCGCGCGCCAGCTAACACGCTTCCGAAACAGTTAAAACCTTCTACGGTTTACTTTCTCATGCCTTCGCCACAATATTGCGGCTCTTGCATTTGATTGTATTCCATGTTATGGCTTTTCCTTTTCGTTGCGCGCATTATATGCCGCCTAGTTTTTAGCGTTGGTTAAATCGGCGCAATACTGTTTTAAGCCATTTGTAAGACTTTGAAGGATAAAGGAAAGCTAGAAAACAGGGCTTTGGAAAATGGCTTCCTGAATGGCTTTCTAAGGGCATAAAGCAGGGCAGGGAATAGGAAGGTCAAGGGCAAGACGATTTAACGCCTTAGAAGGCGATTGGCGAAGACTGTATTATTGTGTAAAATCAAAGACTTATGGATTTTAGAAGGTAAAAGAAAAGGCGGCATCATTGCCGCCCTTGTTCTTATCTTTCCGCTTGTAGCTGCCCTTGCCTTTCCTAGCTTGCACAATCCTTTGTTTGTACGCGCCAGAAAGCAATAAATCGCGGTTTAGGGTTCTTTTGTTTGTCATAGTGTTTCGCCTCTTTAGCTTCTAACATTGTTCCAGTCTTTCAATGATTCGATTGCTAATGAATCAAGGTTATTTGTGTAAGGTATATTCTGGCGCAAATAACGTCTGAAATAATTATCCGAAATGGCAACGCTCATGGTTTTAGTGCCGTCTGTATGGGTTATTCCAAAGACGTCTAATGACCAGCCATATTCATTGCTATTTATTGTCTTCAAATGGTAGCGCTGCCAGTCGTCATAGATTGCAACAACGCCTATCCATGCCAGCTTTTCGCGCTTGTTGGTATTACCTACACGTTCAAAGCGGTAGTCTGTAGCATTGGCTTCTTCGATTTTATCTAACATGGTTTTGACATCGTCGGTTTGTTGGAATAGGCGCATTATAGCTATTCTATGGAAAGAAGCAAGCGCTTTTCTGCTTTTTCGCTTTCTTATTGTTTTCTAAGGAAATAAAGGAATAGAAGGGCGTATTTAGCGCCCGTTTGTTGTTGATTGCGGAAAGGTTATGCTCCAAAGAAGCCAGCATTGCGAAAGGCATTGATAAAGCGCATTTCAAAGGCTAAATCTAATAAGTCTTTTTCCAATCCTTTTTCCTTCGCTTTGTTGTAAATGGCAAGCCAATCGTCGTTATTCCTGTTTTCTGATTTACTGTAATAGTTTTTATCTAAATCTTCAACGTCAAGTACCGCGTTCAATCCTTTTCTTTCCCATTTAATTTTCAATTCATGTAAGGCATTTTGGGCAGCGCTCTTAAAATCGCTTTCATATTCTTTCCGTTTATTGAAATGCAAATAGAATAGTTTATTAGCATCATGAGAAGGCACATAAGGAAACTTCATAGCAAAACCGCTGTTAATGAAGCCTGCTAATTTATTTTTCCTTTCATCAGCGAAAATGGTTTTAGCAATATAGAAGGGCAATAGAATGTGTTCAATACGCCAAAGCAATGTATGTGTGTCAACCATTTCATTCGTTTCTGGTATTAAGCGCAATATTTGATAAGTACCCAAAAACAGATAACCTATTCCCGGATAAACTAAAATTCTACTGGAAAAATCATACGTTAATTTATTATTGTTATATTCTTCAAACCGTTTAGAAATTTCTACGGGATACTTATCGCAATATTCTACAAAGGATTGCTTGCTCATGAAAGGATATTCCTTAATGAAATTTCCTTTTTCGTGCTCTGGAATAGCCTTCATGAAAAACTCAATGAATGGCTTAATCGAATGGCTTGTTAGATTTGCGCTTGCTGAATCGGTGAAGTAGAAGGTAAAGGTTTCGCCCAATTCTTCGATTTTAATAATACGCTTTTTCGTTTCCATTTTCTTTCTTCCTTTATGCAAGGTTCGCAATTCTAAGACTTTCTAAGCCAGCAATCGCTGTATTAAATTTAGCGGTATGTTTAGCGTCATGATACTTTTTAGCGCTAAATTGCTTTTCATAACGGCTGAATAACCCCTTGCGCTTTTCTTTCCTATACTTTAACGCCTGTAATAAATTGGCTTGCGCTTCCCAATTAAGCGGCAATGAATCAGGTACAAAGAAGATAGCTTCAATTGAATAAGCGCCACCTGATTGAAGACCTGAAAATTTAATATATACGTTCCACCCTTTTTCTTTGATGTATTCTTCAACGATTGTTTTAAGATGTTCTCTCCACAATTTAGAATCCCTTTGCTTTTGGTATGAAAGCCATGATTTAGGGAAAGTCTTAAATTCTGGAATGTTAATGGCAAGCGCTTGTGCAATGTTTTGGGATTTATGCGGCACAATGTAGGATACGGTTTCACCGTTGATAAGTAGCTTTTTCATGGTTTTCCTTTTACAGTTTACGGTTTTGGATTGTGGCGGCAAATGTAATCAGTAAGAAAACATTTGCCGTTTGTTCTTTATATGGCTTAATCGTCGCTTTCTTCTTCAGTAGCTTCAATCAGGGCATTCCACAATTCAGCCAACAATGCCCTGTTAGAATTGCATTGCTCAATCAATTCAGAAGAAACATTATCATCAATCCAATTAGTAACGCTTTCTGTAAAATAATCATTATGTAAGTCTGGCGCATTTTGTAATGAACAATCAGGATATGGCACATAATCAATTTCCATGTATTCTGCCAATTCTTCAGGTTCATTAGGCAAGCCGTAAGGTGAATTGTCAATGACAAAGAAGAACATTGCTAATTCGCTGATAACATCGCTTCCGTCTTCTAATGCTACTAAAACCCATTCATGCAAATATGGCTTTGCTGATTCTGGAATATCAATGTAAAGTGAATCCTCATAGGCGTGCCATTCGGGAAAGAATCTTTCTTTAGTGTTTGAAGGATAGTTTTTATCTTTCAAAATGGCATATAAAACATCACTTGCAAACATTTTGCGCAAAGCGTAAGCGTATTTTGACCAGTCTAAATCTTCATTCTGCCCACAGTATTCATCGAGGGCATTTTGCACATTTTCTGGAATAGCGGCATTATTTGTTTCATATTCGTGAGCAATCTGCCATGCGTAATCATTCTGAATTTCAATTTCACATTCTGCCCTGTATTCAGCGCGTCTATAGCCAACAATATCAGGAAAGCGGATTGTAAACAGTACGGGTTCTTTTGTATTCATGGTTTTACCTTTTAAGTTTGTTTGCAAAGGCGAAAAGCTGATTTATTTCAGGGAAAGCGGTCTTTGCTTGTTTCCATAGTGCCTATTATAGCAATTTTTGAAAGAATGTAAAGCGGATTTCAAAAATTTATTAAATGGCTAATTCTATTAGCGTTTTAACATTTATCAGGATAGCAAATAAAAAGGCATAAAAGATAAATGATAAAAGCGTGTATTGGATAAGCTGAAGTCTTAATAATGAGGGTGCTTTGTCTGACGTTCTTCTTTCTCTTCTTCGCATTTGCGCTCCCATTTCTTGGCCTGTTTGCGGCTTGAAAACCGTGTTACGTTGTTTCCTTTGCCATATTGTTGAAACGTCATTTTATTGCTCCTTTTTATTCTGTATCGGCTGGCATTAAAGCGGCGTCAATAACAGCTTCAATCCATCGCGTTAAATAGGCGTCATGGTTAATTTCATTTTGCATTTCTTCATGGAATGTTTCTACTTTCGCCAATTCCAGATTTTTATCAAAAATCGAATTAAGTGTCCAATGAACAAACGGCAAAACCGTAAATTCTCCTTTTTCTTCATTGTACAAAAATTCATAACCAAAAACGTTTTTATATGTTATAAAAATGCTATCATTCACGATATGCAAATGAATATTATCAGTTTTTGCGCCAACAATAAAACCTTCTCTTTTTAGTTTCTTTGTAGCGTTGTTTTTAATTGCGGCCGCAACGTCAATTAAAACCTTTAACGTTCTTGTTGGATATTTTTCAAAAGATGCGCGCATATTGTTTTCTAACTGATACGCTGTGTTTTGCTTTTCCATTTTGTTCACCTTAGGTTTTATGGTAAACGTAAAAGCGGGTTATTCCGTGAAAGACGTTTACCTTTGTTTCATTCTGGATAGTTTAGCGGGTTAATTATTTGTACTCAAGGCTTTCTTTAACATTTTCATCAAGCCATTCTCTAGCTTTTTCCGCTAATAATTCACGTTCATTTTGAGAATATGGCAGGCGCTTTTCGTCTTTAATAATATCAGCGCAGATTTTGTTAATGACTTCTTCTTTAACGTCTTTATCCCAATAAAGATATTCATTTTCAATGTATTCATAAATATACATTTCCCATGTTACTTCGCCGCCTATTGCCATTTCAAACGAACCTGAAATAGGTGAATCGTAGAAGATATGCTGGATATAATCACGATTTATGCAAGAAAATTCTTTTTGCGCAGCGTCATTATAGAAATAAACGTCTACACAATCGCCTTGCGAATAGCCATTAACGTAAAATCCGTTTAATTCATTATCAAGCGCATCATCGTCTTCATTCGCCAGCATTTTAACGTAATCTTCCGTTTCTATAGTTGCAAGGTCGTGTAGCATATCCTCCAATTCTTCCTTACATTCGTCGTATTCCGCTTTTGTGTATTCATCTTCATCTATTCCATTTTCTGAAACAAACTCTACACAATCCGCAATAGAATACTTATTGTTTCTTTCATCTATTACTTGACCAGCGGAAAAGCCAAGCTCATAAGCATCATATCTTAGCCATTCGGTAATCAATTCGCGCGGATTGTTCTTAAATTCTTCAAGCTGTTTTTCAGTATAATGTTTTTCATATTTCGCGTCTTCATTGGCGAAAATAACAAGCGCTGTTATTTCATATCGGCTATTAAGAATTTTAATAATAGGCGCTTCTTCCATAAAATCATCATAATAAACTCGCGCTAAATAATTATCATAGCAAAAATTTTGGCTAAATTTAACGTCTAAATCAGTTTTGTAGGGCAAGGTTTTCATGGTTTGTTCCTTAGGTTTTAATAGCAAGCGAAAAGCGGTTTATTCCGTGAAAAGGCGCTTGCCAATGTTTCAGTTTGTAGTTTATCAGGTTAATCACACAACTTCAAGTGTTTCGCCTAAATTTTCTTCAAGCCATTTACGCGCCATTTCAGCTAATTGCGTACGGTCACTTTCTGAATACGGCAATTCTTTCCCGCTATCTTCAGCAATATCACTACAGATTTTTGCAATAATATCTTCTTTTACTTCGCCATTCCATTCTATATAGTTATCGTCAATATAATCCAGAAGAAATGCGCTCCATTCCGTGCCGTCGCCTAATACCATTTCAAAGCAACCGGAAAGCGGGCGCTCATAGAAAACTTGCCTAATATATTCTCTGTTAATATATTTGAAAGCTCTCCATGCGGCAGTATCATAAAAATAAACATCAACGCATTGCCCTCTGGAATTACCTTTTACTCTAAATCCTGTTAATTCATTAACAGTCGTTTCTTCATCATGAATCATGTTTACATAATTTTGCGCCGTTACTTTAGAAAGGTCTGATAGCATAATATCTAGCTTTTCCTTACATTCTTTATACTTTTCAGGCGTATAATATTCATTATCATAACCATGTGCTTCAACGTATGAAACACATTCATCAATATAGTTTCTTTCGCGTATAGTACGAAAAACTATGTTTTCGCAAAAATCATACGCATAAGCGTCATACCGCCGCCATTCTTTAATCAGCGCAAGCGGTTTTTTCTTAAATTCCGCCAGCTGTTCATCGGAATAGTGCTTTTCGTGTTTTGCTTCTTCCGTAGCAAAAATTACCATTTCCTGAACGCCGCCTAATCCATATTCCAAAGTAAGTAACGGCACGTCTTCCATAAAATCGTCGTAGAAATCTTTAGCTAATTTTTTATCATAGCGGAATGTATGCTTGAAGGAAACAGCTATTTCAGTTTTAACAGGTAAAGGTAAAATATTCATGGTTTTAACTCTTTAGGTTTTACAAAGGCGAAAAACTGAAACATTTCAGGGAAAGCGCGCTTTGCTTGTTTCCATAATGCGCATTATAGTAAATTTTTCTAGTTTTGTAAAGTCTTTTCTTGAAAAATTTGATAAGCGCTTGTTTTTAATAGGATTTTAAGATTTATTCATCATCGTCATAACAATCGGCTGGCATTAAAGCGGTCTTGATAATCGCTTTAATATAGCGCTGCAAATACACATCGTTATCTATTTCATTTTGCATTTCTTCATGAAACAGATTTATATCAATCGCTGCCAATTCTGCGCCTAAACCAGAATAAGGATTAACAAATGATGAAACCTTAAACGAATCTTTATCTTCGTCGTATGTAAATTCATAGCCAAAATTCCGATTGAAAGAAATTTTAAGACATTCCTTCTTAACCCATATGTTAACGGTGTCTTTTCGTTGCGCCGAAACAAAGGTTTCTCCGTCACATTTATATGTAGAATCGTACCTAATTGTCATTGCTACATATATTAAACATTTTGCTGTTTTTGTTTGTTTTTTGTTTAAAGCTAGGCGCAAGCTATTTTCTAAATTATAAGCAGTGTTTTGCTTTTTCATTTTGACGCTCCCAATACCCTAAATTGTTACCAATTAACCATGCCCAATAAATAACCAATAAGCAAACAGAATGCTGCTAAGGTACTGAATAAAACGGCTGTTTGTAGCTTTTCCACAATTTACTCTCTTTTTAATGTTTGTTTAATCTTTGCAAAATTCCAGAAAAAATCAAATAAATTTTCTGAAATTTTGCTAAAATTCTTTTACACTTCAATGAAGCCAACGTGACGGAAAACTGCGGTTTTCACAACGTTTCCATCGGCATCGGTACTTTCTACCGATTCGCGTTGCGTGAAGGAATACAATACCTTGAAACCTTTCGCTTTTAAGGCTGTTTCAAGCGCGTGCATTAAGTAAGGCGCTCCTCCAATCATTGCTGAATCGCCCATTTCATCATGCGCCAGATTGGCGATAATTTCTGCCCTTTCCGCAATTTCCGCTTGCGAAGATAATGCGTTAAACGTCAAAGCCATTCTAAGCGCGCCAATTTTATCAGCGGGTATATCGTAAACTCCAGCCGCAATCTGTTCGGCAGTAGCAGTATGTTGTGTAAGGTTCAAAATCTTTTTCATGGTTCTATCCGGTTTTGTTTGTGGCGGCGCGGGTTACGCCGCCTGAATGATGTTTATTGGTAGCTTATTAAATGTAGTAAGCTACAGGCTCTCCGTCTTCTATGCCAGCCCAAAGGAAATAGCCTTCTTCACTAGCTTTTTCTTCCAAAGCGGTAATAATAGCATCTTCATCGGCGTTGCCGTCTTCGTCGTAATCTTCTTCGCCAATGGCGTCGTCTTCTAAATCGTCTTCATCGATTCGCTGTATATCACAGCAAAGCCCGATAACATCGAGCCGAAACGGTTCATCATCGGTGTAACACGAATCAAAAAAATCAATTAATCCTTCGTAAACGCCAAAGGGATATTGGTCGCGATTATAATCGCGAAAAGCGTCTTTTAAATCAGAAGCGCTATTGATTGGAAATACTACTGTTGCCATAATTTTACTCTCTTTTTGTTGTGGTTATCCTTTCGCGGAATGCTAGGCGATAACCTACTCCTCTTTTGTTGTGACGCATTATAGCGCCTTCAAAATTTTTTGCAAGTCTTTTTCAAAAATTTTCCGAAAAATCTTGCAAAGTATTGTTTTGGTTAGTACTAGTCTTTACACCATACTAAGCAATCAACGCCTGTTGATGTGCATATCTGGTCGGGCGCGCCCGCCCAATCGTTTACGCACTTCAAGGCATATCCGCCACGGCGGCGAACAATTTTTAATGATTCTTCGATGCCACGGTATTCTGTAGCGCTGATTTTGTGCCAGTATCCATAATCACGGGATTCGATTATGGCGCGGGCGTCTTTTCGCGTTTTAAAAGTTACAAAAATACCTTAAATAAAAATTACTTTTGTGTAATAATTATCAATAGCGCGTTGATAATTATTGCGGGCGAAAGCCATTGCCAGCCATAGGCTAAAACGTCTTTCGTCGTCCGCGCCAGATACCAATGCCAGCAAATATGCGGTTTCAGCATCGGCATATTCTGTGGCGAGAATATCGACAATGGTAATAGCGCCGTTCATGTTTACTTCGATTTTTGAAGCGTGTTATTAGTAAGTATCACGCAAAGCGATTGCCCACGCCTCGCCGGCATCATACCATTCACGGTTCAGGCGGTCAATGGTTTCTTCATCGTTTTGCAAGTCTACCGCTTCCCAATAAGCGCGTTTTGCTTCTTCGGCGATAGCTTCTAACGCGGCGGCTTTTGCAATGGCTTCTTCTTTATTCATGTTTGCTCCAGTTTGTTTCATTTCTTGCCTTTGGCTTGTTTGCCTTCGGTATGTGCGCATTATAGCGGATTCATCGACCGTTGCAAGCGCTTTTTCGCATTCTTTTCTTCTTTTTTCGTTTGTCTTTGATTTTGTTGTGTTTTTAGTTTTACCGGCCGTAGATTTTCTTGTAAGTGTTTGATTTTACAAGATGACGCATTGCTCCATTCCGCCTATATATAAGGACAAACGCGCGACTACAGCATTTACCGATGTTTGTCAATAGCTGTTTTATGTTTTCGGTTTTGCCAATCATCGCGCCTATAGCATAGCCTTCGCTGTTTGTCAATACTTGCCTTGTTCCGGTTTTTGTGTTTATGCGGGTTCTGGTTTTGCACATTTTCCGGCGATTGTCAATACTTGTTTTTCGGATTGTTTTATGATTGGCTCATGGATATCAGCCACAATTTAACAGCATTGTCAATTAACGTTTTGTAATTTACATTTTGCTTGTTTTGTGATTGGCGTTTAATGGCATTCCATCGCCATATAACACAATCCGCGAGAAATTTCTATTAACTATATGTTAATCAAAAAGAGCTTGCATTTCTGATTTTTAACCATCGCAATTTTTAGCCTCGCCTACAATGCGCCCCATAACGCGGATACATATTACACTTGCATTTTTGCCCGCCCTGTGTTTATCGATTAGGCTATATTCGTTACTGTATCCAATTGGCGCTTATAGCTTATGGTGATAGCAGCCAGCCGACAATTTATAAGACAAGTATAATAGCGGTTCTATAACAAATGGATTACTTAGTTTTCTTGCGATTATATCGCTCTGATATAATCACAAAGTGAAACCTTAACGTTTGCAAGCTATCCATGACTCTTTGCGAATCATTATCAGATAGGTTTCAGGTATATGAGAATGAATCTTATTCCCATCCTCAAGAGGGAATGAGAAGGGTTCTCAGAAGGAAAACTAGGACAGGAATGAGGCATGGGAGGAGGTGACACCCCTGAAGCACGTGTTTTTGAACTTTTTCAGAAATTTTTCAGATTTTTTCAAAATTTTTAAAAGTTTTTCAGCCATTTTCAAAATTATTCGGAAGTTTTTAGAACTTGCTGCTATAACGCCTTATCGTTTTAATCATTAAAGCCCTCTGGAATGAGGGCTTTTCTGTTATTAAAACAGGGCTTCTAAATCGCGTTTTAAGGCTTTATATTAGAATTTACTAATATAAGTAAACTATTGATTTTGTTGAAGTTGTTAGTTTTGTCTAAAATTCTAAGGGTAACCTACTGGGTCAGCATTTTAACGCCTTAGAAAGCCATTCAGGCGGTTTTAGAGGCATTTTAGAGCCTATACCAATCATCTTTCACTACATCATAAACAAAACCAAGTTTATTCAATTTATCTCTCCATCTATCGGCTTGTTTATAATCTTCCATTGACCTGTAGCCTCTAATGCTATGCACATATCCTTCAGCCATCTCGCAAAGAACCTTCAGCTTCATTCGTTTAATTTCCCAGTCTTCGCGGGGCTTATTCTTTGAATGAAATGAAGGATATGCGGCGAAGAACCAATGCGTATTATCAACTAGCCTATCAGTTTTGCCACTTAGTTCTTTGTAAGTTTCATTGGGAAGGATTGGAATAACTACAGCGCGCCCGTCGTTATTGTAATAGCCCCGCTGCAACTGGGCTTTGCCAAATGTTTCATTGTTCATAATAAGCTTCTTTCGATTGCTTTACAGAGCGCATTATAACTGACCTGAACGCCAGTTCGCTTACATTCCTTTAAGTTCTGCAAATGTGGCTTTCAACAAATAATCCAATAAAACAACAACTTAAAGTAAATCTGTATGGATGCTTTCCTTTCATTCCTTGCCAATCTAACCCTTGATAAAGCCTTCTCAGTAGGGCTTACTGTTATTCTTGCTTTCATTCTCTTGAAAGCTATTCATGGTTTGGATTTAGCGGAAATGTTTGAATCGCATGGAAGCGGGAAAATCAGCCACACTAAATTTTGGAGCAATGTAGCATACTTAGTAGGCACGATTTCATTTATAAAGATTAACTTTTCCGAGCATCCGCCAGAATACTTGCCTGAACTTTGGCTGTTCTTTCTAGGTGTTATTGGCGGTAATTCTGCTGTAAGTAAATGGATAAGCCTCAAGTATCAAAACAACAAAGGGCGGTATGACGATGACGATTACTACGGCAGGGGCAGGTCTTATTCAATGTGGCGGGATGAGAATGTAAACGGTGGCGAAGGGGCGGATAAAGAGGCGGAAGACGAAGCCATCCAAAAAGCCCTTGCTAGAAGTATGGGCAATAAAGAAGCTGGCGATTAAGCCAGCTTTCTTTTATTCTTTTTCATCTTCCTGTTCTATCACTTCTTCGGTAAGGCTAACAGCAACCTGATAATGTAGCCAAAGTTCGTTGGCTTCATAATAGAATTTATAGCCCTTATAAAGAACCTTGAAATCTTCCCGAATAATATCAAAATCTGGAAGGAAATCAAGCACTAAAGCATCAACATCTTTAATTTTCCTGAAGTTGATTTCATCCCTATCAACACAAACGTAGAAGGCGTTTTGAGTGATGGGAATAATGCGTTTGATGATTTTAGAGCCAATAGTCAATGCGCCATTTTCTTCTTGTTTGTAGCCAGATAACACGCTAAAAATGTTGTTCTTTGTATTCAAATTACTTCACTCCTTCTAGTCCAATTATGCCCTTCTGATTTATAGAGTTTAACTCTTTCCTGCCCATGACGATAGCCCCATCCGTAAGAATCAACGTAATCCAGAATGTAGGCTTTGTCTTTGCCTTTACAGTTTCTTATGGTTCTTCCTAATGCCTGAATCAATGAAACTTCAGCTTTCATGGGCTGGGCTAAAGCTAGAACTCTTAGATTTGGCGCGTTTACACCAGTTGCCATTGTTTTGTAAGAAGCAACAACAATGGTGTTTTCGCCGTCAGCAAACATGTCTTTGATACGGATTCTTTCATCCGCTGATACTTCGCCATCCACGTATTCTACGTTAATGTTTAAGCCTTTTTCATTAACTTGTCGTTTGATTTCTTCATAAAGATTCGTGCCATATGCCCTTCTGATGAATAATGCAATGGTGTTTGTTTGTTTGGATATTAAATCATTAGCTACGTATTCTAAGCGCTTTTTGTCATTAGCGTAGTAAGACTGGAACTCAGCGTATTCATCAAATGTTGGTCTAAATGTATGTTTTAACGTAACAATTTCAATATTAACTGGCGTTGCTTGTCCGTTCTCAATGAGTTCTTTAGCTTTGATGATAGGAAGAATGTCAGAAAACAATTTTAACGTGTTTAAACGGGATTCTTTGTTAGAAGGCAATGAACCTGTCATGCCAAAGATATAGGACGCATGCCAACATTTCTCAAGAATTGCAGTTATTGATGGCGTTGTTGCTTTATGCCCTTCGTCAATGATTACACAATCAAACTGTTTGAAGTATTCGTCTTCTTCTTTCATGGAAGCATAGGTTGAAATGAAGATAAGCCCTGATTCATCATACTTTGAATCTTTTGACTTGCCATGAATAGCCTTGATTTTATCTTTCCAGAACTTCTCTTTCTTGGTGTATGACAAGAAATCTGATTTTAGCTGTTCAACTAGTGTTACTGAATCCGTAATAATCAATACTTTCTTTAATGGCGTTTCTTTGGTTTTCAGTTGTTCTCTTAGAAAAATGCCCGCTAAAGCATAAATGATGAATGACTTTCCGCCCGATGTAGCTATGGTGCAGAACAGGTTCTTGCGGTAAAGGAACGATTTAATAGCTTTTTCTTGATGGGGGTGGGGCTGGAAGTGCCCTTTGAAATCATCTTTCAGGAAGTTATTGTAGGCGTTTTCAACCCATTCTTTATCGTTATGATGAACAAGTTCCGGGTCAACATTAAAGGTAAAGCCATTTGCTTTTAGCAGCTTTATCAAATCCCATACAAGTTTACAGGGCATTTTATAGCCCTGCTTATGAAACATTCTTTTTACTGGAACATAGCCAAACTTCTTTCTTTTCATTTCCTTGTTCTGTTCCACTTCGTAAGTGTAGTGTTCATAAAGGAAATCAATGAATTTCAAAAGCCTTTTGTTCTTCGTGTCAAACTTTAGCTTTAGCGTCCAGTCATCGGTTTTGATAATGTCGAAATCTTTTGCTTCAGCCATTTAATAGCCCCCGTTTTGAAACTTCTGATACTCAATAGCGTTCTTGATGTAAAAACCCCTTGAGGAAATTTGCTTCAGGAAATCTTCTACTTGTTTAAGGATAGCTTCAGCTTGTCTTACTCGCTTGTAGAGTTGGTTGTATTCATCATCGCCTTTAATGTATGTGTCAACATCAGTTTTAAGCACTTTTATCTTCTTGGGCTTTTCCTTGTACACTTCATCATCAGCTTTGCCTAAGTAATAATCAGAAAGCCTTAACTTGGTTTTGTTCTGTTCTTCATACAGTTCAGCTAGCTGCATTTCAAGGTCATAACGGATGTTAGCGTACTTGGTATAAAGAGATGGTGTACGTAATGATTCATGGGAAAGTTCGGTTTCATCAATGTTGGCGTCTTGTGCCATCATTACCTGTAATTCTTTAATGTTCAATTTGTTACTCCTGATTTGTACAAGTAAAAGTGGGTATCGAATAGTTCTTGGCGAAGTTCGCCATTAGTAACAGCCGTGATTCCATCAGCATTGCACTTTAGAACAAAGGCTTCAACATCGCTATTAACAAGTGGGAAGATTACTACCTGAACAAAGCCATTTTTGTTGTATTCCTGCTTGGAAAAGTAAACCTTGACCTTGCCAATCAAGTGTTTGTAAATGTCAATTAGTGTTTCAAGGAGTGGCATGACTTTTAAGAACACATTTTTGTTTTCATTTGTTCTCTGAAAACGCCCCTTAATTCAACAAAAGCCTTGTTAAGCTGGCTATCTGGCAGGATTCTAGTGTCAAAAATGTTTGAAGTAACGAACGCATTGTTATCTTGTCCAAATGAAACAAGAAGCTGCTTTACATCAGTTCCAATAACGGAAGGCTGTGCGTAGAAGGCTGTTGGTGTGATAGTAAATGTGCCAACTGGCATCTCGTCCAGAACGACACCAAGTTGCGCCCCGAATTTATCAAAGGAAACAAACTCTTTCTTCTTGGTTACAAGTTGAACGTAGAAAAAGATTTCTTCATAAGTTTTAACTTCAACGAATGAATACTTTTCCTCGTAACTATAACGAATAAGAAAATGGTCTTCATAAACTGCAATCTTAACTACCCCGCCAGATTTATCTGTTTTATGGGTGAAATGAACATCCACAAAATCTTCGTCATTGAAGAAAGTAAGGTAAACCTTGCCATCTGATTTTGGCACGATTTGTTTAGCCAACTTCAGCGCTTTATGAATTTCTGGTTTCTTAGGCTTCAGCTTTTCCGTCTTAACAAGCTCTTTTACTTGCTTGAAATCCTTTCTTATTGGTGCTGCTGCTGATGGCGAAAAGACTTGATAGCCATCTTCATTACAGCCAATGATAATTTCGTTTTCTCTTGCATCCAGCTTAACTAGCAAAACTGGCGTCTTAGTTAGCCGCCAGAATATGTAATTTGCAAAGTTCTTGTTATACAGCATATGAATAAGCTCCTTTTTAAAGAATACGCGCCATGACAACAAGGCGTTCGGCAACTTTATCAGCAGGAATTTCTTGACCCATATCATTTCTAAAACGAATATCGCCGTGTTTATCGAATAACGCCACGATAATATTCCCCGCTTGAGCATTGACAGGAATCATGTTAATCCAAACTAGCACTTTTCCGGTACTAGGGTCAACTTCTTTGGCAATATTAAAGCCTTCAATGAATATTCCATAGCGTTCAACTACTTCATATAACCGCTCGGCTTGTGCCAGCGGTTCTGGGTTAATTCTTGCTTCCTTACAAGAGAATGGAAGGTTTTTGAAAAGTTCACGGAACTTAGTCCATGATGTTGCAGCGGCTTTATAGCCTGTTACATTATCCTGAAGAATGCCACTAGCACCTTTATTGAAGAAAACCAAGTTATGACTTTTTGCAGCTGTATTGATACAGCCCCATCCGCCATACATAGCAAATTCAGGGAACGTTTTAACCATGAGCTTAATCATAGGCAAAACATAATCTTTGTTGGATTTTTCGTAGCTAGGCAACTTCAGAACCTTGATGAACTTAATAATGGCTTCATCATCAAGGACATCAATCATGTTTTGATGGTGCTGAATGAACAGGTTGCGGTCTTTATCACTTTTAATGATGAAGAACTCTTCGCCAACATAGCAGGAAATGCTGAAGAAGTCTTTGTTAAGCCGAAGTTCTGTAACGCTGCAATGTTCAACAATCATATTGTAAATGTAGCAACATTGCGTCACTACAGGAAAATCCTCAAGCGAAATCGCTTTTACGGCTTCTTTCTTTTGCTTGTATTCTTCTTTAATAGAAAGATTGCCATAAGGGCGGAAAGCAGCCAAAGCGTGCTGCTTATAGGGGCGGAAGTAAACATCGCCAGTATAAGCCCAACACAGACTTGCTATGGTTTTCATATTGTTGGTGTTCAGTTTCTTCATGGCTCTTTGTTCTCCTTTGTAGATAACGAATAGGCGCATTTTAACCATGCGCCCTGATGTTTGCCCTTACTACTCGTTCACAATTTCCGTAAAGCCTTTTACCTTCTTCAAGTGAATAGAAGAATGGCACAGGTCAAGAATGTCTTCAGCGTTTGGCGAAATGATGAAAGTGTTCTGATTGTCTTTGCTGTTCAGAATGTCAATGAAAGCCTTACAGCCCTGATAATCCATTGATGTATTGAAGATTTCATCCATGATTAGCAGGTTCGTTTTAAGCTCGGCTTTCATGGCTGCTACTTCCCGCCAAGCTAACATGATTGACAAATCAACCCGCAGCTTTTCGCCTTCCGAAAGCTGGTAGAAGGAAAAGTTATCAAAGCCCCGTTTCTTGATGGTTTCCTTAAAGTCTTCATCAAAACTTACTGTGGCGAATAGTCCTAATTGAGAAACATATTCATTTATAAGACTGTTAATAACTGGCAGATACTTCTTAATCACAATAGCCTTAATGCCCCCATCAGACAAGAGCCAAAGTGTTTCTTTGTACACTTCTTGCTGTTCTTGTAAAAGGGCAAGACTAGTTTTATGGGCTTCTAGTGAACTTTTAACTTCTTTCATCTTCTCTTTAAGCTCATTGACAGTCTTATCTTCTTGTTTGTTATTGGTTTGTTTAGTAAGCCTGTCTAAGCCCCTGATAACATTAGACAATTTGGTTTCATTGTCTCTAATATTGAACAAAATGGCTTCCAAGTTGTTGATTTTGTTATCAATTTCTTCTTGTTGTGTAATAAGGTCTTCGCATTTGCTGTTTAGCTTGTCTTCTTTATCTTTCAGTTCTTGAATGATGCCTTCTTGTTCTTCTTTAATAGACTGTTTATGGGCTTCTGTAATGGCTTGTTTGCAGGTTGGGCAGGTTTCAGTTGTCTGAATGAAAGACAAGAACTGCTGCTGGTCTTTGAGTTTTTGTGCAAGTGAAAATTTGAAGGTTTCAATCTTTGAAATGCCAGCTTTCACTTCTTTTGCTTCTTGCTTCTTACCGTCGTATTCTTCTTTGTTGAATGAACTGTTCAGCTTTTCTAAAGCCGCCTTAAGTTCATCTTGTTCAGCCTTTTTAGAACTGATTTCTTCTTTGTTGGCATCTTCCAGATTCTTCTTAAGGGTTTTAACAGTTTCAAAGTGCTGCGCTAGAAGTTTCTCTTGCAAACGAATCTCATGTTCTTCATCAGAAATCTTGGCTTGAAGCTGTTTCTGGTTCTCTTTGTGCTTTTCTAGCATCGCCCTGTAAACGGATGTGTTCAGAATGGATTCAACAAACTGGCGTCTTTTGTCTAAAGGCAAAGAAATGAATGAAGTGTAATCAGCTTTGCCCATTGCAATGATTTGTTTAAACGTTGAATATGGCACTTCAAGAAGTTCTTCTTCAATGAAAGCCTGCTGCGTCATGGTTTGCGGCAGTAATTCACCGTTTCTGGTAATTGTCAAGAACTGGGGCTTGTAGCCTCTATGAATAATGTATTCATCATTGTTCTTCATGAAGGTAAGCCTTACTTCCAGTCCTTTTACGTTCTGGTTGTTTACCAGTTCACCCAGTTTAATCTTCTTGTAGGGCTTGTTGTAGAGGCAGAAGCAAAGGCTTTCCAGCATGAGTGAAGATTTAGAAGTGCCATTTTCACCATACACAACTGTTGTCTTGTGGCGGTTCAGGTCAACCGTAATGAACTCATCGCCAATAGTAGCCAAGTTCTTTACTTCTAAACGTTTGAAAAGTAACATAAATTCTCTCCTTTAAGGGCTTTCAACAGGAGACATTATATAAGGCTCTACAGCCCTTTTGTTACAGTTCATAAATAGTCTTAAGTTTCAATCACTTAGCATTTCAACTATGAAACAAAAGCCTTTCTATCACGCCACTACTAGAAACCTTGTAGCTACATTTGGTGCAATCTTCAATGACCTGCACATCAAGCTAGACCCTAGTTCACCTGATTACAAAGTGCCACTACGCTTTGCTAACAGGGACAAGTTTCTTTCTGTTCTTATGGATGCGCCAGACCCGTATTCAAAGGTTAGCCAACGACAGTCTGTACATATGGCTTTTGATTTGACGGGAATGAACTATGCCAGTGAACGTGCCAAGAACACCAACAACCTCATTACTTCATCTGAGAAAGATGAACGCAAAGTAATGTACACAAGAGTGCCTTATGACTTGTCTTTCTCATTGTTCATTGCTTCTAAAGACCTTGAACCTTCTTTGATGATATTAGAACAAATCCTGCCCATCTTCAGACCCGCATTAAACGTTACCATTGAGGAAGTGAAGGACTTTAACCTGAAAACGGATATTTCCATAGGGCTTAATTCTGTAAACCCCATGATGGAATATGAAGGCGATTACAGGGAACAAAGAATCATCATGTGGGAATTGCAGTTCACCATGAAGGCTTGGTACTACTGCCGCATTGACACGATAGAAAGAATTAAAGAAGTGATTGTCGATTTGTTTAGAAGTAAAGGTTCAGACAATCATAGTGGCGATGAATGGCTAGCCGAATATACAGCTATTGTAGAACCTAGAAATACTCGTAAAGAAGATGAGCATAAGATTATTGAAAAGTGGGAAGAACAATGAGTGGTGTTGAAATTATTGAAGGACAGTTACTTCACGAATTTGTAGATACATTAAATCAAACCAAATTGCCACTATTGGATTCTATAAATTCTTCTCCTTCTGACAATGATGACTTACCAATCGCTTTTAATCACGAAGACGAAGCCTTTAGGGAAGAAGTTGAAGCTAATATCAAGGAAGACTATAGAAAAGCTAGAAAGACCATTCAAAGCATTCTGGTGAATGTAAATGAGCCATTTATAACTGCTGTTCAACAAGCTGTAGAAAGTGGCGACCCGAAGATGGTTTCGGCTTTGTCTTCTTTGATGGGAACGATTACTACATCGAATATCAAACTGGTTGAACTTAGTCAGAAGATGAAGGACAACTTGTTTGTGGGGATTGATGAGAATGATTCTTCTAATAGTTCTTCTGCTGGTGGCTCTAAGCAGGAAGTGAAGGAACAACACAACACGCAAATCAACTGCTACTTCCATGGCTCTACTGAAAGCCTGATTAGCAGGGCTTCTACAGATGATGCCACTGGCTGATGTCTGATGTTCGTCTTTTTTTATCTCATATCGAACTGGCTTCTGAGTAGCTTCTTCCAACAACATGATGTTCGTCTTTTTTTTTATCTCATATCGAAGCCCATTGAAGGCTCTTTCGCCAGATGTTTGTTTTTTTCTTTTTCTCAACATATGGACAATAAGATATGCGAGGCGGTAGTTATGATAGATATTAAAAAAACAAACATTTTTACTGTTAGAAGCCATCTGTAAAGTCTGTTTTTTATAAGATAAAAAGACAAACATCTAGCTTTGAAGCCAGTTCGATATGAGATAAAAAAAAGACGAACATTTAGTTTTGATGCCATCTAGAAGTCCTACTGTGAAGACATACCACCCAAGAGCAACCAGAAGCCAGTTTTGTAAGAGATAAAAAAAAGACGAACATCATGTGAAGATGGCGTCTGCAAGAACACTATAGATAATCTACTTAACAACCATTATCATCTTCTAAGAAGACAAAAAGAAAGCCCTCTTAAAAGAGAGCCTTCATTTATGTTTCACACTTTCTTACTTATAGCCAATGAATGTTTGGATTCCTGATTTCAAGTCCGTTTAATGTGATGTACTGATACTCAAAACTTACATTCGTTGTAATAATAGTATCTTCAGTATTCAATGTGCTTAATTGAAAGCCACCTATATTCGTTATAAAGGCATTATGGAATTTAATCTCAATGTCGTGTTTTAAGTTTCTAGTACGCCATTTAATGAATACATCCACATAACGTTCTGATACATTGGCTTTGAAGTTTGTCTTTTTAATCCAGTCAAAAAGTGCAGTTAAATTTGCAAGGTCTTCATCAACTGCAATGTCAACTGAAAGTGTTCCGTACTTAATAAAATCACCAACTTGTTTGTTGTCGTTTCCTTTGAATGGTGTTTCAACAGCTGGAATATCTATTGAAGGAAAGTTGAATGACTGAATGAAGTAATTCAGGTTGTCAAAGTCGGGAATGATAAGTTGAGCAACGTTGCCAATGGCTTCGTTGTAGTTATTTAAGTCCCTTAAAACAGGATTGTTATAGTTCGCTGTAGTTGTAGCCATCTTCACTTTCTCCTTACAGTGAAATTACTAACTTAACTTTTTCATACTGCCCTGCAACCCTGATTAAACGGTTTGAAGTCTGTCTGAAGAGTATCAGCCCTTCTTCCGGGTTTAGTTTGGGCAGTTTGGATTTCTGGTCTGCCCATGCTCTATGTGCTTTGCCAATGTATTCAGGTTTGTTAGCAGGATTGCCATCAATATCATAAAGATTAACTGCAAGCAATACTTCCCTGTAGTCTGAATCATAGTCAAAGTAAGTTTCATTTGGGTTCAGGTCAACGTTAATCATGATGGCGTTGTCTTGAATAGTTGCCAAAATGTTAGGATTAGAAACTGAATAGGGCAGAAGTGAAACCCTGCCAACTGCTGAATTTTTGCCGGATACTACATAAAGCGTGGCGTAGGAATAACCTTCACCTTTTTCTTTGACTTCTACGGATGAAATGATGCCTTTAGCAGTGGATACTTTGGCTTCTAATACAGCGCCCTGACCATCGCCTTCTATATGAATAGAAACAGAGCCTTGTTTGTAGCCTTCCCCACCTTTTAAAACTTCCACGTCTTTTATATAGGTCTTGCCTGTAAGCGTATCCAGAGCCATGATGGCTTTTAGTTCAGCGCCTTGTCCTTGGGCATCTGGGGATTTTTCTTTCAATACGATAATGGTTTCTTCTGCGTAATCATGCCCTGCATTCTTCACTTCCATGTATTCCAGAATGCCTTGCGTGTTCAAGTGAGGAATAAGATTAGCGTCTTGCCCTTCACCTTTTTGCTGAAATTCTATTACAATGTTGTTTTTATTAGCAAATTGTCCTTTTTGCGGGCTTACTAGCGTAACTGTTGCGATGCCACCCCTGTTATTCTTCATGTCCGGGTTGAATGTAATATCACCATTTAAAGGAATGAACTCATCAGTCAGGAATTTTGAGTTCTGAATATCAATCTTCGCCATGAAGTACCAAACATAACCATCTGGCAGTTGTATGGGCTGGGTTGAAGTGCCAATAGGTTCAATGGTGGATTTCTGATTGTTGTTATTAGAAAGGCAGTAGTAAACACAGCCTTCTTTGTTGGTTACGTAATAGGGCAGTTTGTAAGCAGTTTTGTCTTTCTTGAATTCTTCATACTTTTCTTCTGCTTTCCATGTGTTTCTACGGGCAACCATTGCAACAGAAGATTTATCAATTTTCTTGGCGTAGATGATGTCCTGAATACATTGTCTGGTTACGTACTGATTGATTGCGGGCGTAACGGGATTATCAGTGCCATCCCATGAGTTCTGTCTGCCAAGTGTTAAGTACATGTCAAACATGCCATTATCAACAATGGTAGATTCGCCCAAGTACATCCAACGAATGCCACCATCAGATTCTACTTGTCCTTGCTTGGCGTGAATGGGCGCTTGGTTGCCTGTTTTTGAGCCTAGAACAGAAACATACTTGTTCTTGGTTCTTTTACCATTGATTTCATACGTGTGGGTAACTGTTGTGCCAATGGGGTATTCAGTAAATGGCTGCCATACCTTCTCAACGTTGTTTGTAAATGAGTTTACAAAACCTGTAAGAAAGTAGTCTTTGAGGAAATCAGCGAATCTATACAATCTTTTCATAAGGTTTATAAGGGCTTAGGAAGCTAGAAATTGATTTTATTTTTGAAATCAACTAAATAGCTACAACTTTCAATTTAATCAATCTTTTAGCTAAAAGAAGGAAATTAAACTTTATGAATATTAAAGAACTGCTTGAAAATCTGGGCATCACTGATGAAGCCCAACAAGAAGCCTTTACTTCAGCCGTTGATTCTTATGTAACCGAAAGACAGGCTGAGTACAAGAAAAGCCTTGATGAAAAGAACGCTGTTGAACTGGCCAAGAAATTGGAAAGCCTGCAAAAGAAAAACGAAAAGACCCTGAAAGAAAGCGTTGATAAAGCTGTTGAAGAAACTACTGCACAGCTTGTTGAATACCACGAATCTGAACTTGCTCGCCAGCTTTCTGAAGTCTCTGAACAGCTTAAAGTTGCCCAAGATGTGCGCAATGTTCGCAACGGCATGATGAAAGTCATGGAAGGTCTGAAAGAAGCTGGTATTGAAACTTCGCAACTTCTGGAAAGCGTTGTTGCTGATGAAATTAAAGCGCTGCAAGAAAGCCTTACTGAAAAAGACAACCTTTTAGAAGAATCCCAAAAAGCTACTAAAGCTGCTTACAGAGCATTCTTAGTAAGCGAAGCCACCCGTTCTATGGCTGATTCTCAACGCGATTCTGTTGTTGACATCATGGCACAAATTGACGAATCCTACACTTCTGACCAGTTCAAGAAAATGCTTGACCTTGTAATCATGGAAAAGAAACTGGTTAAAGAAGAAGATGAAGACAAAGCTGATGATGACGATAAAGCTGGCGATGATAAGGCGTCTGATAAATCCGATGATAAGAAAGAAGGCACTAAAGAAGTTGATGAAAGCCTTAAAGGTCTTTTCAATCGCGGAAGTTTCTTTTAATTTCAAATGTTTCTAAATAACGTTAATTATTTCAATTCTTTACGTAAGGACTAAAAACTAATGCAAACTGCACAACAACTTTTTGAATCTGCTCAAGCTGAAGGCGCTAAGAATCTGCGCGCGCTGGCAGAAAAATGGTCTAACCCTACTGGCGAAGGCGATATTCTTGACATCAAGAAACTGCAAGAATATGTAAGTGTTAGCAAATTCAATACCACCCTGCAACTGCTGGAAAACGAAGCTAAAGCGCTGAAAGAAGACGTAAACGTTACCAGCCAAATCAAAGGCTATGACCCGGTTCTGATTAGCATGGTTCGCCGTATGACCCCGCAACTGATTGCTTATGATGTTTGCGGTGTTCAGCCCATGAACATGCCTACTGGTCTGGGCTTTGCAATTCGTGCGCTTTATCCGAACGCAGCTTCTCCGCAATTCAATAACACTTCTAAAGAAGCACTCTTCAAGGAAGTTGATACCGCACATTCTGGTACTGGTACCGATGACCGCAGTGACAACCCGTTCACCGATGTTGACCTGCTGGTTAAAACTGGTCATGGTATGGATACTCCGACTGGTGAAACTGCTGCATGGAAAAACATGGGTATCACCATTGACAAGATTGCGCTTGAAGCCAAAACTCGCCAATTGCGTGCTGATTACTCATTTGAACTTGAAAAAGACATGCAGGCTGTTCACAACTTGTCAGCCCGTGCTGAACTTTCTAACATTCTGGCTCAAGAAATCGTTCTGGAACAAAACCAAGAAATCGTTCGCACCATCATGCACGCTGCTCACATTGGCGCGCAAAACCAAACAACTGCTGGTACCTTTGACTATGCAACTGGTACTGATGGTCGTTGGGCTGGCGAAAAAGCTCTGGGTCTGTGGGCGTACATTCGTAGCGAAGCTGCTCGTTTGTATCTGGAAAACCGTCGTGGCGCTGGTAACTTCATCATCACTTCTATGGGTGTAGCTAATGCTCTGCAGCTGGCTGGCATTCTGAAGAATGACACCAACTATGCACAAAGCATTGACATCAACCTGCAATCTTCTACTTATGTAGGTATGGCTGGCCAGCTTAAAGTATTCGTTGACCCCTTCCTTACCCATGACGGTGTGGTTATCGGTTATAAAGGCGCTAACGAATTTGACGCTGGTGTTATCTACGCACCTTATGTTCCGCTTACCATGCACTCTGGTCTAGATGCAAGTAACGACCGCTTCCGCAATGCAATCGGCTTCCAACAACGCGCCGCCATTGCTGCGAACCCGTTCACTTCACTGGAAAAAGGTAAGAACATTTACTATTCTAAGTTTGCCATCTCCAACTTACCGTGGTAATACATTAGATAAAATGTTAAACTTAGCCCCTCTTTATAGAGGGGCTTTATTATGGAAATTTTCAAAACATTCAAATTTAGAATTAAACCAACTAAACAACAAATTATAGATTTAACAAATGCTTGTGATTGTGCAAGGTATGTGTATAACAGAGCGCTTGGCTATCATAATCTGGAATATAAAGAATCTAAAGAGAATAAATTCAATGCGTTTAAGTTAATGGGCATGCTCCCAGATTGGAAACGCGAGAAGGAATGGCTTGGTAAAGCGCCATCGCAAGTTTTACAACAAGCAATAAAGAATCTTGAACGCGCAATGAAGAATTACTTCACACAGGGCGCGACTTACCCATCATTCAAGAAACGAAATTTCAACACCAGTATAAAATTTCCACAATCTTTCAAAATTGATGAAGATAAGAGTAAATTTTACTTACCAAAGATAGGATGGGTTAAGTATTCAAACTCAAGAAACATTGAAGGAAAGGTAAAGAATATAGTCATTAAACGAAGCTGTGGGAGATGGTATGCAACTCTACAATGTCTCGTAGAAATCAAACAGGCTTCATATAAATTTAAGTCTCTTGGTATAGATTTAGGCGTCAAGAATTGTCTAGCTACTTCAGACGAAGAACTTATACAAGAAATTAGAGTTTATAGAGACAACGAAAAGAAACTTGTGAAGGTACAAAGAAAACTTGAACGTCAAATTCGCGGGTCGTCTAATTACAAGAAACAATTATTAAAACTGTCTAAATTACACGAGCATATAAGAAATAAGCGCCATCACTTATTACACAGAATAACCAAGGAAATAGCAAACAATAATTCTCATGTGTTTATAGAAAATGTCTCATCAAGAGAATTATTACATCAAGATTTTTCAACCGCCAAAAGGCATAAGACAAATTACAACAAAGCGTTGAATGAGCAAGGATGGTGGTATATAAAGACATTTCTTAGGTATAAACTTGAATGGCAAGGGAAAAATCTAATTATTGTTGATAGATTCAATTCATCTATTGAGTGCAACAGATGTAGTTACATTTCAGAAAGTAATCGAGTTACTAGAGATGAATTTATATGCCGTAGATGTGGTCATAAAGATAATGCTGATATTAACGCCGCCAAGAATATACTGAAACATGGTATAATTACATTACAGGGTAGTTCTGACCCGTAGCGCTTGTGAAGTGAACCTCGTTAGAGGTCAGCAGCAAGAATCTGATTATTCAGAGAGTTCATACCGGAAGTTTGCGTTATCAAATTTCATAAGAAAAGCCGCCTGAAATATGGCGGCTTTCTTTTTGTCTGCATCATTTAATTAGCCTTAAAAATCCTTAAGTAACTCTTCTTTATATACGGTCTATGCGAATTAGCGGCTACAAAACGGTTGTTTTGCAAAACATCAACTATGTAGAACTCATCACTTTCATTATTCACGAAAAATGCAAGCCCTTTAATCATTCCCCAGTCTCTCTTTGGCCTAGGGAATTCAATTTCTTCGGTTGATAACCATTTACCAGCATCCTCATCCCAAATGAAGAAGCTATTAAAGGGAATTTCTACCCGCTCATAACCTGTTTCTTGCTTGCTAACTTCTTTCATGATAGGCGATTCCGGTGTGCCGCCAATCTCAGTTAGTAATCCAGCATAAGCCTTTTCTATATCATAGAAAGGAAAGATGTTGTTGGGAAGGTTTCTTCTTTCGTAATATGCGGTATTAATCATAATCAGCAACTCCGTCTTTAATGTCTTTGAGCCATGAGGAATACCAAAGCCCGTTAATGTTTGAGTTAAACCATTTGTCCCTGTCTTCTAAGCAGCCCATCTGGAACTGAAGTTTAACCTCAAGATAGTTGGCATACTTCTGCTCTTTGCAAAGGTAAATGATTTCTCTTTTCCAGTTGAGTTTGTCTTCAGCCGTTCTGGTTAGCTCTTTAATGTCATCAGACGATGAAAAGTAAGAAAGCCAGTTTGAAACAACAGTTTGTTTTCTCTTTTTATCTTTAACAGTTCTCTTGGAATGAAAGGCCTTCTTACCAATGTACATTTTTCCTGTAGGAATGTGGGTCATTAAGTACACAAAGGCTTCGTATTGTTCAGGGAAGTCATGGATTTGAGTGTCTGTTAAAGGCTGGGAATGATAAAGCCAGCTTGGTATGTCTGGCTTTTTAGAAGATGAAGTTTTACGGGGCATTTTGAAGTGGTTAGTTTGTAAGGCTGATGTGGCTTTACTTTAACACGCCACCTACACCGTTCTTCAGATAAATCCAGAACTGATGCTTCTTCAGTGTTGTAATGTTTTCAGTAATTTTCTGTATTTTCTTTAGCTTAGTATGTTTCTTTCCCATGATACATGGCACAAGTTCTGGATTGCCATGCTTGATGTAAACAAGATAAGACTGTCCGTACTTCACGCCAATTTGTCTAAGTTTGTTAAGCTGAATGTTGTTAGTAATCTTCACAAGGCAGGTTTCTTCCTTCACCACTTGATTGCCATTATTAGGATTCCATGAACCTGATTTGGTTTTATAAACTTTCAAATCTTCCAATGTAACCAGTTCAGCAAAAAGCGAACTTGTTTTGTCAGAAGCTGCTGTCTTGCCATTCATCACAACCCATTGCCCTTTTGTTACTTCTTCAAAGTTAGGTGGCGGTAGCGAGCCTTGCTGTGTTGATGATAATGGGTTTAATGATTCTTTTTGATTTTTCAGCCAGTTGAACATAAGTTACTTTTTTCCTTTCTTGACTGGCATTGGGGCTTTAGAAGCATTGTTCTGTTCTACAATGCCTTTAACACCATCAGCCCATGCAATACATTGTCCCAGTGCTACTCTGGATTTTTCGGCATCTGTAATGAGTTGGAAAAGATTTGCAGAAACCTCTCTTGAAAACTTCTCTGTGAGTAGCTTTGACGTATCTCTGATGGAAGTTCTGGAATCATTAAGGGCTTTGGCGGTGCTGTTATAAATGTCTCCTTTGAGTTCTTGGCGCAGCCTGCTAGCGATAACACTGGCAACAGCATCAGGGTCATCAATAAGGGTTTTGGCGTCATTGTTCCATTCATCAATTTCATTGTTTTTCTCCTGCAATTTTTGGGTAATGGATTTGTTCAGTTCTGAAGTTTGTGTGTACACGGTAGCAATGTATTCTTGCTGCTGCCTGAAGGCTTCCGCGTTAGCTTCCCGCATGTCTGATATGGTTTCTTTGAGTAAAGCTGTTTGCTGTAAGTATTCAGCTTTCTGCGCTTTTAGTTGATAGGCTAGGTAAAGAAAAGCCGCCGCCACAATGGCAAACAAGACAAATTTCCTATACTTCCAAGCCAGATTTAGATAAGTCATAATCATTTAATTCATCCTTCCTGTGAGTTCATAGTAGAAATTTTCATCGTATGGTAAGTTTTGTTCAGCGTAGTTAAGTATGGTTAAGATGGCATTCATTTTAAGTCTTTGTCTTTCATCGGTAAAAACAAAAGGAATGGCTTTTAAAAGCCCTTTGCCAAATGCGTTATGAAGTAAAACAACATTGTTCAACAAAAGCCCATTGTTCTTTGTCTTCTTGGAAAGCATCCTTTTAACTGTTGTAAAGAGCTTTATGTCTTCATCAAATTCATAGATAACTTCGGATAGTGGCATGTTCATTCTGTAGCCATAATGAAAGGGCAAAAGCATTCTTTTTAATTCTTCTTCTTTCATCAATAGCCTTTGAACGGATTGTTTTCTTCAAAGTCCCTAATCTTCTTCTCATTGCTAGAGAAGGCATCAGATTGGTCTTCTGGATAATTGAAATCTTCTTCAGCACCAAGGAATGGCAAGCCATTTTCATCTTCAAGTTCAGTGAAGTCTTCGTTCTCTTGATACTTGTAAGATGAAGCAGAAACCCTGTAAACGTAATCTTTACCCCATTGGAAGTTATTCAAACCAGCATCCGTATAGGTAATCTGAAAAATGAAACGTTGCTGTTTGTAATCGCCAGCTTCAGCGTTATAGGGATTTGGCTTCTTGCCATCGTAGCGTTGCCCAGCATGAACGATAATCAAATCGCCTTCTCTTGGGCGGAAGAAAGTGTAAAGATTCTTCTGTTCTCTTTCAGCCATTATCTGTGCCCATGCTTTTTGGCTGATGATAAATTCGCCTTGTGGGGTAGCTGTCCAGCCGAATTTTGACATTAGCGCATTGTTATTGTCCCAGTCCATAATGTTTGAAGGGAAGGTAACGGCAATATCAAAGGCTTCAGCGAATTTTGAATAATCATATTCTTGCAGGATTTCATCAATTTCATATTCAGTCTTGAAGACGTAAGTAACCGTATAGCCTGATATAACAATCGCTTCATCCTGTAAGATTTGCACGGTGTTTTGTTCGTTCTGATTGTATTGATGGTCGAAGTAACGGGAAACATGTGATGCCTGCATTGGCTTGAACAAGTCTCTGTTCTTGTTCTTGTCAGTTGGATTTACGGCTCTTGGCATGACGATATAATAAAATTGATTGAAATTTCAACTATTTATAGGATGTGATTTATGGGTGCGCCAGCCGCAAGAAAAACAGATTTATCTTCTGGTCATAGTTGTTTTCCACCTGCTCCAATCATGAATGGCAGCAGCAATGTGAAAATCAATGGTAAAGAAGCTGCAAGACAAGGCGATAAGGTCAAAGAACATGCTTGTCCTTTAACCAGTAGTCATGGCAGCGTGATTATTAACCCCGGATGCAGCACTACGGTTTTTATAAACGGCAAGCCTGCTGCAAGAGTTGGTAGCCAATGTTCCTGTCCACAAACCATTATTACTGGCAGCGGCAACGTTATGATTGGTGGATAAACTGGATAAAACGAAAAGCCCCCATTTGACGTGGGGCTTTAATCGTTTTAGTTATAACTTCTGTGGCTTTCTAATGATGCTTATTGGCTCTTGAAAGTGAATGAAGTGGTTTGCCTTTTGGTTTCTATGCCATTGCCGTCATCATCATTCTTACTTGAACTGCTACCGACGCCAATGTAATCTTGTGAATCTTTCCATTCAGCACTAGCTTCTTCTCTACCATTATTAAAGCCATTCATTTCTTCTTCAGGTGGATAGAATTCAGGATGTTCTTTCTTTTCCGTCTTCAGCCTGTCATAGAACTCTTTAACTTCATTATCGGTGTAGTTCATGACATTCTTCATGATGTCGGAATGAGTGAAGTATTTGCCAATGTAAGGGTCGGCTACTTGAATAAGTTCCAGTTGTGTTCTAAGTTTTTCTTGCTTTTTAATTTCAACGAATGAATTGTCTTCTGTGTATTCCCAGAACAAATCATTCTGAATGATGTTTTCCCAGTCTTCATTAGTGATGACATTCTTCAGGATAAGTTCAGTTTTAAGCAGTTTTTCAACAACAGGAATGAACTGGCTTCTAAGCGTATCAATGAAACGGCGGAAACGATATTCGTCTCTTTGCATTTCAGAAACCCTGCCCAAAAGCAATGTTGAGTTCTGCATTTCGGCGTCTAACCGCCCAATAGGCACGTTCAAAGCTCTGTAGAACTTATCTCTTAAGTATTCAATGTCTTTGGTAACGCCTAAGTTCTCTGCACCCGGCGCTGTTTGAATTTCAGTGCCTTTCTGCCCATCCCTACGTGCAAGGTAATAATCCTCAACCATAGAATGAATAGCTTTACGGTTAATAAAGCCTTTTGAGGAAGAATCAAAGACAGTTTTGTTGTTAAACGTGTTTTTGACGTAATTCAAATGCTGTTGTGCTGCGGCATTGCCCATGCCACCAACATCAATGTAAATGTAGCGGCGTTCTGGCGCTCTAACAATTCTGTAGATAATCATGGCTTCTTCCATCATCTTCATGTTGTTGTATGGAATAAGCACTTTATGCAGGTTGGAAAGAATAACGTTTGCTTCTTGGTCAATAAGCCCAGAATCACTGTAAGCTATTGAATTATCTTCAAATTTTATATAAGTCTGCTGTTCTTGGTAATTGAAGGCATTGTAATTAAAGGAGTTTTCATTCCAAAACTTGTTAATTGTAGCGGCATCGTTCACATAGCTTTCTGGCAAGTAAACGTAGTAAATCTTTGAACGTTCTTTATCTTGCAAGCCAGTTTCCCTGTTGATAACAACTTCTTTAATTCGTTTGATGTAACGCGGGTCAATAAGTTGAATATGCTTAATGGTCTTTTCAGATTTATCAACTGCAATGTGATAAATCAAACGCCCATCAACATACCATTGCCGGAAGATGGCTTGCCCGTTCTTATCAAAGTCTAAAAGATAGTGATAAATGTATTCAAACGTTTCTTCAATTTTCTTCTGGGTTTTCAAAGAAAGCTGTGATTCAGGTTTGAATACAGGCTTGAATGCCATATCCCTGCCATCTGATGAGAAGCATTCATTTACAATTTCCCTAATAGCTTCATCCACATCAGCAGTTTTAGCCAAATCCCTGTAAGCATTGATAAGCTGCATTTCTTCTTTAGGAACAGAATAGCGCTCAATCATAGAAATGGCGTAAGCTGAAAGTTGAGAAGGCTGGTCTTCTCTTATTGCGTAAACAGAAGAGCCATCTCTAGGGTCTTTAACGGTATAAACAGCAGGATTATTCTTAAATTCCCGTTCCTCTTGTTGTTTCAGGTGCTTCAACGAAAGCGTCTGCAAGTTTTGTAAAGCCATATTATTCAATAAATCAATTAGTTATAACTCATTATATTTCATTGGCGAAAATAATTGCCAAATGATAATGAGCTTTCAGTTGTAACAATGGCTAATGAAACCCCTAAAGACGCTGTGATGGCGAATCCTGATAACCACATACCGCCACCAGAAAATCTTCCTAACATTGACCCTAGAAAAGGCACTAATCTAAACGGTATTGTCTTGCCAGATGATGCTGCGTATGGTTCAATTTCTAATGTTCTAAGGGGCATTCAAAGAAATGAACAGCTTGATGAAATTCGTAGAGGCGAATCCACTATTGAAGGCGGGGTTTGGCGGGATACAACAACTGGCAGCGTAATTCCTCGCTATGTTCCGCCATCACAAAACAATACCGTTATTACGGATAGGGAAGCTGAACGGGATGGCGTTACTACTAACGAACAAAGAAGCGCCAGAAACCAAATGAATGCTATCAGGGGCAAGATGCCATCTGGTAGTGGCAACAGCCCTTATAAATCTTTGTCTTCACAGCTTTTCTTTCTGAATACGGTTAATGATTCTGGAATGCTGAAGCCTTCCCGTTACATCATTGAATTTGAAAAGCCTAAAGCTCTGGCTAATGCAGAAAGAAACGCCAATAACAATGCTAATTCTGGCACTAATTTCAATATGGATACTAAGAAAGTTGGTGTTTTATGCCACACCGTTTCCATGCCCCAGAAATCTATCATGACTTATGAGCAAAAGCAAAGGGGAACAATTTATAAAGCGCCTTATACGGTAAGTTTTGACCCTTTGATGTGCATGTTCTATTGTGATGGTGATATGGAAGCTAGAAGATTCTTTGAGAACTGGGTTGCTTTGGCTATCAATTCAGATAGCAATGTGGTTTCTTATTACGATGACATTATTGCCAACATTTGGGTTTCTATTCTGGATAACGAAAACAATGTTCGTTATAGAGTTCGTTATAGAGAAGTTTATCCCTTGTCGGTATCGCCCCTTGAGCTTTCTTACACTATGCAAAACACGGTATTGAATTGCACAGTAAACTTTTCCTATAAATTCTTTGAGGTTGAACAATGAAAGAAGACGTAAACGTAACTTCCCAAATGGCAGGTGTTGACAAGCCCCTGAAGAAAAAGCCCCAGAAAAGGCTTGATGAAGATGGCTACATCAATTATCTTGAGCATTACTTCAGTTATCAGGATAACAATCCTGAAGAAGTTGAAGTCATTTATGACCCTGAAAATGGCGCTGTTGCTTTGATTACTGCTAACAAAAGCATCAGAAACATGATTCTCAATGATGCTGGGGAAAATCCTGATATTCAAACTGTTGAAGAAGATTTCTTGGTTGATGGCGATGAAGATTTGCCCAATATCGTTCAGGATGAAGAAGACTATGACGATGAAGACCCAGAAACACCAGCTTATGATGAAGATGAACTAGATGGCATTGTTGGTGCTTACGCCATTTACCTCTATCCAAAACCAGAAGAAGCTATTCTCGGCGCTACTATTATGAAAAGTCATGATGAATCAATGGCTTATGATAGTTCCCTGCTTACTGATGATAAAGAACTGGTTGAAGTAATCAGAAAAATTAGAATAAATTCAAAGGGTAAGAGAATCATCAAGTACAAATGTCAGAAAGGCTATAAATGGAACGGTAAATCCTGTCAGCCTATTGGTGGAACAGAAAGAAATCGCCGCAGAATGGCTATTAAGAAAGCTGTAAGAACCAAGAAAGCTAAAGGCGGGTCTTATTACAAAAGAATCGCTAGAAAGCGTAATAAAGCACGGCGTTTCCGTAAAGCGCAAGGACTTCGCTAATGGGCGTTTTAGATAAAGGTTTAAGCCGCGAGTTAAAGATTGATGAACGCTATAGCGATTTAGATATGGCTTTTGGTATTCATCCTTTAACTGGCGATGTAAAGCATGTGAAAGGTAGGAAAGCTGTTGTTCAATCCGTAAAACGGTTAGTCTTAATGAACAAATGGAGTGTTCCTTTTCATCCAGAAATCAACTGCGGTGTTGAGAATCAGCTCTTTGAAACCATGGGCGCTATTCATGTTTCAGCTTTCCAGAATCAGATTACTGAAATCCTGCAAATTTATGAGCCAAGAATAAAACTTGAGAAAGTAGATTGTAAGGTTAAGGATTCAGGGCAAAGCCTTGAAATCAATATTACTTTTGAAATTATTGCTTTGGATGAAACTGTTACAACAACGCTGATAATGAAAAGAGAACGCTAAGAAATGGAAAAAAAGAAAAGCCGCCATATCACAGGCGGCTTTCTTTTTGTTACTGTTTAGGCTTTATTTTTCGGCGCCATCAGCAGCAGGAAACTGCACTTTCTTGGCTCTTTCCCAATACTTAATACGTTCTTGAAGCCCATTGTAGCCACCATTGATGGCTTTTGTCATGGCTTTGAAGTTATCAAGTGTAGGTTCGTAAGTGTACTTTTCAAGGTTTCTTGAAGCGTAGTACCAGAAAGCTGATTTAACTGCCCATTCAGGCTGTTCAAGCAGTTCTGGATGTCTTACAAGGTCGAGCCCTAATGCCTTACCGCAAGCCGTATAGTTTGCTTTGCCTGTGATTTGAATCAAACCTCTACCTTTGTAGAATTGCCCATCGCCATCTGCTTGCGGAGTATTCCCTAAAGCAACGGCTAAACGACCAGTATCATACGCAGCACCAGAAGCCAGTTCTTTGGTATATCGAAACTCACCAGATTCAACAGCAAGCTGGGCAATGAACATACGGAAGGCTGTAATGTTCATACCGAATGAAACGATAGCTTCGTTTATATAAGGCAGGAAAATGTCTATACGATTCTTTGCATTGGGCATGATTTGTTGTAAATGTTCTCTTGTAACAAACATTATTAGAACTCCTGAACTTGAGTGAAGCCACTGAACGCGGGCAACGTCTTCATAGTGTCTTCGGTTATGAAAAATGTAACAGAACCAGTTAAAGGAACATTTATGAATACCTTGTCGCTGTGGACGTTGATATAACCCCTATTGTCTATATGAATCGCTGCGAAAAAAGGATTGCCATTAAAACTTGCCGATGCGGCAATACTAGCGAAGCCAAGTTTTTCAAAGGCAATCCTGAAGTTGTTAGGAAAGCCAAGACCTGATGATTCGCTAAGGCGACCAGTAGCAGAGGGAGTAGCTTTGACTTGCACGACGGCTACATTTTTGTTGACAATTAAACGCATATAGCCTCTGCCCTTTTTCATGGATGTTGGCAACCGTTCATCCTGCATGACGAATTTCAGAATTTCAGATTTGCCACCAGCAGCTTCCAGCTTGGTAACTTTGCTTTCTAGTGTAGTAATTTTCTCTGAAGCGGTTTTAAGGGCATCTTTGATACCCTTAATAGTAGAACCTACTTCCCGCATCAATTTTTTAAGATGTTCAGTAATAGTCATTTAGAAATGCCTTTTAGTTTTATGAAATGAAAAGATTCTGGATTTTCTTACGGAGAAGATGCTTCTTCACCAGAACGCGGCGGTTGTTGGGGTTGTGACAGTTCTTCGCTTCCTCTGCCTTCAGCACCAGCTTTCGGTTTCTTAGGATTGCCACCCTCAGAACCAGAAGCCGGAGGAGGCGAAGGCGGTTGTGAAGGCGGTTGTGAAGGCGGGGCAGAAGGTGAAGAAGGAAGAACCGCAGTAGCCGGGTCAATTTCAAAAGGGAAAGAAACCAGAAGTTCGCCAGTTTTCTTGTTATGAATACCGTCTTTCTTGGCTTCAATTTCGTATTGTTTGAGCCAATGGGCAGTTTTCATGTAAGCGGTTACATCAAGTTTTTGTGTCATGTTAATAAATTTCCGTTTGTTGCAACAAAAGTTTGATGTTATTTATCTGCCACAAAAACAATATATCAATAGAAATGTAACTTATTGATTTTCTTATGATTAAATTCCCTGTCCCCGACACGCCTGAAATTGAGGCAATGAAACAAGATAATTGCTACAACAGCATTCCAGCGTTAAAGGCTGCTGGTGTAGAATTGCCCCTTACCGAAGAACAAGTAAATGAAATCAGAAAATGCCAGAATGATTTCCTTTACTTCGTGAAGAACTATGTTGTTATTAACACATTGGATAAAGGTCAGCAAATCTTTGAACTGTTCCCTTTCCAAGAAGAACTAATAATGAACTTCAGGAAGAACAGATTTAACATTGCTATGCTTCCACGGCAAATGGGCAAATCAGCCTGTTCAATGGCTTATATTCTTTGGAAAAGCATCTTTACACCTGACTACACAACAGCAATATTGGCGCATAAGGAAACTGGCGCTAAGGAAGTTTTAGACAGATTCAAAGTAGCTTTTATGGCGTTGCCATGGTATATGAAGCCCGGTGTTGCTGTTTGGAACATGAAAAGTATTGTCTTGTCGCTTGGCGGTAATGGCACTAAAGTTTTCGCTGCGCCTTGTACAGTTGACGCCATTATCGGTAAATCCTGTAACTGCGTTTACATTGACGAAGCTGCGCACATTGACAACTTTCCTGAATTCTTTGGCAGGTCGTTCCCTACTTTGTCTTCAGGTAAAACATCACAAATGATTATTACCTCAACACCAAAAGGCATGAATTACTTTTGGAAACTTTATACAGAAGCGGAGCAAGGTGTTAATGGCTTTGTTCCTTTCTTTGCGCCATGGTACTTAAGACCTGATAGAGATGAAGAATGGTATGAAACCCAGAAGAAAGCAATGACTGACCAAGAGTTTAACCAAGAATACTTGTGTGAGTTCTTGGGTTCTTCTGCTACATTGGTTAATGGTGAAAAATTGAAAAGCTTATCGTGGCTACAGCCAGAAAGAACTGTTAATAATCTTGCCATTTATAAAGAATCAGAAGAAGGTAAGAAGTATGTTGTAAGTGTTGATGTTTCTGAAGGTTTGTCACAAGATTATTCAGTAGCCACAGTTATTGATATAAGTGGTGATGTTTACGAACAGGTTGCTGTTTACAGGGATAATCACATCCTGCCAGAGAACTTGGCTGAAGTGGTTTACGCAATCGCCACCAAGTACAACAACGCTTACGTTATTATTGAAAACAACTCCATTGGCAGGATTGTTTGTAACGCCTTGTATTACGACATGGATTATGAGTACATGCTTACTTCAAACGTTAGAAACGATGACGTGAAAGAAGGCTATACAAAGTTCAGTATTGGATTAAGACAAACTCCTAGAACAAAAAGCACTGGTTGCGCTATTCTAAAAGCCCTTATTGAATCAGATTCCTTCATTCTGAATGATGCGGATACGATTACAGAACTGTTTTCCTTTACCAAGCAGAAAACCAGTTATCAGGCTGATAATGGCAAGACTGATGACTGTGTTATGACTTTAGTAAACTTTGCATGGCTTACAAAAACAGATTACTTCAGGGAAGTTAAACAAGTTTCTGATAACGCTATCAGAAGGGGCTTAATGCCAGATGACCATATTCCATTTGGTATTCTTCATGTTTCAGCTACTGATGGTTACAGTAACGGTGAAGGCTTGTTTATAAATGGCATTGGAAATGTTGATGTTATTGAAAAGCCACCTTTTGCATGGTAAAAAGAAAGCCCTCTGAAATGAGGGCTTTATCTTTTGAGACGAATCAGTTCTTGCTAATGAAGCGCCGAAGGTTCTTCTCAACAGCTTTCGTTTCTTCAATGAGGCGAGGCTTAACTTTCCATGTATGGCTCATATTAGAGGCTTCGCGGTAATAATCATCACATTCCAGAAGAAAGCTCTGGGGCACTTCGTAGGCTTCGGCCAGCTTGGAATTACAGACAGCCAATAGTTCAATCAAATTCTGTTGACGCAGTTGGTCGCGGAATGATGTCATTTCTGGCTGCTGCGGAATGATGCGTTCTTCCTTATTACTAGTAATAAAAAAGAGTAAAGCGAAAGCGCCAACTACAGCAGCGCCAATGCTAATAGCAGCTTTCTTGTTGGCTTTAACCTTGCTAATGAAGGTTTCTTTTGCTTCATGGAAAAGTTCTGCGTTCATATTAGACCTCTCTTTTGTATATTAGATGGCGCTATTCTATCCACCGCCCAGAACTTTTCAATGACGCTTAGTTAATCTTAACAAAAGCCCCACAAAGCGAAAGCCCCATGTCAGTCAAGGAGCAATCCTAACATGGGGCTTTCTAGTGGCGGGGAAGAAAAGGAGAGAAACTTCACTCCGCCGTAGTATTTATAAAGATTTCATTCAGTTGTTCTTCACTCCAAGAAGAAATGTCTTCATGAATGCGGTAAGTGCAGTCTTCACGGTTCACTTCAACGATACTGGGAACCATTGAACAGCCAAGCAACTTAGCTAAAGTCTTGTTTTCATCATCACAAGTATCAAGTTTCAGAATTTCCAAAGGAAAACTGTTAGTAATGAATGAATCCATAACTGGCGCAAACTTATCACAGTAAGGGCAGCCATGTGAACGGGTGAAGTAAATGAGGTTAGGTAATGCCATAAATTCCTTCCTTTTGCTTAGATTAACGTTTTGAGTTGAGCCTGAATTTGTCGATACCTTCGAGCTTTGAAATGCCAGAAGAAGCGCGATGTAAGGGCTCGCCTTTACGCAGCTTTGCTTTCCGGTATTCTTCTTCATCTCCGAAGATTTCCTTAGCTATTCTAGCCCAACCCTTCTCTTTATCCCATTGCACATGGTTAATGCCATAAGGTCTAGGATTGTTCTCATAGCCAATAATCTCAAACCAGCCTGTTTTGCCATCGGCACCATAAGCCATCATCTTGATTTCTGAAGTAAGAGGATTTATCATTTTCAGAACATCGTGGGAAACCCGGTAGAAGTCCCATCCCTTACGTTGCCATCTTTTAATCTCAACGGCGACTTTAGGCGGTATTTGGTCTTCTAGTTGATACTTAGCTGATGAAATGTATTCCAAGAAAAGTTCTTTAAGGTTCATGATGCAAATACCTTATTCATAAGACCATCAACATAATTAGCAAAGCCTGTGTTTGGCTTGCCAGCATCACGTTCTCTTTTGTCTTTCTTGTAGATGCCATAGCCGGAAAGTGCGGCTATCACAGCAAACCAAAGCAGTTTCATCGTACCAACCAAGAAGAACTTAACCCAACGCTTTTCTTTAGCGCTGTAAACATCAACACTTGAATCTTTTTCAAAGTTACGGTAGTCAATGTAAATCATTTGCTTTTCATTAGGCGTACTTCTAGTGAGTTCGATAAGCCCATCATTAGATTTGCCAACCTTGAAGCCTTCCCTTAAGAATACAGAAATCAACTCTTGAACTTTCTGCGGAAGGCTAATGTCTTTCAAAGCAGCACTAGCATTAGCCGGAACAGCTTTAGCAGGAATGCGAAGTTCATTGGCTTCTTTCATATCCTGTTTAGGCGGCTTCTTGTCTTTTACTTCGCCGCCAACAATCTTCTTGATAATGGGCGCATTGTCTTTAAGCAGTTTATCAACTTCCACTTCTTCAAATAAGTCCTTAATCATTCTTTACCTGCCTTTAACTCAACATCGCCACAGCAGCGGCTAATCCTAAACCAACAGCTACTTTCTTACCAATACCCAAATCACTGAAGGAATTTCTGTTAGCGATTTCTTTCACTTTAGACATAATTCTGGCAACACTTTGTCCACCATCGTTCTTGAGTTCAAAAGGAAAGTTGTTCTTGTAGTTGTAGGGGTAGTACATCAACAGAAAATTGGCATTGTATGCAAACAAATGCAAGTTGCCCTTAATTTCACAGCCAAACAAGAAAGGTCTGGCTAGTGATGGTCTGTTTCTCAATGTGTTAATCCGCACATCATTGTTATCAGCAGTTTGTCTAAGAACAGCAATGAGTTTCTTTAAAGCATCGCCAGCAGGCAAATTGTAGTTGTCAATAAGCTCTTGCCATTTAGGGGAAAGCGCATTCATGTACTTAAAATGAATATCCTGCGGCTTGTCATGAACGTTATAGCGAATATCGCCATAACGTTTTAAACCAAATTCAGGATTGTAGGCTTCATAAAAGATTTCTTTTAGCATTTATTTGCCTCCACCTACTCTTGTTAAACCTTGACGGCTAACTTGTTGTCTAGCAACTTCTTGTGAGTATTGCTTAACAATCGTATCTTTCTGAATCTTGTTAATACGGTCAAGGCGTTGTGAAAGCGCATTAGCATGGGCTTCTTGCTCGTCTTTATCAGCCTTATCACGTTCTTGTTGCAGTCTAAGGCTTTCATCCCTTAACATTGCTTCAGCAGCATCAACTTCTTTGATAATCTTGGAAGATAAATCGAATTTTTGGGATAAGTTATCCAAGTTGTTCATCCACAGACGTTTCTTCGTTTGCAGTTTAACGGTAATGTCAGAGTAGATATTAAGAATGGCGTTGTAGGTTTCAGAAACATAGTCAACAACCAAGAACCACAAACGAATCATGTCGTTTTGATAGTTCAATGCTCTTGCTGGAATCTTATAATCCCTACCCAAGAAAGCGTTATTGTTCATTCTTACACCATTTACTTGTTGTAAAGTGATGGTATCCAGAATAGCCAAGCCGCCATTTTCATCAACCCTTACTTCACAGCTTTGATGGTCAATAGTTAAACGAACAATAACATCCTTCCCGAAAGGATTTGGAACTTTGATGTAAATGTTCTTCTTGCCATCTGCTTTATAAGCCAAATGAAGGTCTTTGGTTGAGCACAAATCCTTAACAACGTCTTTGTAGGCGTCATAAACAACGTTTTGGGTTTCAGCGTTAATAGCTTGATGCCAAATCATTTTCCAGCCACCACGGTTTTGAACCATTTGGCTTGTATAGGATTGAATAATCATGCCAACAACATAGCCAACAATGCCACCAACTAATCCAGCGCCAGAACCAATACCAGCAACAGCAGTTAGAGCAGGAATGCCGAATTTCTTGATGGCTTTGGCAACAAGAATGCCAACCTTAGTGATTACATTGGAATTGTAGGCTTCGTTTAGTTCATAGTTAGCGGCGCAAGATTCCAAAACTAAATGATAAGTTTTCTTTTCTTCTTCATCAAGAGCCAAGTAAGCCTTTTCGGTGTCCTGAACAGCTTCTAAAAGAGCTTTTTCTTCTTCAGTTAAATCCTTTTCGGCAAGCCATTCTTTATAGCCTTTACCACCACTTTCTTCTAAACGCCATTCTTGTACTTGATTGTCAATGTTGGCTTCAGTTAAATCTTCTTTGTTGTTTGCGTTGCGCCACTCGGAAAACGAAGTGATGCTTTTGACAACGCTTTCAAGTACGGTGTTATCAATTTTATCAACAGCTTCGTTAATCTTATCGGGCGCTTTGTCTTTATTCAGCCATTCAGAGAATGACTTTTGCTTGAGGTTAGTCATTATAGGAAATCCTAGTTCTTTGATATATCAAGGGCTATTTTAAAATTGCTAAAATTACTATTAGTAACAAATTCAAAGGCTTCTAAAAGATGGCTGGCTTTAAAAGAACTGTAAAAGACATGAACCCGGATTGGTTCATTACGTTTGATGGCGATACTTTCATCCTGCAACCGCCAATATTCACTTCAAACATTGTTATTGATGAAATGGGCAATACAGCAGGGCTAATGCACGATGAATCCAATGATTTCAAAGGCTATGCTGCTGGTACTAGGTCGCATGTTGAACTAGAACAAACCGACCAATATTCCTGCCGTTGGGGCTATAACTTATGTAACCCTGATGCAATCAGAATGGGTGTTTCCAAAGCGCCCGCTTCTTACATTGAAGTTCCCTTACCAGATATTTCAGGCTTTATTAGAAGTGATGAGCTTACTCTAATTTGGCTGATGAAGAAAGACAGATTCCCTAAGAATCAGGATGTTTTCGTTGATAGAGCCGGCGCTTATCAAACCCTAGAAGAAACCATCATCAGAGTAGGCAACCTGTTTGAAATTGGTGGCACTTATTCCTACAACTATTCATCGGGCAAAATCCGCTTCTTTTATGATGAATTAGACACGCCACTTGGCGAAGTTTCAATAAATTCTTCAGCTTTAGAATGCCAGCCTGTAGAAACCAGAGGTAGGGCTTCTTTTTGTGTAGTCAGAATGAAAGGCTATCAGTTTGAGTTCTGGGTGGATGGGCATCTTATTCTTGAGAAATCAATGGCGGATTTCCGTGGCTTTGATTCCATTGAACACACCGTAGCCCGTTACGCGCAAAAACCTATTAGGGGCACTTCTTATCCAGAAATGACTACGTTCATTGGCGGACGTCCTACTAACTGGATTAGAAACTCATCTCCGCGTTATCAAGCTATTACGCTTTGCGAACTAGACCAGATTTCATTACATCACAAATGGATAAGTGATGATGAAATCATGGAGCTTTACCGCCGTGTTTGGCATCGTAATACAATGTTTGCCATAGAAAGTCCCGGCTACTATCTGCCTTTCAATACAACACAACAGAACTTGAGAACAGCTACTTCCATTGAAGCTGAAATTTCCCGTCAGTTATTGAATCCTAAAATTCTTGGCATTTATCAAGAAACCAAATGTGAAGAAGAAGGCATGTTCTATACGGAAAAAGCTATTCGTTTTCCTACTGGTGGCTTGAGAATGCCAACTCACAATAATTATAATTCTGCATGGTCTTCTATTGTCAACTGGGAACAAGACTTCACTTGGGAACTTTGCTATAAGGGCTTTGCTTCCAAGAGAATATCTATTTTTGAATCCTTCCAGATTGATGCTGCGCAAAAAGTTAGGTTGTTTGCCAACTCTCATGAAAACGCTTACAGGCAAGACTGGGTTGAGTTCCAGTTCGGCAACATTACTAAACGCTTTCATAAGGAACTAACCGATAACAGATGGCATAAGATTGTTATCAGAAGGAAACTTAACAAACTGGATTTCATTATTGATGAAGAATGGCTCTTAACTGAAGAACCTATCAACTTCCATTTTGATGACTTCATAGCCACTTTAATGCTTACTTCCCAAGAACCAAACACCAGTAATGAAGGCACTTTGTCAGAGCTTCTGGTTTATAACCAAGCACTTACTGATATTGTATTGAAAGCGCATATGAAGTATGACAAGCTGTACAGAATCAATGGCACTATTGTTAAAGCAGGTCAGCCATTTGAAGCTATTATTAGGGCTTATTCATGGCGTACTGGAAGTTTGCTTAAAGAAGTTAAGAGTAATCGGGATACTGGCAATTTCCTTATTCCTTTAACTTCTAATGAACTGGTTTATCTGGTTTGTGTTGCCGCCGATGATAGGGAAATGACACGCTTAAGAGCAGTTGGTGCGATAAATCCTGATGTCGATAATGTTAATATTGTAGTTCCATAATTTTGATGTGTTATAATCCACATATTCAAAAGAATTTCAAAGACTTACACAGAATTTATGGACAATAAAGACCAGAAAAAGCCCCGTTATAAAAGACTGGAAAAGAAAGAAAAGGGCAAAAGGGATTACATTGATAAAGATGAGTTCTATCAAGCCCTTGTAAAGCATAAGCAAATAACTGAAGAACGCGAACAACAAGGCTTGCCAAGGATTCCCATATCGGATGAAATTGGCAAGTTCATCATGAAATTAGTTGACAGAATTTTGAAATCTGGCAGATTCAATGGCTATACGGACTTGTGGAAAGATGAAATGCGAACAGAAGCCCATCTTTCCGCTGTTAAATCCATTGATAAATTTGACACAGAAAAGTTCAAGAATCCTTTTGCTTACTTCACCACAGTCATTTACTACACCTTCTACAACACCATTAAAGAACTGAAGAAAGCGCATAACACCGCCATTGAATACAACACTGAAGAACACAATGACTACACGCCCATTGGCGCTGATGGCTTTGAATACTATGTTTCAGAAATGATTCATGATTCCCTAGCTAATCATGGCATTGGTTTTGAAGCTGGCTACACTTATAAGGAAACTGGAAATGAGTGATAATTATGTTAATTACGCCCAGAATCAAACAGGCAGATTCTCTTACGGTCAACTTGTCTGGTTTACAGGCGTTGTTGTTGATATAAATGACCCGTTAATGTCTGGCAGGGTCAAAGTTGAAATTGACGGCTACTACACTGGCATTGATAAGAAAGCGCTAATGTGGGCAATGCCCCAAATGCCAATTACCAATGCTTCTGCTGGTGTTGGTGCTTCTCCTACAGGCATTGATATTGGCACACGAGTAATGGGTTACTTTGCTGATGGTGAATTGGCGCAGAACCCTGTTTATATGGGCGTTTACTATTCAAAGCCCCTTTCAAATGTTCCATCATCAAAAATTGGCAAGCAGGAATATGATACGCATGGCAACGCCCAAGAAAAAGACAAACTACCAGCTAAAACTCGTTATAAGGGCAAAAGACCAAAAGGCGGTTCTGATTTTGAAGAACCAAAAACTCGGTTTAATGCCAAGTATCCTGATAACCATACTTTAATGACAAAGAACGGGCATTACCGCGAAATGGATGATTCCAAAGGTAATGAACGTTTGCGTTATCGCCATCCTTCTAATACTGAATATGAAATTGACAATCAAGGCACTATTGTTATTCACGGTGTAAAAGATTCATGGCATATGGTTGATGGCGACATTTACATTAACACCAATAAAGACATGTGGATAAGCGTTAAAGGCTCACATTACATGCGGGTGCTTGGTAACTCAACTCAAGAAATTGATGGCAATCTTGACCTTCATGTTAAAGGCAATATGGATGTTAAGGTTGATGGTTCGTTTACACAAACTGTTGGCGGCAGCCATACTTCAACAACTGCTGGCAATGAAACCAGAAAAGCTGCTATAATAAACCTGAATTAAATTATGTTTAACTCCTGTTGGTAGATGAAGAAGCCGCCTGAAATATGGCGGCTTTCTATTCTTAAAACAGGGCTTCTAAATCGCGTTTTAAGCCCTTATATTAGAACTTTCTAATATACATAAGTCATTGATTTTATTAGAATTGTTCATTTTACTAAATCTACTCTAAAATCCGAAGGGTAACCTACTGGGTCAGCATTTTGTCGCCTTAGAACGCCATTTAGAGCCCTTCTCGCGCATTTTTAAGCCCTATATCAGATACTTAACCGACCATAATTCCAAGTGGCGGAGACCACAATGTCTTAAGTTCTTCTTCTAGCTGGTCAATCTCTTTATTGCCTTCAGACAGTATCTCTTGTCCGTTAATGGTTGTGCCATTTGCCAGTTGTGTATTACCGAACTTAATCAGGTTCATGCCCCATTGCTTCTTACACAAAGCAACAGCATAATTCCTAAGCCAGATACTATCCCAGACTGGATGATTCTGTTCATCCACTTCAAGGAAGCAATCAATAAGAATGTAGCCATCTGCTTTAACGCCTACGCTTTTATCACTTATTACCAGAATGCTGCCATGCTTGATGTATTGGAAGTCGTGTTCGCCAGTTACCATGCCCTGAATGGTGTTCAGGTAATTAGTAGTGTACATGTAATTTGGCAATGCACCAAAGCCCATTACACCAGAACCGCCACCTGAAAAGTTTGATGGGAAGTAACCGCCATGAGCATAATTACCTAAACCGCCAATGCCACCAAAGATTGAACTGCCCATGTTTTGCATGAATGAAGTGAGGACAAGATTATTGCCGTTACCTTGTCTCATGTCTTGGAACATGCCATCAGAAGGATAAACCTTCATCACTGAAAGAACAGTTTCTGGCAGTTTGATTCTGCCAGATGTTTCTTCTTCTTGGTCTAGCTTGTGAAGCATGTAAGCGTGCCATGAACCATCTGAATGGAATTCAAAGAACTTGTAAAGGGCGTCATCAATTCTGTAGTTCACTTGGTCTTCAGTAAGGTTCACTGTAATCATTGGATGCCCTAGTGTCTTCATGATGTACTCAATGAAGTCATCTCTGGTTGGGATTGTTCTCATTGTTGAAAAGCCTTTTGGAAGGAAATAGATATTGAATATTTCTATTAAGTGATTGTTGTTATTATGCTTTCTGCTCTGCCCAATATTGATTACGCCTTTACTGAAAAGAACGTGAAGGCATTGAAAAACATTATTGCTTCTGTTTTTGTTGAAGATAAGAACCTTAGAAATAAGTACTTGTTCAAACCCTATGTTGTCTTTGATGCAGACACGCCTGAAAGCGTTGCTTATCAGCTTTACGATGACCCTAACTTGTGGTGGGTTCTTGTTGTAATAAATGACATCAACAATCCCTTTACACAGTGGATTAAGGACAGTGGGCGTTTATCGTTAGAAATTAAGGAAACTGACAATCAGCTTCTGTGGTTTATGGACACTAGGAAGAAACGGATTGTGGATGATGTTGACCATAGCAAGTATTTGAAGATGTTACAAGCTGGCAAGATTCTTCCTGAATACATCAATCCTGTTTTTCGTAGGGATTATGAGAACGCCCTTAATGAGAAACGTAATCATATTTGGGTTCTTGAACCTAACTATGTTTATGAGTTCGCACAAGAGTTTGAATGGTTATTTCATGAACTTGATGAAGGCGCATGATTTAACTGTCACCTTTTCTCTAAAGCCCTTAGAGCAACCAACTAAGGGCTTTTACTTTGCCTCTTCTAAAATGTTCGTTTTTTCTAATCTACTAGTAAGGACAACATGATATGGAAGGCGCCCATGATAGATGTTCTAAAAAAAAACAAAAACATTTTCAAGAATTCTTGTTTTTAGAAAGCCATTAGAACCAGAAGTCTTACTCTTCAAAACAACCCGCCAACATTCTTCTCATGCAAGATAACGAACTTGTAACCGTTTTCCTTACACCACTTCATAGCCGACGCCCACTTGCCCCTGTTGGTCTCAAATTGGCGTAGGTTCATCAGAAAGCGGTTGTATGCTTTCTTATTCTTGTTCTTTGGTGGCTGTGGTGGAATGGTTTGGCTGTAAGGTTTTACTTCAATAGCTAACTTGTAAATTTCATTGTTCTTGCCCCTATAAGTAACAAGAAAGTCAATGAAATATCTTCTCATTTTGTTAGTAACTGGGTCGAAGTAAGGGATGGCTACTTCTTCACTTGCCCATGAAATGACTTCTTCGGTTAAATCTAACTTGTACATCAGTTTTCTTTCCCATGATGACCTGAAGACAATTTGATTAGGGTTTCCTTGATACTTCTCTGGGAACTTTGGTTGAAAGAAACCTTGTCTGAAGCTATATGCCATATTGTTGATTTTAATGAAATATTGAATATATGAAACTATTTCAAAGGTTTAGATAGAAAATGGCTATTAAAGGGCAAGGTGAAGTTTTAGAGTATCCAGTTGGTCTGGGCGAACAGCAGATTCCGGGCTGGATTGAGTTTCAGATTAAGAAAAGAAACATGACGCAGATTGGCGCTACAGCAGCTACCATTGGTTTGTATATGCCAGAAAACATTGCAATGCCATCTACTACTTCATGGGAAAACGAAACGCATTCCAAAGCTACTGAAGCTCTTTTAAGGGGCTTTAGGGAAATGAGCCCTGCTGATGCTATTGGTTATTATCAAGGTTTTCAGGGAATGGATGCTGAAGGCATTTATTCTGCTGTAAATGAGAAGCTAAAGCAAACTGGTAAATCCCTTAGTGAAATGGGCATTGGGGCTATTGCAGCACAGGAAGGTATTCGGAAAGCTAACAACTTCTTAAGTGATGCTGAAGGTAATGGTTTGGGTAATGGCGGTTTAGGCGGTGTATTTGGACTTGCGCCAAACCCATTCTTGACAGCTATCTTTCGCGGCGTTGACTTTAGAACGTTTGAATTTCAGTTCAAGTTCTATCCCCACAACAAGGAAGAAGCTGAACGTGTTCGCAAGATTGTTCAGTTATTCCGGCAGTCTGCTTTGCCTTCTTATGGTAGGGGAACAGTTGGTCTAGGTGTGTTTGACTATCCAAACGTTTTGAACATTACCTACAAATGGGGCAAGGACGACAACTACTATATGCACAAGTTCAAGCCCTGCGTTTTGACGGCTATTGATGTCAACTACACAGGGCTTGGTGGCTTTTACGCTTTTGAAGACGGCGATTCTGTTTGTACGATTCTGAACATGCGCTTTTCAGAAACAGAAATCGTTGTTAAGGATGATGTACAGAAAGGCTATTAAGCCATCTGTTTATTGTCCTTGTGACCTATATTCTGCATACACTTCATGTCCGTAGTAACAGTTCACTTCAATTTCCATCTCCTGATTTCTGGTGTTTCTAATAGCTTCCCATTCAGCAGGAATATTGAACAGTTCTCTTTCTTCTGGGTCTTTGAACTTGATAAGTTCTAAACGAACGCCATCATGCAATCTCAATTCCACGATTGAGGTTGCATTCTGTGGGTTTGGATTCTTGATGTAAGCTACAAGTTCCTGAAAGAATGGTGAAGCATACAAACGAGCCATGGTTTGATTTGGCTGTTGTTCTATGGGATGCTGGTCATAGTAGAAGTAATACTTCAGCAAGTCTTCAGGGCTTACAAAGTACGTATCAATTTCTACGTACTCCCGTAAAGCATCTTTTGTAGGGTCTTGGCAAGCCGTGCAAAACTGTATTGATGGAATTTCATTTCTTAGTTCTTCTTTTCTGTACAGATTCGGGTCTTCTGGCTTGGGTAAATCCGGGCAGAACTCAGTAAGTTCCAGTTTTACAAAATCTGGAAGTGAATTTAATACAGTTTCTTCTTCACAAGTAGGGCAAAGTGAAGGCGGTAGCGGTTCATGGAACTGTTCTTCACCTTCGCAAATTTCATGTTCAATAATTCGTTTAACAGGATTGATAACAGGCTTATCAAAAGACCAGTTGTTCAATATTCTGATGCAGAACCATCGTTCATCAAATTTATCTGAAAGTCCTTCAGGCAAAAGCATTCTTACCTGCACTTTGATTCTGAAGACAATACCAAATGAAACTTGTACGCCATCATGGTTTTGATAGAACCAGTTGAAAGATGGCGCGTTTACTTTAATGTAGTCATCTAAGTTGCAGGGCTTGCCTTCAATAAAGCCTGTTTCGGTTAGTCTTAAACCAAGTGGCAATTCGCCTTCAAGCAGTTTGTATCTTAACGGAATATCACATTGTCTATCAGGTCTTCTAGGGAAGGTTTGTAAATCAACAGTTAAAGTATTACCTGTGTTTACTACAGGCTGGAAGGTTTTGATAATCCTGTAGCCTTTTGGAATGACTTCAAAGGAAATGTGAACATCTGAATTTGTGAAGATTTCAAGGTAATGTGCAGCCGCCGGGGAAATGTCCCTGTACCATTGTTGTGGGGAGAACGGAATAATGGTTGTCTGGGAATGCCTTCTTAAAGTGCCATCTATATCCTGCTGATAGAGAATGAAATCCAGCTTGTAATTGGCTAGTTTGGCTTCTAGTCGTTTAATAACAAAAGTAAGCGTGTCCGCATTAGACAAGAGTGGAAACTTGTAGTAAGTGGATTTGTTGGCTTTAAGGTCGGCAACAATGCCATCAAACGGGTCTTTGAAGGTTTCCTTGTCTTTAATCTTTTGGGCTAGTTCTTTAATTGGCATTTTCTACAGGAAATACTTGCATAAACGTTTATTATTGTAAGTATTTCATATGATTAAAGAAATCTTTGAAGGCAAATCGCCTGTTCTGGGCGAACTAAGTGAAGGCAAAATCACTGACTTCGTTGTAGGGATTAAGCAGAAGTTGAAAGACGCCAACAATATGGCTGATGTCGGTAAGATTAAGCAATTCATCTCTGTTAAATGCGATTCTTCAACAGCTAGAGCATTCATAACTGAATGGCTTACTGAAGGGCTTAAGAACAAGACCCTGTATGTAGAACGGGATTTGGCGCAACTGTTCCCTACAGCCGACGAAAACAATTCTATTGCCTTCTCATGGAATCGTAGTGGCGAACCGAAGGAAATCTTCTGTATTGAATTCGCCACACAACGCAAACGTATTCTGCTGCATTCCTTCCTTGGCAAGACTGTGGAGCTTAAGAATAGCGATTTATCATTGGATAAAAACGACGAAGATGCCACTATTACTTCCCTTGAACAGTTCGATGAACAGATTAAGAAAGTGAGTTTTGATTTGGATAAGTTGCAAAGTGAAATTGCCCGCTTACAGAAAGTTCAGAAACGCATTGCACCCAAGAAAGACAACTGGCTGAAGAAACTGCTGATGAAGCTGTAAAGCCAAATTAAAGATAAAAGAAAGCCGCCATCACAGGCGGCTTTTCTTATGGGGCAAACTTTTAGTTAGCTCCGCCAATTTCGCTGAAGGAAACACCAGACTTCGTAATGATGAAGTTAAGCTGGATGTTGTTGATAGAGTTAAGCGGGGTCAGGTAAATGTCAGCAACAAAGCGCTGTTCGTTCTTAACCTGCGGCGTGTTGTTAGAATCATCACAAACTACTTTGAACGTTTCCAAACCACGGCTTGCTTGAACTTGCATCAGAACAGGTTCTACCAATGCGCGGAATTGTGCTTGGGTAATACTGTCGTTGAACTCAAACAGCGTGTATTTAGCAGCGTTGGCAACAATTTTACGCAGTTGAATGAGCAGGCGGCGAACACCAATCTGGCGCAGCATTGACGGCTTAGTCAAACCAGTACGGTCGCCCAGAAGAACAACACCAGTACCGCGTTCACTTGTTACCCGGTTAAATGACCATTTGTAGAACTTGTCTGCATCGTTACGTGAAGGATTCCAGAGTGTTTTCTGAATGCCACCACGGAATACACCGCGAGTATAGCCGCCCGGTGAATACCAAGGTTCATTGGTAGTATCAACACGTGCAATCAAACCAGCAATACCAACGTTATCAGGAATCCAGTAGGTTTCATCCGTATGGCGGTTGTATTCCAAGAACCAGTTCGTGCCTTTTACCAGATAAGAACTGTAACGGTTCAGTTCTTTGCCAAAAGTTTCCAAGCCTGCATTAGCATCTGTGGTGGATTTATTAGCAAGGTCTTTGAAGCGGGGGCTAACAACTAGTACGCAGTCTTGGCGTGGTTCAGCTACTTTATCCAGAACGTGTTGTGCCAAACGTACAACGTAATCATCTTTTACAGCGCCCAAGAAAAGAACAGCAGCGTTTGTGGATTCGGCGTTACGGAACAAATCCCAACCTCTTACAAAGTCAGAATCATCAGCAGCATCACCAATCGTACCGCCAGCTAATGTGCCACCATAGCCAGTATGTTCGTTAGTAGCTGAAGGCGCAGAAGTGCCATCTTTACCGTGTTCCGGCATTTTCAGGGTTTTGAAGTTAGAAGGTTCACCAGTAATGTTGTCTTTTTGCAGTTTGCCCCATTCAGTAATGGCTTTCGGGTCAGTGGTATCGAACAGGTCGGTATCCGGATTGTCCATTACATAAACGTACTTGGATTGTTCGTTAATGATGTTTACCCAGTAATTAGCTCTTAAGTCCAGAGTTCTGCCGTCACGAGCTTTAGAAAGGAATTCATAAGTTTCAAGAACAGTATTCGGCGAACCAGTGAACAAACCAGTAGTATCAACGATTACTACGTGAAGTTCATCGTTCTTAGAGCCTTGGGCTTCAGCGTGATGTGAAGTTCCCGGAGGCGCAGAGAAGTATTCGGCGTATTCCCAGTGTTCAAAGTTGCCTTTATCAGCAAGGCTTACTTTCAATGAGTTGCCAAGATAACCCGGATATTTGGCTGCGAATTTATGACCTTCTTTTGTGTTCTTACCCATCAAAGAGAAAGCATCACGGTTTTCAATAAGCAAGCCTTTCTTGGTTTTTTCCAGAGTTGCGTTTTTGGCAGTTGCAACGTTTACAACCCTAACCAATGCTACGTTCTGGGTGTAGGTAAGTGCATCAGTAACAGAAGTGAAGTAATGCGCGTTGTTTTCGTTAGGTTTGCCAAGTTGTTCAATGAGGCTTTCTTCAGTATCAACATAAGTGACTTTGAATGCAGCGCCCCATGAAGTTTCAAGAACAGTTCCGATGGTAGTAACGCCAGCCGCTTCAACAGAAAGAGACTTGTCGATTTCGGTAACGTTAATACCCGGAGAAGAGTAGTTGCTAGCAGGCATGTGGTTTATTCCTTAATTAAGAAAATGATAATAATTTCATCAGCTTATTTTGGAATTAACGATTTAAAAGAATGCCCACTTTATTAACTGTTTTGGCGAACCTGCCAAGCGGATGCCCTAAACGAGTTCCTATACTTCTTAGCAGCGTTTACATGATGAGTTACAGCAGTTACAAAGAATTTCTGTTGCTTGAAATCTTTGTCTTCGTTATATTCCCTGTTCTTGATGTCATGGTCAAGATACTTGATATAAATGTTCTCGCCTAATAATGAATGGGATTTACAAAAGCCATGTGTACTAAACATTACAGAAGTTAGTGTTGGTGTAAGCATGGCTTTCTTGGCTTCTAATGCCCATGTTTCTACACTTTCATTTAATGAAACGCCTTCATCAAAAACCTTATCAATTTTTGAAATGTACATAATGTTGGCTTGGTTATCGCCATATGTAGTAAACTTCTTATCAGAAACGGAGAACACATTTACTGAAGCGCCATGAAGACCAGCCATTGTGTAAAGCGTATCCTTCTCGCCTTCAAAGTGAAGATTAGCAAAGTGCAAATTGTGATTGCCTTGATAAGTCATGGCGTTGCTTAGTTGCTGGGAAAAAGTCATTTCGGCAGGCTTGTCTTCCATGTCCGAAAGTGAAAGCAGGTAATACTTCGGATTGCCATGCAGTGATGTATCGCCACAGAAGAATAGATAATCCCTTTTTGGTGCTGTTGCCCTTAGGATTGTGTAAAGGGCTGTTAAAGGGCTTACATTTGGGGCAATGTATGAGATTTTGTTCTTTGGCGGTTCTCTGTAGGATTTATGCAAAGTGCCAGAACACTTTTGCATGAGGTCTTGTAGAACTTGTGTTGATTCTTTATTGGTAAAGGCTTCAGTTACTCTGGAAGTAAGGTCTTTTTGCAATCCTTTATCATTGAGTATTAGCGAATAACCTACCGACCGTTCTTTCTCATCAAAACGGTTCAGAATGTTAGTGATTACAAAGCCCATTAGAAAAGCGCCATCTGTGTCTTTATTCTGCTTGGTTTTCATCTTCACCTGAACAGTATCGCCAATCTTAATGTTTCTAATGAGTTGTTCAGAATCGAAAAGCTGAAGTTCAGCGTTCATAAAAGGGCTGAAAGCGTCCTGATAAATCTTCAGGTCAAGTACGTTTTCTGTAAGTTTTACGCCTTTTGAAGTGACTTGGAACTCATCTAAATCTTCATAACTTTGATTTTTCATGGCTTTTGAATGAAAGGGATAAAATTTAATACAGATATTTGTTTTTCTTGAAAATTTTTATATGGCTTTAGTTTTCGATGCTTGCGCACGCACTTTTCCAAAGGAAAAAGTAGCTGGCGAACACATTTTTTCCAAGGAATATTCTTTAGACAGGGAAAAGTTAGGCTTTTATCCAACGCCTTTTCTGTTTATAAAGATGATGGATAAACTGCTACATGGCAGAGAATTTGTAATGCCCAAAGATGGGCGGTTTGGAAGTACACCCGGAAGCTGTAATGTTCTATCACTTGGGCTTTTAACTGCATTGCCAGATGAAAATGGTCGTGGACATGTTGAAGTCAAAAGTTCTGGCAGTAGCTATGAACGGATTTGTTTGTTTCCTTCTACATTTTCTATTAGTAAGGATTACCCGGATTACTACGTAAACAATGAACTGCTAATGTTTGATGCTCCATTTCTAAGAGGCAAAGCATGGGGTGAAATTGTTGGTGTTGGCATATGGGATAAACAATCTGGCGGCAACTTATTACTTACTGCCAAACTTTCAACTTCATTTGTTATTGAGGGAAATTCTGATGCTTATGGATTCGCGGAAGGTTCATTGTTTATAAGCAGTAATTGCTTGCAGCAGGATTTAGCCGCATTTCAAACACTCATAACTGGCTCTACAAAGAAGAAAGACAAAGCCATTGAAGAAGAGACTATTAGCAATATTTCTGCTCTCGCTTTAGAAGATGAAGAAAAAACTGTTGTAAAAGTTGAAGACAAGAATGAAACTGTTGCCAAGAAAACCATGAGTAGGGCTGCCAAGAAAAGAGCCGAAGAAGAAAAGATGATGGCTCTTGGTAAAAAGACTTTGAAAAGGAAGAAAAAGAAAAATGTTAGAAAAGTTAGCTAATTTTTGTAACTGTGATGATGGCGTTCATGAGTTCACGCCAGAGGAATCATTAAAACGCTTCTGTATGGACTGTAAAACAATTCTACAGCCCGATTTGCCAGATGCCCCTATTGAAAACCATTTCTGCCCTGTTTGTGAGGAAGTAAAGCCTAAAGAAAAGGTTTGTTATATTCAGACTGAAGAAGTATGGGATTATCCAAACTACAACAAGATGATTGGTGATAAAGCTAGGCATTTAGGTAAAGTTAAATTCCCTTGTGATGCTGATAAGAACCTAACTGAAGAATGGAAAGGTATTATTGAAAGAGACCATTTAACGTGGAAGAAGCAGGAAAGAGAAGCCATCATGAGAACATGGTGATATACTTTGCTCACTATCTGAATTATTAACTCTCTAGGAGAATATTTGCAATGAACGAAACTGAAACCTTGCAAAGCAAACTGGTAACTGTTTACCTGCAAGAAGGCTATACTAAGGCTTTTGAAAATGGCAGTGTTGTGGTGCTTAAAGAAGCTGAAAAAGAACGCTTCATTAAGATTGATGAAAACGGTGAAGTGGTTGAGTTCACGCCCCTTAATGAGAATTACTCTTAATGTCTTATAACATCTTCCACGCCATAAGGGATACGTTATTTCATACTGGCGATGCCTTTGTTGAAAAAGAAATCGCTTTAGAAAGAGCCATGACTTGTGATACATGCCCTTTTAAGAATATGAATATTTGTAGTCGTTGTGGCTGTTTCTTGCCCATGAAAGTTCGTTATCGTGGTTCTACTTGCCCTGAAGGAAAATGGTCAAGGTAAATCCAGCCATAAAGAAAGCCGCCTTTGTTTAGGCGGCTTTTCCTTTTCTAGTACTTCTTAATCTTCAGCGTCATCAGCTTCGTTATTCAACTCTGTAAGAATTTCTTTACTCCATTTGAGTTGAGTAACCGCAACGCCATTACTATTATTCTTGCCTGTATCAAACAATCTTGAGAAGGGCTTGCCTTTAGTAGTAACTTCCCATTCACCTGTTTCCTTGGTTTGATAACCGTTAGCAGCCAACAGTTGATTGAACTTCACGGCTGAAAGTGGCGGTTCATGAAGTTTACCAAGTTCGGTTGGAGTGTACCAGCGTTCTTGTGATTCTGAAATGAGGTGCGTGTTGCCAGTTAAAGCCAGAATATTGACATTTGATAACTTCATTACAGCTTGGTTAGCTGAAATGGCAGCAGCATTATTATCAAGACCAATAGCTTTCATTGCATTAACAAGATAAACAAAGTTGTTGCTGGGAACAGAAATGTCATCTGGATAACGTGGTGGCAAAGGCTGATTACTCATAACAGCATCAAAAGCTCTGATTACTTTGAGGTTGAAAGCCGGGCTAATCCACATGGCGTAAGCATAAACAAGCTCTTTACAGACATAAGTGCCTCTATCTTCACCGCCATGCTGAATTTCAATAACCTCAGGAACACTAAGTTCTTGATTTTGTTCTAAGGGCGAAAATCCGCCCTTGCTCTCTTTAATCAATTCTTCAATAAGTTCAGATGTTTGCTTGTTGGCTAGCCAATACTTAGGACGGTGTTTATTCTCGCCACCAGCAGCCTTATGCAGGTCGGTTAGTGAGTAAAGGTTTCCGTGAAGTGTGATAGAATTGTTGCCAATGATAATTTGTGTTGAATTTAACATGATATTATCCTTTTCTAAGGTTAAAGAACGTAGCCCGTTAAAAGGCTACACCAACGGATGATTCTAACCTATAGCCATTCCTTCTATGAAGTTACGAAAAGTCCACAAAGAAAGCCGCCCCGTTAAAAAGGGCGGCTTTTCTTTTAGGTGAATGTTTATTGAGTTTCTAATGTTCTTTTAGGTCAAAGCTACCATCCTCAATGTTTTGAATCTGGGATAGAAGCATGGGTTGTAGCTCATGCCAACCAATTTCACTTTGAATGCTGCGTAAGTGCCAAGTTCAGGCTGTCCCATTGCTCTAAGCGTTTCATTCACGTTAATCACAACTTCTGCATATTCATCAGTAGTGTTGTGTGTTACGGATTGATTCTTGTAACCAGTTAGAAGTGTCCATTCCTTAGCATCAAGTTCAGCGCCAGCAGCTTGCGCTACTTTTACATAAACTGCAAACTCTGACCACAAGGGCTTATTCACGTCAAACCAAATCTTCAGGTCAGTTGCTGGATTATCCAAAGAAACTGTCTTGGAAACGTACTTATACAGTTCTGAGCCGTATTGTTTATGGGTTTCTGGATAGTAGCGTTCTGCTTTATTAAGATTAAAGAAATCATCAGCGTTCAAATGGCTTACCCGGTTGCCCATACAAGTAACTGACAATGAATCCAAGTTAAGCATTGGCGCTACGTACTTGTTGCCTTTTGCTGTTTTGAACTTGTATTCATAAGTCAAAGGCGAAGCACCAGCCGCATATTTCACGCCGTTCAATCTTGTGTACATTTTAGCAGGATATTGCAACTCAACGTTTTCATGCAGGGCAATGGTTACAGCGTCAAAGTTAGAGTAGTTCTGTTTGGGAACTGCTGCTTGATACTGTTTCATCCAATGGGTTGTTGGAATCATTTTCCATTCTGTCTGCCCATCATAAGCCAAAGCTGAAGCTGACAAGTTAGCAAACGTGTACATCAGGTTCATCTTGATGTAAGTACGATTATGCTGGAAACGCCCTGTTTTAGTTGCAGGCGAAGTTACCTTGATGATGAAGGTTTCTTGGTCTTCTACCGCAATGACTTTATGACCTTCCATATTAGAAAGTTCATGGTAAGGAATGCCATTGAAGTTATCAGCGCCTCTTTCTGGCAATCCTTCTTTAACTTGCAATGTAGCCGCCAAGATTAACTGTTCTGGAATGGGGCGTTTGTCATAGATGGAAGCCAACAGGTCTGCTCTTTCTTTTGAGCCGCCTTGAACTTCAATTCTATCACCAATGTACAAGAAGCCTTCACAATCTTTTAGGGTAAGTTCGTAATCAGAAGTACCTTTAATCGGATTGGCAACAGCAATTCTTCCCGAGCCGATTGTGTTATTTGAAGTGTCTTTGAACAGCACTCTGGCATCGCCAAACTTCGGTACAGTTGAACCCATTAAGGTAGCTCTTACAACAGAACCTTCCATCATGTTAATCATCACGTAGTCATCAGGAATAAAGCCATGTCCTGATGGCGTGTGGATTCTTATTTCCGTCTTACCTTTTTCGCATTCGTAAATGGCTTCATGACCAGCGTATTCATATTCGTAGTAATCTTTCTTCACTACGAATTTAGCTGTACCTTCATTTTCACTGAAGTTGGCAACAAACAAATCGTACTTGATGTCTTCTTCTTGAATGGCGTTCCAAGTTGTACCGTTTTGTGATACGAATCTTACACCAACAGAAGGCTGGGTTGTGATTTCTTGGTTCTGATAGTTCAGCGCTTTGCCACCCAGTTTAGAAACAAACACTCTGGTATCAGGGGAATCCCCGCCAATACAGAAAGCGTATTCTTTATTGCCTTCAACATAAACAGGCGCATCAAACTCAATTTCTGTTGCTACAGACGCATCTTCTGATACTTCAATGTTTTCAATAGCAATGTACTTTCTTGCCAAGATTGTGTCTGATGAAGGATAGCCATTTACTAATGGGCGAATGTCCACAAAGATTTGCTTCGTTTCATCAGCATCCTTGTTTTGGAAGTACAGATTGATTTTGGTTACAAACTGATTTCTTGCCGCAGTAAAGGATTGCGCAATGGGGTCGGGCGCATAGGTATTACGGAATGTTGTTGCCCTTTTAGTCGTTTCCGTATGCTGATGAATAATTTCCTTGGAAGTTGAAGCTGGTGCGGGGTCTTCTGTCGGGTTCTCATCTGTTTCAGAATAAGTGGGTGAAGTAATATTCAGGTCTAATTGTCGTTTCTGAAGGTCAAGACCACCAGCATAGAATTGCGCCGTGGCGTAACATTGTTCCATATTGACATCACCGGAATTGGTTTTGTCGTTGGTAATTTTCAGATACTTCGTGCCGTTTAAGAACCTACCTTTAGGAATTTCAATCGTTCCAGCAGCAACGCCTTTTTCATTACTAAGAATGTAGGCTTGGTTTGAAGTGCCAAAGTAAGAAGTTGCAAATTCCGTAACGTTTACATCATCAAAGAACAAGTACAGTTTGCAGTTTGGCATCATGCCCGCAGCATAGAACTGAATCTTGGTTTCTTTCATGTATGGCAAAGGCTTGGCGTCTTGCAAGAACTCTGTGGAATAAGTGGTTTTCTTTTCGCCAATCTTGGATTCTTTAGAGTTAATGGAGGCCTTAGTTTCCGTAATTCTATACGTTGTTGTAGTTTGCTTTTCCTCAGTTGTCGTAGTTTCCTTGTACTTGTAATACGGAACACTACGCGGGTTATCAATAGGCGGGTTTCGTACCGTGCCCTCATAAGTTCTGTTAGTTGAGGAAGAAGTAGAAGTTGCTGTTTCTGATTCCACTCTGGATTTAGAGTTGTACTGGATTTCAGAAACGGGCTTGGTTGTTGAACGGTTCAGCAGTTGGTACTGGTTGAATTCTTTTTGCACACGGTTAATGTGATTTGCCAAGCCTTTTGCTGCTTCCGTTCCAGTATCAATATCCCATGTCAATTTAGGCGCAATGGTTGTATCTGACCATGTGTTATGGTTCGGTACAAGCGTCAATGAGCCTTTGCGGCGATACAAGAAGGCTTCGTTAATGGAAGTGTGCTTAGAAGCATAGGGCTGTTCATCTACTTTTTCATGCGTGTAGGGTAAAGTTAAGACTTTTGCTCTTACGTTAATGTTGGTAGATGATGCTTTATCCAGTTCTAAGGGGCGGTTAAATGAAGTTACGTTCGGAACAAGATAGCGGTAACGGGCATTGTTCAAAGCCTTATATTCAGGGTTTGAGGTATCCGCAATCGTGTAGTTTACAAACGAATCAATAGCAAAACCATTCTTGAACTTCTCAAGCCCATTACCATCAAGGAATTTCTCATTATGCAACGCAGTTTCAGCCATTGTAAGCGTTGTGTAGTATTCCAACGTACCAATGCGCTGTTCCAGCTTGCCAATATCCCGCATGGTGTAGCGTTTGTTTTCAATTCGCTTGATTTTAATGTCCGTTGCTGAATAGGTATAAGGCGGGAAGTAAACCTCATACAAGTTCATGCAGTCTTCACGGGCAGCGGGCAGGTTCGGCTTGTCCGTGGGAACGCCATATTGCTCGCCAATGTTGCCATCTTTATCAATGTAAACGTAATCTCTACGCCCAACGTAATAAGTGGCATCGTGAATGGCTGTAGTTTTAACAGCAGGCATTACGGATGAAGTAACCGTGCCATCCAGAATTAGCGGGCGGAAGTCAATGATTTGCGAAACAGAATACGTAGTGCCATCAGAAGATTGCGCTGTGCCAATGTTGGCATAGTTGTAATCGTTCTTATCATCCAAGATGGTCTTGTAGGAATCAATGGTGAAGAAGCCTGCTGTTTCAGAGTCTGAATGTTCCAGATAATCAAAAGTTACAACAATTTCATCAATAGAAGCATCAATAGTGCCACCGTGTAGCAATACTCTGCCTTCCAGATAAGCGTAAGGACGATGCCCGTTATCCAATGTGAAAAACGCTGTAAGGTCTTTTTGCCCGTCTTTTGATTTGATTGATTTGAGTTTGAGAATATCCGCTTTGCCCAGTTTCATTGGGTCTTTGAAGTCATTAGTTTCGTTACGCTTGAAGGTTTTTACAACATCAGCTTTCAGCGTTTTGGTCTTTTCCTTAACGTTGATAGATTGGAAGGTGCAAACAAGCATGACTTCTTTGCCAGCCAATGAAGCATCTCTAACTACTACGGATTTGCCTGATACTGAAACTTTGCCAGTTGGGTCAACTCTCTTCCAAATACCACCTTCTTTAACAGAAAGAATGGCTGTAGAAACATCAATACTTGCTACTTCAGCTACTTGGAAAGCTACTTCATTTGGTGTGCCACCTGAACCAACTGTACCTACGAATTTATGGCGGCGGTGAATAATCATTGAGCCTTTGTTAGCGTTATCAATGTCTCTCAGGGATTTAACAAAGGGAACGCTTACAACCCAGAACAAATCTGTTTTTGAGTTGTTGAAAACAAAGAAGCCTGTTTGCGGTACTTTGGCAATGAAGTTGGTAGCAATGTTTGTTGCTGATTTGATGTCAGCGAAGGACTTGCCATCATTCATTGTGATTTCAGCAATGTAATAGCGGTAAACCGGGTCTGTTCCATCCATACGCAAGAATTGGGCGTCCCAAACTTTCATTTTACCTACAACGTTACCAGCGGCAGAGCCTGAAGAGGTGTCGCCATCTTTAAGCTGAATTTCTTCATTGGTGAAGATGTTCTGGTCATTGTTTGAGTTGTTTGCCCATGCGTTAGAACCATGAACCACTACCAAATCAACGTAAGCAGGTTCATCAAAGAAGATTGAAGCGGTTTCTGTGGTTACGGTGTCACGGGCTTTTCTTACGTCAAAAACAGTTTGATATTTCTTTTCATGACGGTAGCCAGAAACATAGCCAATACCATCACTTACAAAAGCTCTTACCAAGTTGTCATCGCCATCAGGGCTTACACCTTGGGCGTCATCTTTGAAGGGCGCTTTGTGGTCAATGTACTTAAGTGTAAAGTCTTTAACGGTGTAATTGCCAGATTCTTCATAAGTACGTTGTGCCATGATGTCCATGATTTTTGAATACTGCGTGTCTTCAACTAGTGAAGTAACTTCGCCATTTTCAAAGGTACAAATGATGATGAATCTATCGCCATCAGCAGGGTCAGCAGTTTTGATTAAAAGATTCAGCCAGACTTTATAGCGGTCAGCGCCCGGCGCTTTTTCATTGGGATATCCCAATGCGTTATCAGCAAGTGTCGGGTCTTCGTTTACCGTAACGATTTCTTCTACAACATCAAAGCCAATTTTGCCTGTGAACTTTTCACCATACTTGGAATAAATGATGGATTTCTGCGGGCAGTCAATGAAGATGCCATTGTGATACCACTTGCCTTCTGCCACCACAAGCTGTTTAGCAGTATTACCAGTTGGGCGGATGTTGGCGTCAGTGCCAAAGACATCGTTCTGAATCTGGTTGGAAATGTTGAAGGTGTTATTGCCAATCGTTTTAGAAGCCTCACAAGAAGGGCATCTTACGTTGGGGCGGTTATTCGCTTGGGTAAGTTCTGTAGTGCGGTCTTGCCCAGAAAGAATAGCCAGTTTTTCACCCCACAGGAATGAAGTCGTTTCGCCGTCAACAGCAACGTTTTCATAGACAACAAAGAGTGTTGCTGGATGTTCTGTGGTTTCTTCGATTGCGTCAATAACACGGGCTTTCAGGTTTGAACCATTGCCAGTGCCATCGCCCATACCTACTGCAATACAAGGAATTTCCTTGTTAAACCAGTCAATTTTAGCGCCTTTATTCAATCTTACCCATGACAAAGTGTTGAACTTGGGCGTACCGCCTTCAACTCTTGTACCGTTTTTGAAGATGTTATTTGCAAAAATGGACTGCTGATTCCAAAGAATAGATTGCAGTTGGTTTAATTCCCTAGCCTGAACGGGATGCCCTGCTTTCAGAAGAACCCGGTAAAAGTTCTTAGAAGGGTCAAAGTCATCAAAGTAAGGGCTACGGTTGAAATTCGCTGTGTTTGCCACTAGTTTCACCTAAATTTGAAAATTTAACTCAATATCAGCTATTTAGAATAGCATATTGAATAGTTAGATGCTCAGTAAATTAAAACCCTCATTTCTGAGGGTTTGTTGTTTAGATTTCATCAGCGAAGAAAGCATCTAATACTTTCTCGTGGTAGGCGTTCACTTGCCCGTATGTTTGTCTTTAGCTTTGGAAACTTTGTAACCCATTTCTACAGAAAGCTGTTTAACCTTCTTAGATAACTGAGCTAAGTCTTCAGCCGAGTAGTTAAGGTCATGGAGAATACTGTAGCCCTTCATGGTGTAATATTCCTCTTCCTGTTCATGGACTTTAAGCCTAAGTTCAAGGTTTCTATTCTTCTCTTGTAGCAACAGGATTTCTTCGGTATGCGTACCAATCTGGCGTTCATGGTCAACTAATTGTTGTGCCATGCCAAGTAGTGTTTCAGCAGGTGTAAGTTTTTTATTATTCGTTATAGCGTCGAATGCTCTAATCACTTTGAGATTGAAAGCAGGGCTAATCCACATAGCATAGGCGTAAACCAATTCTCTGCAAACGAAAGTGCCGCCGCCATCACCGTTGATGACCTCCAATGGGGCGCTGTGCGATTCTGCACACCGACTGTTTTCATTAGAGATTTCTTCGATAAGTGCTTTGGTAGAATCAAGACGAAGAAAGAACGTAGGACGGTTCTTATCAGCGCCACCTGACGCTTTATGTAGGTCGTTAAGTGAATACAAGCCTTTGTTGAAGTTTACGTTAATATTTGAAATGACTAAAAATGACTAAATTTGTCATGATATTATCCTTTCGGTTGATTACAATTAAAACGCCAGTAAGACCTATTCCTACTGGCGTTTTTATTCTATCATTTTGAACCACATAAATTTGTTACATTTTATCCACAATGAAATAACAATAAATGCGTTAAGAGTTTCCACCATGCCAGAACAAAACAAACCAACCAATGTTCCAGCGGGGCATAAATTCAGCCCTTCTATCCTGCACCGTTTTCAGAAATATCTTAGGGATTTCCTTAGAAGACCAACCCATTACCGCCAAAGACAAGCGCGTAATGCCCTGCAATGGTACTTCAACCGACTAAGAATCACAGCTAAGTACAACGCTGACAAGAACTACAAAGCCTTTGCTACGGTGCATTCTCTTAGAAGAGGCGGGCTTTTCCAGTACACCTATGACCCTAAGTGGAAAGACGTACTGCCTTACTACGATAAGTTTCCGTTAATTATTCCTATAAAAATGACACATAACGGCTGGATAGGTTTGAACGTTCACTACCTGCCGCCTCAAGTAAGAGCTGTCATTTTCGATGACATTGTTGAACACGGCATGAAGAACAAGAACGTCATGATGGTTAGCATGGCTTGGGTTGAAGCGTATAAAAAGCATCCTGTTATTAGAGGCGCTATCAAACGCTACTTATGGAAACATGTAACTTCGCCATTAGTTGAAATAAGGGAAGAAGAATGGGCAACTATCGTTATGCTGCCATCTCATGTCTTCGTTAAGAAAAGTGCTAATGAAGTTTGGAATAACGAACTTAGAAATAACAAATAAAAGAAATGAAAGAAGGAGTGAAATATGGCTTTATACGATTACCGCTGTTTTTATAAATGTAAGGATTGTTCAAAAGTGTCATTTGTAGATGGCAGTTTTCATTTTGATGCTTCTTACAAATGCCCTTATTGTTCTAGCTCTAATACTGAATTTACAAAGCGTGAGTGTTTGAATGCACCTACTGTTATGTATAGAGGTTCTGCCGAAGCAAGAAGAGAAGTGCAAAACCTTCAGGATAAAGTAAGCGCACAAAGAGAAATGGGTAAAAGGCTAGGGCTTTACAAGGGCAGCTAGTTAAAATCTATGATTAGTAAATAAACGCAAAAGCCATTTAACGATTGTTTTAACTAAATTAAAGGAAACCGCTGTCATGAAAACAAAAGTTTTAATGGCAGTGGTTTTTCTAGCTTCTACTGCTGTCATTTTAGAAAAGAAAGTTGAAAGAGAATATGAGGTTCTTAAGGATGCTGAATATGTTTGTGTCATAAAACAGTTCACGCCTTCTGGGGAAATCTCTAAAACTTACTATACAAAAGAGAATATCAAAATTGATAGTGCCGCCATCATTGATGTTCACGGAGCTATCATTGATATTTCTAAGTTCCCTTACAAGTCCTGTAGGCAGCTTGATAACACGAAGCCACCTTCCCTTCTGGACTTCTTATAACGAAGCCACCTGTTGCTGATGAAGTGGGTGGCTTCTTTGTTTTGTCGCATGAAATTACTAGTTGTGAAGGCGGCTTTGTCGCATGAAATTACTAGTTGTGAAGGCGGCTTTGTCGCATGAAATTACTAGTTGTGAAGGTTTGATGGGCTGGCTTTTTCACCTCGGGACGCATGAAATTGCTGGTCTTCACGTCGCATGAAATTGATAGTTTCAGGTTGGCTTTCATCAACCGCGTCGCATCAAATTCCTCACTTCATGTCGCATGAAAATGCTGGTTTATGAAGCCAGACCCAAAACCTTGTCGCATGAAATTACTAGTTTTGCCGCACGAAATTGCTAGTTATAAAGGCGGTTACAAATGGCTCGTGTAGCTCATGTCGCATCAAATTGCTAGTCTTTGTGTCGCATGAAATTGCTAGTTGTAACCAGATGCAGATGGCTCGTGTCGCATGAAATCGCTACTTTTGTCGCATTCCCGCTTTGTATATACAATATATGAAATTGGTTGGTTCTTCCTGTTTTATAACCTCTTAGAAACCTTCTAACTACTTATAAACTTAATAAACTTTATAACTACTTATAAACTTTATAATCACCTTTAAAAACCTAGAAACTACGTTTCATCAACTACTTGTAACAACTGATAGTCAGAAACCTTCGTTTCATACCCGCGAGACCTCTCTTATCTAGCCACCCTCACCTCCATCTTGGCGCGAACTTCGCGCATATTTGATGAGCCATACTAGATATTTTTTTTATTCATACCCTAACTTCTACACTCCTACATGTAATTACTTCTAAATAATAATTCTTTACACTACAGTCTTTAGCCATAAAAAAAAGCACTCAATACATTTTTTTTGAGAGCTTTCTTTCTACACTTCTTCTTTAATAACACTTAGCTCGTATCCAATGCCTGAATGGCATCAGCTCAACAGTATCTTTAATGGTTAAGTAATCTAGCCTTACACCGTTTTCATCAACATAAATGTATTCATTTTCTAGACAACCTTCATCGACAAATGAAACATCGTATTCAGTCATCATTTCAATGTGAACTTCATTTCCATAGAAACATTCAATAGGTTCTTCGTAAATCTGAACTTCAAGAATGTTGCCTTGTGAAATTTCTGAATCCAGTTTTTCAGTTGTTGAAAGTGCTACTTGAACATTATTGCCATACCAGATTCTTACTTCCCATGGAATAACTTCTAAATCAATTTCAAATGAATTTGAATAATAGAATTGCCCCTGTAGATTAGGTGAAATCTCTAAATCAACTTTAAGCTCTTGTCCTTGGTAAATGTAATTGGCATCGCAGTCATAAGTGTATGGGTCAATCATGTCTATGGAAAGGTCATCACCATCTAAAACTTCATTTGAAGAGCAAGTTTTAATGATGCCAGATTCATCGAAATTGACTTTCAGTTCCATGCCATCAGCCAGATACATATAGCCCAGAACGTAATCTAATGTTTCTGAATATTCCAATGATTGCCCTGTGTAACAGTTGACTTCAAGATTTACCATTGTGGCAAGGTCTAATGGCTGAAGTTGCATGCCATTGATGGCATAGTGTTCTGAATTTATGTCAGTGTCATAGTCCTTGTTGTATTCCCAGTAAATGTTATTCCAGCCAATATCATTGAATGGTCTGTTACAGCATTGTTCTTCCATCCAAATGAACAGGTTGTTTTGCCCTTCTAAAGCTACATAAACCGTGTTTGGATTGTTACCAATGATTTCTGGCTGGAATATTGATGGCGGGGTTGCTTCAAAAAGGGCATTTAGATGTTCAAGTGTTTGCCCTTGGTGAATGTCAATTTGTCCAAATGACAGCCCGTTTGAACTGTGCCTAAGCTCTATATCATGAACAAAGTAACCTGTACCCAGTTCAAGGTCAGACAAGACTTGTTCATCCCAAATGAGGGTTTGCCCTTGTTCGATGCGGGGCTGGAAGTCTGTGATTTCACCTAGAACTGGCTTGAGTGTTTGCCCTTGGTGAATATCAACAATGAAGTCTTTTCTAAGGTCTAATGAGGCTAAGGTTAGGGTTTGACCTTGATGGATTTCTGCGCCAAATTCCGCTGGCGAATACCATTCAACAGATTGCCCTTGATGAATGTTGATATGCCCTATCAGGGATTCATCAAATGACAGTGTTGTGCCTTGTTGAATGTCAATGACATCCACTTCTTTAGGAATAACAAGGTCAACTGTTAAATCTTGTCCTTGATGAATTTCAATAGGCGGGACGTCTTCAGTGAACTTGATTTCAAGAACATTGCCTTGGCGGAAGTCTATTGAGAAATCAGCTTGGTAAAACGATGAATGAGGCAGGATGGTGTTGCCCTGTTCAATATCCAGCAGAACCAGTTCATTTGGCGCTGGATTACACAGCAGTTCAGGGAAGATGAAGTTTCTTTCCGCTACGAACTGTTCGTAGAGAATAGAGCCTTTTGGTGGAACTTCAGAAGGGTTTGGGAAGGTAAAATTTCTTTCCGCTACAAAGAAAGCATAATCAGCAGGCTTGCAAAGACGCAAGTCGGCTGGTAGTTGTTTGTTAGGCGGATTCTGGGGCATGATTAGTGGCGGCAGCGGAAATGAAATTTCTTTTATTTAAGTTAGTAGTTTGATAATATTGGCATTATTCAAATTAACCAAGAAAGTGAATGTTTATTCATGAATGTGTATAATGTCGTTAATCAGAATTTCACTGCGGGCTTTGGTGCTTGCATCAAGCTGGTTTCCTACCTGCATGACCAGTATGAGAAAGTGGAATGTGCTGCTAATTCAATCGTCTTTTCTAAGGGCAAGTACACTGGCACTATTCTCATCGATATAAATGAGGAAACTTCAGAGCCCTATTTGTCATTGAATCTGGTGTACATGAATATAGCCAAAGATTCCATGCAATCAGAGCCACTGATTGTTACTGATGGGCTTTCAGCAGAAGAAATTCATGTTTATCAAAGCACATTGCCGGAAATCATTAACAACAAGATTCTTAATGGCATGGATGCTTTAGACGAATACATCAGAACTGAACTAGAAAGCCATTCTGTTGGCGGCGATGATGAAGACGAAGACGAGGACGAAGAATAACTGATAAAGCGTATAAAGGAAAAGCCGCCCAATTACAGGCGGCTCTTCTTTTCTTTCAACCAAATGTATTTAAGCGGCTTCTTTCTCTTTGAAGCCCAGACCAAAGCAATCATGGCACTTCCGTTTGTTCCATGATGTTGCCGTATTCAGCGGGAAGTAATAGCTGTTTCTTGTTTTCAAAACGCCAGTTCCCGCACATTTCTTACAACTTATAACTTTCATAATGTCTTTATTTATCAATAACTTAATGAATGATGATAGATTTAGGTTCTTCTTGTTTGGCTTCTTCTTTAGCTTTAGCCTTAGCTTCTTCTGCTAAAAGAACATCCAGAATCACATGCCTGCCTTCATTAAGCAGTATGTCATATTGGCTGGCAATTTCAGGGTCAGTTGGCTGGCGGAAAAGTTCTGCTATGTGAACAGTTACAGAAGGCTCAATGATGGTAAGTGGTGGCAGAAGTTCTGACATGAAAGCCAGTCCCATATCAACAACATTTGCATCATCGTATAAGTAGAAGGAAAGCCCTGTAGCTTTGCCTGCTACCGCAACGTTTCCTACTTCAATCGCTTTAAGAACAAAATCTACAGTTCGTTTATGCTCTTTCTTTTCAGCATGACCTAGAAGGGCTTCAAAGCCTTCTTCAAGTGTTTCAACTTTTACTTCTTTGCTATCATTGCCTTTTGTGTATGAAACGTAGTAAAGTTTGCCTTCCAAATGTGCTAGCATGGATTCTTGTCTGCCTGATGCGCCTGAAATGAAAGTAGCAACAATGCCTTTATGACCAAAATCCAGCTTGATAATCCAGTTCTTCAAATCATAGGAAAGCAGGGTTTCCACAAAATCATCAACACGCACTTTGGGATTTGTGAAGGAAGAATGGAACTTCAGATGCTGGGTTACTTTTGTTGCTTTAAGGCGCTGCTGTAATTCGTACATGGTTATCTGGCGTTTGTCATTGCCCCACTGAATGAACATGGCATCAAAAAGGTCTTCATCATACAGATGCAACTCAAGTTCAGCTTCTTTATGGCTAATGATGTAATCTTCATATCTAGCGCCATATTTATCGCCACATCTATTGTCGGTTTTTTCAACAGTGAGTTCAGCCGGATTGAAGCCAGTGTATTGCAGGGCGTCTTTGATTGAGATTAGAAGTGGTTGAAAACGTTGGGGAAGTTCAGATGTTTTCATTTTGTTTTCTCCTTTTGAGGGGTTATTGAAATCCAGCCCATCATAGCACTGCCCGCTGATTGTGTAGTTAATTTGCAGCAATCATTCCATTCTGGCTATAAAAATGGCAATTCCTAAATAAAAACAAGCCTTTATGGATGATAGCCACAATGACAACCACACCATCATTTGATACCTCTGACAAAATTGTCTTACAGATACCTGCAAACACTATTATAGAAATCACGACTAAGCTAGAAGATGTTGAGCAAGGGCTTAGTTTTGTGAAATCTGAACTCGTTCAAATACAAGAAAAGATGTCTGATTTGGGTGAGGAACTGGAAACATTGAAAGGTAAGGTTAAAAGAAAGGGACTGTTTGGCTTCTTCAAGCGGAGCTAAATTATGAATGCCCTATCATGGATTTTCCATCTAACTGCTGAACAACTAGCTCTTATTGGTGTTGCTGTAAGTGGCACTTACTTTTCGCTGTCTAAAAGTGGTGTTATTCCCAAAGCCATTTCGCTTTTAACTTCTAGTAATCCTGAAGATAAAACACCTGAAGCCTGCAAAGTTTACGCTGACGAAAGAGAAAAGCTCCTCGATGAGAACAAGGAGCTTAAGGATAAGTTAGTTGAACTAAGCCGCGTTCAGAAGACATTACAGCTTAGAATTTCATTGCTTGAGAATGTCATTGAAAGCCAGAAAGGCAGGATTCAAGAGATTACTGGTTTGCTTATTAGCCACGAACAGAAGATTCGTTCATCTCCTGAAGCTCCACAAAAAGATTAAAGAGCTTAATAATAGTTACCAAGAAATTGTGCCCTGTAATGGGCGTGAATTCTCTTAGACAAAACCATCTAAGAACAGCCCTTCTAGCATTCGGAAGGAAAGTAAAAAATTCATCATTGGCAGGAATATTCGGGTTTCTTCTAATCTCAAAATGCTTCTTAAAGTCTAACAGTTCATGTTCTTTTGGCAATTCCAGATTCTCGAAAATCAAGCGGTCTTTGCCAGTAATAAACATAAGCGTTTTATAGGACTTATTCCATTCAATAGTGTCGTAGCGAGTTGAAGATGTCTTTTCAAGCGCGAAGGAATAGTTGCTGCCGCTGTTTGCAAGCATTCCTTTCAACTCACGCCCTTCATAGAAAGAAGCAAGAATTTCAGCTAGTTCTCCTGAAAGGGCAGTTTTGGTTTGGATTATTTGAATTAGTAGTTCGTTGTATCTTGCATCAAATTCTTGTCTATTCATCATCGCCGCCAAAAACCATTTGCATAAAAATCACATCTCTAATGGCATCGTAAGTAGAAAAGTGCTTAGGGAAATCCTTCAGCTTTTCATTAAAGCCTTTAGGGCGATAAACTCTTGAATCTTCACCTGTTAAAACTTCAAGGAATGTTCTTACATCTCTTGACATGAAAGGATTGAAGGGATAATCAAGACCTGATACATTGAACAGGTTCTTGACAATTGGAATATCAAAATCCAGACCCCTTGTCCAAAGTGTTGATTTTCTTGAATAATTGTTTTCTTTAAGGAAATCAATGATTCGTTGGCAGCCTTCTTCTAATGAAACATCATCAGGTGTGGCTTTCAGGTTTAGGTCTTGTACTTCTTGGGGCTGTTTCTTCCACCAGTTCTTAGTGTCATCGTTGTAAGAGAATCGCTTTGTAGCAAAGAGTTGCTTCTTATCGAATCTAACCGTTAATGACTGTTTTAACAAGTCAAATGGGTCATCTTTGCCATCAATGGTAAATGGCACGATGCCAAGATTAAGTACTAAAGCATCATGCTCTGTGCCAAGTGTTTCTGTATCTAAAAGAAAGTCTGTCATTTTTTGCTCCTAAATGTTAATTGAGTTGAAGAACTGCTCGTGATAGAGTTCGTACATAATAACATTGCAAGCGAAGGCTTCACTCAGTTCATAGTACCTGCCCTCTTCATCCTGTCTTTCTGTGATATTGGATTTATCCTGAAGGTCATCAAGTTCAACCATGACGCTATCATGCGTTCTATCTAGTTTGATGGCTACATCTCTTGAGGTCATTGGGGCTGACATTTCAATCCGCCTCCTCTAGAATCAATTCTTTAATGGCATCAATACCCTTCTGGTAAACAACTGTTCTAAAAGCTCTAATCATGTCGCCGTTTTCTAGATTCCATTCACAACGAACAACTCTAAACCAGCCTTCATCAACATAGGCTTGCTCTGCAATTTGCCGTTCATTTAGAATGTGTTTTCTAATTAGTAACGGAATAATTTGTTCATCAAGTTCTTCCCGAGTGATGTTCAGGGCATCAGAAAGCCTGCTTAGTTCAATGGTGTTTTCATCATCACAAATGAAGTCGTAGAAATTGACTTTCTCTTCGAGTGTTGTTTGAACTGTTTTCATTTAGATTACTCCTTTAAGCAATGTTACGTTTATTAATAAGACGGCGGATACCATCAACGCCCTTCTGGAAGACAACTGTTTTCAAATAAACAATCGGTACGTTTGATTTCTTATCATTGTAGGTACATTCTACCAGCTTGAACCAACCACGGTTAATGTAGGCTTGGTAAGGATGGTTTGAAGCTTGAAAGATACCTTCTTCCCTTAAGAAATTATAGAGCTTGTTTCTTCCAAATCCTTTTATTCCTAGCAATTTAGCAGCTTCACCAACAGTTATCATTGAATCTGTTTGCATAACCGCGTCATAAAATTCAGCCTTTGGGAGCAATTTCTCCACTTCTTGCTGCTTCTCCGCGAGTTGGATAAGTGCTTCCGAATAGTTCTTGGGCAACATGTGATAGAAAGGATTACGAACCTGTTCTTCCAGTTCCATCCAGCGTTTATTGACTGCATGGCGATGCGGAAGACTGTAGCCAGTTATCAGGTCAAGAACAGCCTCCTTAGAAAGTTCATAGCAAGGCAGTTGTCTGCCAGTAACGTCTTTGTAAGTTGTTGATTTTATAAGCTCACCTGATTTTTCAGGTGAGTAACAAGACTGATAATAATTCTCAAGTTTCTTACAATCAATCATTACATTGTCATGACGCTTGCCAGTTATCTCAGCAATTACGCGAGAATCCATCGTTACAACAGCTTGAAGATTTTGAAGTTCAGTAGTCATTTGAAATGCGCCTTTGTTAAGTTTAAGAAAATGATTAACTGGCGCTTAGTGCCAGATGACGCCATTCTAAAGAGTTAATAATTCTTTTCAATTACAATCAATTAACAAATTTCGCATAAAGAAAAGCCCTCATAAAGAGGGCAACTTATCAAAGGATATATAACAGAAATCTTGGGCTACTTGATGCTATAGCGGCTACACGAAACTATTAGAACAACCACCAAGCATCAAGCCCCAAAGGTCGCCTCTAAAAGTATTGGCTGGAAAAGAGATAATAAACCTGCCAATGTAACAAAGAGGATACCCGGTTAAAACTGGTGGGAAGCCTAGGATTAGAACCTAGAATGCCCGAAGGCGGCAGATTTACAGTCTGCTGGCTTAACCATTCACCCAACTTCCCATGGCGGACAACGGAGGAATCAAACCTCTCACCTTCATCCCACTTTTTAGGTATCAGTTTAGAAGACTGATGTGGGGACGTTGCCCATTAAAGGTCAAATAACAGAGCGGAAAACCGGAGGCAGATGAACCATAAAAACTGCCATAAACCCGCTCTGTCATTTGATGTGCGTATTATAGCGCCATCAAAAACACTTGTGAAGTTAAATAATTGTTAGAAATTCTTTGCAAAGGAACTAAACCAAAATGGCAGACCTTAACAACTACAAAATTGAAATTGACCGTAGCCGTGATTTCGGCGTGTTTGAAAACCTTACCGACGCCCAAACTTTCCAGCAGTTCTTGGAAGCCAAGAAAGCTGCTGTTAAAGAAGATGCTGATGAAGGCGATGATGCCGATAAAGCCACTGATGGCGATGATGCTGATAAAGGCGAAGACAAAGTTGATGAAAATGATGGCGGTGAAGGCGAAGAATAAGCCACCTCAACCGTCATATAGAAAGCCGCCCAATTACAGGCGGCTTTTCTATTGCCATCAATCAATCAATTTACATCTGGCTATCTTCTTCAACATCCTGTTGTTTAATCAAACCAAACGGATTGATGAAGCCAGTGTCCAATCCCATTGCATCATCCAGTGTTCGTTCTTGAATGAGTTCTTGCCCTTCAAAGATGGAATCTGTATCTACAGCTTCACCGAACTGAACTTCATTAGCATTGAAAGCTGGCTGCGCATTTTGAGTATTGCCATTTGATTTCTTTTTCTTCTTTTTCTTTTTCTTCTTGGCTTCAGCAGGCTGTTCACCAGCATTAGCCGCCTGTTGCTGTTCTTTTTCTTTCTTAATAAAATCAGGGTCTTTAAACAGCTTCTTGGCTTTTTCAAGTGCAGCTTTATTCTTATCCTTCTTACCGCCACCAACAGCTTTCTTCTTCAATTCATCTTCAGATGCTGGCTGCCAGCCTAATGCCATCAGAAGCGCTTTTTCCAGTTTCAATCCGCCTCTAGTAATACAAGCATTGCCAGAAAGCAAACATTGTGAAGTGGGAATAGGATGTTTGAAGTCTTTAGCGACCAAGAAGAAGGGCTTTTGTAGGGATTCTTCATAAGCCTTGTAATTGCGTTCTTCTTCATTTGTCCATGATTTCAGCAGCATGGCTGTTTGTTTAGCTTCATCCCGTTTAGCTTTTAGACGCTGTTCGTTTTTGAACGCTTCTTCATCATCAGGAAACTGAAAGAGGGCAACACCAACAATGTACTTCCAATCGTTTTCGCCATTTTTGTGTAAGAGTTGCAAAGGAATTTCCTTCTTGTATTCATACACTTCTTGCCCGTTTACGCTCTTAGTACGGGATTTGCGCCAGTCTGCTGACTTCAGTGATACTGGAAATCTTGTTGCGGTTAAATCGTTCTTGGTTGTGTTGAAGCGTTGGTCTTTTGAATCTTTCGCTGTTCCAGCTTCTAACAGGTCATTGCCATTCGGGTCATAGGGCATGTGGTGTAAAAGCCCCAAGTAAACAGTATTGGCGTTCAGTTTTACATACGGGGAAGCCTCTGATGAAACGCTATCGTTTTCAATGCGTTCATAAGGATAAGGTTTTAGACGGTTTGAAATAACTAACATTTCTTTTATGCTCCTTTCTTAATGCTGTCTAACAATAGGTTCATTTAATGCGCCTACGATGATTTGTGTAAGAACATTGGCGATTTCGTTAAGGTTTTCGCCAATAGCTTTACGGTCTAATGAAATGCCTTCTACATTGCCAAAGATTTCTTTTGGATTGGATTTCAAGAGAACTAACTTCAAACGGGGCTTAGTTAATGTAGCTAAAATCATTAACCCCAGATGTCCTGTTAGGTTTATAACAATCGTGCTATTCACAATGTCGTAGAGCATCTTGGAATTATTCCAGAACTGAACGATTCTGATATTGCCGCTTTTCTCAATCTTTTTAATGCAATTATCATTCTTCGCGATTTCACTTAAGAAATCATTGAGTTTTACTGCTACATCTGAAGTTTTGTTGTCAAGAAGATTACAAATGTAATCAATCTTTTTCTCAATTTGATTATCATCAAAAGGTACAACATTTACTGTTTAATTGCTATAAGTTCTTTAATAAAAGGAATAAAGTTATTATAAAAGTCATTCAAAATTTCTTTGTCTTGATGAGGCATATAGAACTTATTAGGTGTGTTCCAATCAAATGTCCGCCAATTTACATGAATGATTTGATAATCTTTCTTGCCATTTTTGGACGTATAACTTATAGAAAGCCATCCTAAATCTGATAAATCAGCTTCTAATTCGTATTCTTTTCTGCCAGCAAAGTTAATAAAAACTCTTTCTCCATAATTGTTAATCTGCGCAGATTTAACATCAGATATATGAATACTATTGATGAAATGAATGAATGGGTTATAAGTCGCAAAATCTTTTCGCAGGTGTGCTGCTTTGTATGCAAGCCTCATTAAATCAGCAGTTTTATCTGTGATTGTTGCCATTAAAATGCCCTCATTGGTTGTTTTTGATGAGGGCATTATCTTGTAGTTTTGGTTTAATTTCTATTACAGAAATGTTAGCTTATGGGTTGCGGCAAGAATAACAAAAAGAGAAAGCGGGTTTGATTACCCGCTTGTTAGATTTAAGTTATTCGTTGTTGGCTTTGCATTCTGGCATATTCTTCGGCTTCTTGCTTTTGATAATCTTCAATAATGCCAATAGCCAAACGCAAATCCTGCATGGTCATGCGCTCCAATTCGGAAGGCAGGAAGCCATGAAGTTTTGTTAATAAAACAATAGTCTTCATGAGCATGTATTCCTGCTCCTCGGAGCATACTACTTTAGTAAGTTATCCAAGCCGAATCTGTTAAAGACATATTCCCGCTTACAATGAGGGCAAGTGATTTCCTGCATGATATAGACTTGCGGGCGCTGGTTAATGAACTCAACAATGTCAGAATAAATGGTTAAAGGGAACTGGTCAAGCCACACTACAAATTCTTCTTCAGTAAATGGTTCTTCCCACAGTTCATCATTCACCCAGATTTCAGCAACGCTGTTGTAAACAACCTTGTTGATGAGTTTAAGTCTAGCTTGATATTCTTCTTCAGTAAGTTCTTCTTCAGGCTTTTCAATAAGTGCCATTTGTGAAGAAGATTCTTCTTCCAGTTTCCGGTATTCTTCCCATGTGGGGAATTTCAGCTTAAGAATAACGCCATTTCCCAGTTCAAAAGTGTCTTTTTCTGGACGACTGATTCTAATATCACTGGCATGGAAAGAAAGATTAACTTCCGTATCGCAATCAATTTCTTGGTCTTTCAGGATTTCCTTTTCTTCTTCCTGTGTTTCTGGATTGATTTTAGTAATCTCAATGTCTTCAATCACTTTATAGGGGCATTTGACGGTAAGGTCAATGGTGGGCTTGATTGAAAGAAGATAAATCATCATGAACAAGTATTCAATGATGTAGGACTTTTCCTTGTTGATGTTGAAGTTATCCGGTTCAACAACACAGGATTCAATAATCTTGCCAAATGTTTTTGTAAAGGTTTCTGGATGCTTCATGTTTGTAATGGTTAGAACATCCTTATATTCCTTTGTAACCATTTGCCTGATGGTGTACTTTTTATCGGGCTCGTTTGGAACTTCTACTGGGTAGCGAACGAATGATATTGCTGAAGGTAGTGCCATATGCGGGGTCTCCTTAAATTTTTACTGCTAATAGTTTATTTGCTTTGGAATTTTCTTCGTCTTTTACAAGCCCATGATGCGTTAAATCCACATTTGAACCTGTAATCGTTTTGTTGTTAGTATCAATGATGTAGTAGTTCTGAGAAGCCTTGGATGAAAGGTTCAGGTTCTTATCAGAATAGCCATTGCCACCTACTAATGAAGCTGACCGTGCAAATGTGTCTGTAATCATGGTGGAATGAATATGCCCAAAGATTACGTAATCCACGTTTTGACCTTTGTCAGCATAGCGCCCTTTAAGTTTGGCTACTTCTGCTTCTGGATTCTTTGAAGCCAATGTATTGTTGCCATGTGTAAGAAGCAGTTTGAAGCCTTCAATATCCAGCAGTTTTTCATGAACATCATCATTCATGGAAATGAATTTGACTTTGTTGTTATTGTGGAAAAGCCTTTCAAGGCAGTTGTGAATGATGTAGTCAAAGTTGTCAGTAGCGGTATGTTTTGCCCATGATACGAACTGCCCTATTCTGGATTCATTGCCAATTACGGATGCAACATACACTTCATCAGCCCATACGGCTACACTTGCAATGAACTCTTGCAGAATATCCAGAGCTTCAACTAATGTTTCTGCTCTTGTGCCAGCGTTCATGGTTACTTCATCAAGGCGTCTATCAGAATTCATCATATCGCCAGTGAAAGCAATGACTACTTTCTTGATGCCTTTTTGAGTGAAAGTTTTATAGACTTCATTGTGGAAATGCTTGAGCTTTCTGTAAGCTACTGCGTTGTCATGCTTGTAGGGATGTGAGTTATCAGTGGTTTCGCCAAAATGCAGGTCTGAAAGCTGAATAACACCAACTTTTGAAATGTCTGTTTCTTCTGAAATGTGATAAGAATCAACTGGGGAAGCGAAGATAACGTTTTGCAGGGCTTTGTGAATTTCTTCATAAAGCGTTGTAAGTGCGGTTACTTCTCTGTCAATATTGCGGTTAATCTTTCTGTGTAAGTTGTTTTGGTCTCTGGCGTTTTGTAGGGATTTTTGAAGGCTGATGATTTGGTCTTGTTGGTATTGGCTACGACGTTCATTGGTTTCATCAGCTTTTTCATCAAAAGCCCTTCTTACAATACCCCTTACTGTGGATTCTTGGGAACGAGAGCCAAAAACCAAGTCGGCAATGCTTCTGAAGGAATAGCCTTCTTCTCTTAATTGCACGATTTGTTCGATGATTTCTTCTGAATGTTGCATGATTTACTAACAGTTTTGTTTAACATGAATATGCGGCGAATTATAGCAGAAGAAAAAGTAAAGCCCTGAATAAACAGGGCTTTCAGATTGTAAAGAAATGTGCGCGGGTTAATACCTCGTTTGACTCTGCTACGTTTTTCTCCCACTTCCATCACTAATATCAAATAAACACCCCACTGAAGACCAGAAACAATCCACCAAATTTCAGGTATAAAGTAAATGCCACACACGCTTATTGCCACAGCGGGAATAATTATTAGCATCAAAGCAATAGTTTTTACATCAAGATAATTCTTATCGCTAAACAAGGCTTCTTCAACTTCTGGGAGGAACAACCAAAGCAATGCGCCTATCAACATCAACAGTGAAGCGCATTCAAATAATTGCCCATAAGTAGCAAATTGTCTTCATTGTTCATTTGTATCACCAACTGGATAATGGCGTAGGCTGGCTGCTGCGTCCTCATCGCTTATGTTATTACAGTTACCAACCGCATGAATCACAAAAGGTTCTGTCTCATCAGTTACCCATATGCCAAATTCATAATAAGGTTCATAGGTAAAACTGTAAACACCGCCATACACAGAAGTTACTACGTATTCATGGTCTGCTGGAATGCTAATGGTTATGCCAAAGTATTCAACTTGCCGCATTGGACATGCTTTGAAGTTTTCGATTTTCATAATTGAATCTCCGTCAGGCTATCTTGCCAGTGTTTATCAGCGATTGCTGGCGGAAACCATGCAACCGGAACATCATTATCTTCGCCATTTATGTTTTCGCGCCAGCATCCGGGTCTAAGCACTGGCTCTGTTTCATAAACATAAGTTGAACCGTCTGCGCGCATTGCTATCCATCGTGCATGTGGTGGCACAACAATATCACGCCCGTAGTAATCTTCAACAATACGATATTCCGGCTCTTTCTTCTCAGGGAATAGCTTGACCTCCAATGCGCATGTAAGACTTATGTCTCGCAAATGATTTGGCACTGCATGTTTTATCCAACTATCCCATGTAATTTGCAAGCCATTCATTTCAGCCCGATAAAGGATGGTATCCGTAATAATATTAAGCACATAATCTTTTGCTTCGCTTGAAAGTTGTCCGATTACATCCAAGGCATGAGCCTGCTCCAGTTTGACAGCTACTTCAAGCATCCATTGTTGGTCACGCGGGCAATAAACAAGTGTGTCGTTCCAGCTATCACCTTCAAATATCATTCTGGCGTCAAGAGACCAAATTGCACCGATTTCAGCCTCCCAGAAGCAGTAACTAGCGCGTGGTTCTTCTGCAAATGCCTTAATCCTGCCATCCGCATTAGCTGCTATCCAGTTAGCTCTGCTTGGAATGCGCAGAACGTTACCATAAAACATCACTGTTTTGTGATGTGTTTCAAGTATCATATTCCCTCCGTTTCAAGTTTCATAGCCTCATTATAGGGCTTGCCGCCAGAACTTCCCTTAAGGTTTGTAAAGAAAGATAAAGCCCTGAAGCTGGTCAGTTCTTCAGGGCTTTATGGGCTTTATGGGCTTTTAGTGCGGGGCTGTTATGAGTTATTCCCTTTCTTCTTAGCAGTAGTCCGTTTCTTCGTTTTAGCTGGCTTTTCCGCTTCTGCTTCTTCTTCTTCGCTTACATCCATCATGTAATCGTAATAGAACCATTTGTAGTAAGCCAGCAGGTAATCAGAAACTTCATGTGGCAATTTTACCATGTGATTTTTGAAGTATTCTTCTTCCTTGTCTTTCATGAGGAAAGGCTCTGTCATGATTTGAAACAGAATCTTCATGTAAGCAGGTCTGGCTGGCACTAGTTCCTTCAACTTGCCATCAAACATTTGCGTAATGGCTTTTTGTTCAGGAACTCTAAGCAGCGTAACCGTGCAGGGCGCTTCAATCTTATAAGTGTTTTCTGTTTCTTCTTTCAGGTGCGCAATGAAAGAGCCATTTGGCGTCGTAAACCAGCAAACCTTATTGAATTTTGGATTTGGCTGGTTTTCTTCCAAATGCACATTTTCTTCATAGTCAAAGTAGCCTTCTTCAGCAAGTTGTGCTGATGATGGCAGGTTGTCTTTTACTTGCTGTTGTAGTTCTTCAACGATTTTAGCTTGTTCTGGGTTCATAGTTTTGCCCTTAGTGGATTTTGATAATTTCATTAGGATTATACTTGTTGTTGATGGAGTAAATGTTATATGGCTCTATCCAATTCATAGTAATTCCCGGTGTTTTGTAAATCATACAACCCAGTTCTTGGATAACGTCGCCGTCCTCACCATATTCCGGGTATTCCTTAAGCAAAACAAAGTCGTACTTATTATTAACCACTACGTAATCGTAGCAGTTTTTAAGTGAGCCTAAAACGTAGGTGAAGAATCTTTTCCAGTTATCGAAGCAATAGTTCTGTAGGATTTCAAGATTCAGTGGCGCTTCTGTAATCTGTTCTCTAGTTTCAATGCCCAATGAAGCTACTTCAACATTTTTATCCTTCATGTCTGAAAGAAAAACATTGCCAAATTCATCCATGCAAATATTGCGGTATCTGTCAGTATTAAAAACTGCTACTGGATAGCCGCAAAAGTAAATGAATCTTGAGTTGAAGCTGGCGAACATTACTTCATCAAGTGTATGTAACTTGCCACATTTTTCTTCTTCTAAGAATGAAGTGCCTTCTTTCTGTTCTGTTTGCCCGTCATTGTAAAGAATAGTAACTATCTTGGAATTGTATTCAACAACAAAGCCTTTTATAGTTGGCAATGAATCTGGGTTAATTTTGATTACCGATTTGCCACCGATAACTAAGTAAATGTGTTCTTTAGGTTCAGCCATCTTTAATCTCCTTTATTAGAAAGAAGCGGCATTACTGCCGCTATTGATGCTATTACTGATATTAAAGCTAACGCTGAAAGTAGTAGCGCCAGCTTAATCATTTTTATCCTTTACTTGAGGGATTCCACCCCAGTGTTCCGGCGGAGATAATCTGAAGATGTCATACATTAGCTAAGAATGTTTGAAACTCTTTTAACTTGTTAATGAGTTCTTCTTTTTCCATTCTGTATGGATTCGTCCCATGCAGCGGGCATTCAGAAGTAACCCACCAGCCATATTCCTCACCGTTTCCACCTACTCCTTTACCATGTCCGTTATCCATTATGGGGCAAAGACAGCCTTTATTGACAGCTTCATCGCTACCGGGCTTTGGGTCTGGTATATTCATTTCACACCTTCCACAAACTGATTGCTGCGGCTTCAGAGCCAATTGGATTGGCTTCTCCAATGAACATAAATTCATCTTTAGAATAATCACATGCCCACGCCAGTATGTCTTTGTCATATGCTGGCTTTTTAGAATAGCTGTAAATTTCACCATCCGCATCAGTAGCCAACCATTCATGGTTTACAGGAATACTAATAATTCTGCCAAAGTATTCAACTTCCCGTAGTGGCGGATTAAAGGTTTCAGTATTCATTTTCACACCTTCCTACCACATCTCCTTTTGAATAATGGCGCAAAGTTTCGATAGCGCCCGGTTCACCAGCAAGGGTAAACGTGCCAATACGCACATCTTCCGCCCCATAGCGACGTTGCGGGATTATCCACATTCCGTTTAATTCTTCTGGCTTTATTGAGTAGCTATACACGACGCCATCATCGCCAGTAGCCACCCATTCATGTTCTGCTGGAATACTAATTTTCACACCGTAATATTCAACTTCCCTCATAAGGCGTGGCTTGAAATCTTTAAGTTCCATTTTCACACCTTCTTCAGACTATCTTGCCAGTTAGTATCACTTGTGTTTTCATCCCGCCAAGCTACTTGTGTCATTTGTCCGCGTTTTTCTTGCATGCCATAGCCCCAGAAGAAACCTGCTGAAATGTCAGGCTGCATGTCAAATGCCATTACAGCACCGTTCCTGTTCATCGCCACATAAGTTGCCCAACTGGGAATAATTACATCAGAACCGTAGTAGTTTTTAATAACTTTACGTTCTGGTTCGTTCTTCTTAGGAAAAAGCACATCATACAGTAAATCTCTAACAGGACTTGCTCGTAAGTATGATGGCGCTGCATGTTTCATGAGTGATTTAAAGGTATCACGCGCGCTGCAACTCACGGATTTGATACGGATAGTTTCGGCAACGTCTTTAATAATGCTGGTCATTGCGTTATGAGAAACAAAATCATCCTGTAAAGAATGTGCCGCATTCAGCTTACCTACAGTTTCAATCATCCATTGCTGGTCTTGTGGGCAATAAGCAAGTGTTTCTTTCCAATTATCACCTTCAAGCTCCATGCGAGATTCAAGAGACCAGATTGCGGCACTATCAGAATACCATCTTTCATAGTTCCTGATATATGGTTCGTCCCTGAATGCTAGTATATTGCCATTTTCATCAACAGCTATCCAATTAGCATTGGCATTGATACGTAGAACATTACCGTAAAACATAACTGTTTTATATGGTGTTTTAAGTTTCATGTTTGCTCCTTTTATTCAATCATAAAGATTATATGTTTATGAGACTTCCCATTCCAGATGATTTATGCCATGCTTCAGGATTTCAAGCGCACACTTTTTGCAAACTACAGTCTTTTCCTGATATGGGATTTTTAGCGTTACGTTGATTTGGTAGTCTTTCGATGTATCCATGAAATAGGCGAACGCTTTTCTGATGCCATGGAATACATCTTCGTATTCAATTTTCTTCCCGCATTTATCGCAAATGTAAGTGCAGATTTCTGTTTTCTGGATGCCCATCATTTCATTCCTACCGGAAAAGTTCTTCCCGTAGAATAGCAATAACCTTAGAACCATACGCGGATTCTGAAATGGCGTGGGTAAGGAATGCGTCATAAGCCTGCTGTGTATTGTCATATGCGCGTTTGGCATTTTTCTTAATATGACCAGCAACAAATTTAATTACGTTATACGCAGTATCTTCGCTTTCATGTATATAAATGCTTGCTGCGAGTGCAAGCATAGCTACGGATTCAATCATCCATTCTTGGTCGTGCGAACAGTAAGTAAGAGTGTTTCGCCAATCTTCGCCTTCAAACTCCACGTAATCATCTAAATCCCAGAATACCCCGTTTGATACATCCCACCAGCTATGAGTGGCATATGGCTTCATCATTGTTGCCACCAGCCTACCGTCTTTATCAACGGCTATCCAATTAGCATTAGCATTGATGCGCAGAATGTTTCCGTAGAACATGACTGTTTTATATGATGTTTTAAATTTCATAGTTAGTCTCCTTATTGGAAATAAATTCCACATCGGCATCATCAGGCGCATTCACAATCAGACGATTTCGATAAGCTGATTCTTCATTTGGCTCAAAGTAAATCTGCCAGTCGTCTTTGTTCAATGGCTGTTCTTCATCCAGAATTGACATGCCAATGTGCCATATACCCGAATTGTTGTATTGCCCTGTAATCAGTACACCCTCGCCGCTTGGACGCCTTACGCTGAAGCGTCTTATTGAACGTGTAGCGCTGTCATCATCATACCATGCGTTGTTGACCTCACCAAAGGTGTCATCAGAGAAGCCTTCAAAAATGTACTTTATACTCACGTGTTCTCCTTTTTGTAGATTCGATATGAAGTTTATGCCATTCGTTCGGCGTAAGCTATTACATCTTCTTTAGAAAGGAAACACCAGCCTCTGGAAAGCAGCCTTTTGTCAGCGCTAGTGCCATACCATTTAACCTCGTAATAGCCATCTTCTGAACTAATATCAGGGAAGAAGTAAACTTGTCCTTCCTTAACTGGCAGGAACTTAGCAATACGCATCCAGCGGTCACGCAATACTTGTGCTAAGTCCTTAGCGAGTACATTAGCATGCAACTTACCCAATGCTTCTTCACATTGTTCTGCAATATCAACAGAATATTGATTTTTGCTTACTGATTCCCACAAGAATGTGTCTTTGTATTGACTTAACTCATCTACAATATGGCTAGGGATTTTGAAACCTTTGCTGATGTACTCATACAGCGCTGTATAAACCCTTACTAAGTATTCAAAGCCGCCTTTTACCTCATCAGGGAAAGGTTTTATTACCTTCTCTATTAGTTCATCAGAGCCATTATCAGCATCATCATTGGCAGCAGTAGATTTAACATCAAGAAACGCATCAATGAAATTATTCAAGCCATCTGTAGACATTCCTACGAAGTAACGACCAGCCAAATCGGTCTTTTCTTTCCAAACTCTATATTGGCAAGTAAGCCCGCACAATCTATGTAACTCAAAATGTAGTGCATTTATTTTGGTTTCATCCACATCAGCGGCTTCTATTTGCGCACGGATTTTCAGGTCTTCGGCACATGCTGGCGAATACCAGTTATTATAAAGCATCTTGCGTACTGCCATCGGAACAGGATAATCCTTGAAGCAGGTTTTCAGTTCTTCCAACGGTTTAATCTTTTGGCATGAATATAGTTCAATTACTACTTGCAGCATTGCCCACCAGAAATTACCCGGAAGCCCGCCAGCTTCAGATATGGCTTTTTCCAAACGTGTCTTAAATTCATGAATATTCATTGTTTGCTCCTGATTTATAACCGAACTTTACGCAGACTATCACGCCATTTCTTTCCAGCTGTGTTCTGGCTGCGCCATCCTACAATAAAAGCATTGTTGAATCCTGTCGTCATCCATTCGCCATCATCACCCGTAGTTGCTACCGGGTGTTCTTCGTATGCCCACACGCTGCCATTACTATCCATAGCGATAAAATGTACAGACTTTGGAATGATAAGACCAGTGCCATAGTAATCACGGATAAGAAGGCTGTCATCTTCAGGATAGACGAATTTATCCGCTTTGATAAAAGGCAATGTTTCAGCGAATAACTTCTCTTTGAAAGCATCAACAAATTCCTTGCTTGCAACTGTGGTAACACCAGAATGTTTGTAGAAACTATCCCATTGCTCTTTTATGTTGGCGGGCGTTATTGTGTCTTTCAAAGAACCTATGGTGCTACGGAAGGCTTCATCTGATAAGTTGCCCTCATGCAAATTAGCCCGCATGAACTCTATTGCCATTCTATTTCTTAAAGTAAGCATCCACTCATGCCCTTCGCCTTCGCAATTTGTCAGCGTATCTTTCCAGTCTTCATTCTCATCGAACGTAGCAACCGCGCCAGCGTATGTTGAATATAAACCTTTCCAAATGTTCTCGTTTTCAAGAATAATTGGTTTATCGTTGTAGGAATAGACCTCACCATTGCCATCAGCAGCAACATACATTGCGTCGCCATTAACGCGAAGAATGTTCCCATAGAACATAACGATTTTTTGTTTGAAATCTAGTTTCATACTAAGCTCCTTTGATTGTAAATGTAAAAAGTTTAAGCCAATTTGCCAGTGAGGTCTATTGCCGTTTCTTTACTTCATCTGGCAAATAAAATTCTTTCTTAAACTTCTCAGATTCTTCTTTTTCTTTTCTTCTTGTAGCCACTTCTCTTTGAATCTTCACTACTTCCGCTGCGGCTTGCATAAGCGCTTTTACTCTTTGATTAAAATCTAACTTCATATTAAGTTCCTTATTCCCCAGAAAATTCTATTACTGCTTCTTTAGAAACGAAACACAAGCCTACTTTAAGCAACGCTCTATCAATATCAGCATCTCGCCATTTGGCTTCGCGGTAGCCATCTTTTGAAGTAATGTCGGCGTAGTAATAAACTTTTCCTACGTTGGCATTTGGAAGAAACTTGGCAATGCGCATCCAACGGTCAAGAAGCATTTTCTGTGTGCCCCTTGTAAGAACACTTCTCAACGCTTCTTCGCATTGTTTAGCAATTTCATGTGAATAATGCCCATGCCGGATGGATTCCCACAGAAATGTGTCTTTGTATTGCTGCAACTCATCAAGCACGCTGCTAGGGAGTTTGTAGCCTTTCTTGTGATGCTTGTAAATGGCAATATAAACACTAACGAAGTAAGTAAAAGTGCCTTTTGTATCATCCCCAGTATCAACCACTAGCCTAATAAGTTTGGTGTGTTCCTTATTGATTTTATTCTTACGCCGTTCTTCTGCCTTTTGAAGCCCTTTTATGAATGCCGCGGAATCCTCATCAAGCGCTCTTTGGCGCGAATCGTATCTTATTGTTAGATACTTTCCAAATTCTTTATCCCACGCTTCTCTTTCCTGTCTAGCTGCTACTAAATCTCTTTGAAGCGCTGTTATTTCCCGCGTAAGTTTATCTACTTGCCCTCTAAGGCTTTCAACTTCTTTAGCCGCCTGTACATTCGGGTCAAATGCGCTTCTATAAAGTCTTTCGTCGTCTTCCCAAGTGTTCATACTTGCAGTCCTCTCCTTTCAATTTCTTTCAGCACATTCTGCTGAATGTTTGCTAGCCTTTTTGATTCGTTCTTGTAGTAAACCCGCTTATCAAAAACAAAGTTCACTGAAGAAGGAATCACACCAATTTTATCCTTAGCATACATCGAACCATTAGCACAAATGGTGAAGTTATTCTTTCTGGCGTAATCAATAAGTTCATGATTACCCATTCCCACCATGGTTTTAAGCAGTTCTTGTTTGTTACTGCATTCCGCTACTCTAAATGTTTCTGGGCTAATGTTTTGCTGCACGATAACCATTGGATAAAGTGAAGTAAGGTCAAAGGAAACCACGTATTCGTGTTTGCCTTTCATGACTTCCCGAACATAAGCGCCAGCGTACTTCTCTTTGGAATGTACTTTTTGTTTAGGCGGGATAACCATGCCTTCCTTCTTAATCTTATTGTAGAGGAAGCAGTCCCAAACAACAGTTACGGAAAAGACATCGGACGCTAGGCATTTTGAGAAATAAGCCACTACAAATGCCAACTCAATGAACTTCAGCTTTTCATTCATTTTAAGCAGAAGTTCAACGTCTTTAATGTTGTACTCAAGGAAAAGGGCTTTGTCGTTTTGGTAAAGCTCTCTTAGGTTCTTATAAGGCGCATAATCCAGCTTCTTCTCTTTGAGTTCATGATGCGCTACTGTGTTTAGGCGGTAATTGGCTAACTTGTCTCTGGAATACTTCTTATAAAGTTCCATGTAGTCAATGTGAATCAGCCCTTTAATAACGTATGTTTGTTCAAAAGACCCAATGGAATTTGCTTCTTTCTTAGCGTAAACCAGCCCTTCAGCAGCTTTTTGCAAGCCTTTAGGGTCATCCTGATATTGCCTTTTCAGAAGTTGATAAATGGGGCTTAGTCTTTGGGCAAAGTCAATGCCAAGCACTCTGATGATTCTGTTTACGATGTATGGAATATCGTAAAAGATGCTGTTCCAGCCAGAAATGACATCAATGCCTTCTGAACTTATGAAGCGAACAAACCTTTCTAAAAGCTCTGGTTCGTTTTCACAAACAATCGTACAGCCTTTTACATTTTCTTTTACTGGTAATGTTGTCCAGCAAACTTTCTTGCCCTTTGAAGTGATGGCAGTAATGGCGTTTATTGGATATTCCGCTTTCTCTGGCGTTGGGAAGGAATCGCCAATTTCGTTCTCAATATCGAAGTACATGACATTGATGGCATCATTTCTGTGAGTAATTTCATCAGGATACTTCTTGGAAATGTACTGGTAAATTGGCTTTTCCATGCCATATACTTCGTGTTTCCAATTGTCGCCTTGTGATTCATCGTAGTAGAACTTTTGGAACTCAAACAGGTTCTTGAAACTCTTGCGTTCAAGGATTTCACCAGTTAGCGCTTTTGTGCCACCTTTTCTACTTTTTACATACAGTTCTAACGGGAAATTCTGGTCAATATCGTACTTGGTTTTGCCTTCTTCATCTTTGTAACGATGGTAGAACTTGCCTTTGTGAGTAACAACGTTTATGTAATGCTTTGTGAATGCCACTTAATGCTCCTTTTCTGGTATTAAAAAGCCCCTTTGTACGGGGCTTCTATCTTACTTGGTCTCGCCGTTTCTAATCGTTTCCGCTTCGTCATCATCATATCGATAAATTATGTAGTCAACTTTGTTACCAAGTGTTCTAACCACCATGAAGCCTTCATTATGATAAACCTCAAATTCTACATCAGAATCTGACTTTGAATCATCTGGCATGGTGTCAAGTGGCACATAGATTTCTACATGTTTGTCTTCTTCTTTAGTATCACTAGAGAATTTCCCATTCTCAACTTTGTGAGTGAAAACGTTGCCCCATTCGCCATCAAATTCTGATTGCAGCGCTTTCATTTCGCCATCTCTAAGCATGAAAACAGTAGCCCCAATGGCTCTAGCGGTATTCATGAACTGGGTATATTCAGCGGCAGTAATGATGAAGGAATAATCCGCTTCAAAATCCAGTTCTTCTGGTTTTGAAAGTGGCAGTTTCTCTGCGTTTTCTTCCCAGAAGCCATCAAAGGATAGTTTGAACTTCAATTCGCCATTTTCATGTTTGATGATGACATAGGCATTGTTAAAGGTGAAGTCAAGTTCATCCCAGTTTTTAAATGTCTTTAACGCGGACATGAAAGCCGTACTGTCCTGCAAGTTGAAGCGGGGCAGGGTTTCTTCAATTTCCGCAAAGGCTTTTACTGTGCCTGCTGGATTGATTTGGCTAACGAAGTTTCCTTGTTGAATAACTAAGGGTTTACGCATTCTGCTAAAGAGTTGCAGAATGTTCAAAGTGCGTTTTGAAAGTTTCATATTTGCTCCTTTTATAAAGTTTACGTTACTTAAGAACCATGAAGATGCCCATGCCTTCCATGAAAAGCACGGTTGGCAAAGTGACGATGAAGAAAATTGTGACTATCAACTCATAATCAAACGGGTCAAATTCGTCACTGTGTTTGAGGCTGTAGGCAAGATAACCATGGAAGAACAAGCATAATGATGGTGCAAGAATAATAAACATTTCGCCTACTGCATAGCCGCCAAAAAGCAAGATTGCGCAGACAATAACTTGCAAGAAGATTATTGCTAATATCAGCAACGGGTTTCTTTTTACAAAAAGCAGAAAAGAAATTACTAGAAATGAAACCAGTTGTAAAAGAATTAAAAACTTTGTCATAAAAAGTTCTTCCATAAAAGCCCCTTTGTTTGTTTGTGATGTTGCGTATTCTAAGCCATCTGGTAATATCAATCTGTTACATGACATTAAGAAAGCCGCCTATTACAAAACGGCTATTCCTGTTCATTTACAAATAAGCAATCTGAATGTTTCTCGCCCTCTTGGCGTAATCAGCGTTTGAACACCAGATTTGTTCTCGGTCTTCCGCTCTTTGAGTTCAAACAATTCTGGTGTGTACTTGGCGTATGGTTTAATCGTATTTGCCGCATCCCGATAAATGAACTTACACTCCAACAACGCTTGAATAAACTCATTCTGTTTAAACCCTAGTTCTTTAGCCGTATCACGGAAGTTGGTGAGTAGATTTCTATCAACCAACGCATCAAAGTATTCAGCTTTAGGCTTCATTACCTCGTTTTCTTGCTGAAGTAAGAGTTTCTCTTTCTCTGATTCTAAGAGAGCTTCTAAGGCTTCAATATAGGTTTGTGGTAATTTTAGCTGTTCTTGTGCCAATGAGTAGCTTCCCGTCTTACGAATTGAAGGAAGAACTTCTGAAGTAACCCATTTCTTAAAGACTTTGGCTTCAGGTTTACGACTACGAAGTGTCGCCGAATAAAGCCCACTTTCATTGATAACAACGACCTCTTGCACACCACCAAGGGTGCGCAGATTGTGCGTACCCTTTTCAAAGTCATCTAAAATCCGTGTTAAATCATTGGTTTTGTAATAACCAAGTACAACAGCAACATCAGAAGCGACAAACCACGGCTCGTCATCAATAAGTACAGTACGAACTTGGTTATCATTAAAATTAAAAGTTGTCAAATTTGACATGCTATATTTACCTCGTAAATTTTGAAAATTAAAAAGCGCCAGTTGGAATTTCTTCCTTCTGGCGCGTTTAATTATATCAATTTAACTTTTAATGGAAGTTACTGTTTAGTAAGCCTATTCAGTCTTCCAACAAACCTGCGTATTCCATTCGTTCTTCGAGAACATCAAAGTAGCCCTTCATAAAACGTTGTTGCTCGGTAAGAATTTCTTCGTCCTCGGTTGCAAAAACTTCTGGCGGGTTGGCTAAAAACGCATTTAGCTTGTCCAAGCGGTATTTCAACTCTGCATATTCTTGTTTAAGGCGGTATTGCCAATCGCCACCAATAGCAGCTTTTACCTTGTAGCCTTCAAATTGCCATAGTTTGTTAATGGCTTCTTGCCGGGCAATATCCTTGCCAATCTGTGCATCAAAAGTATCAGGGTCAATACAAGCGGATTCAGCAGTAAATGCAAATCCCGACACCGTAGTTATAACACATATTGTAAGTGTTGTGCCTTCGGGCTGAATGTATTGCTCATTAGCAATTAAACGTTCAATATCTTCTGCCGTAAGTTTCATAAACAATTTCATCTCTTAATTTTCGCCAGTTGAACCCAAGCCGCCTTCACCACGTTCTGACTTCTTACTGTCATATTCGGCAAGCGCTTCCAGCTCCAGAATTTCCGGTTTGAAGATTTCCATTTGCACGATGCGAGTGCCATTATCAAAGTAGTAGCGAGTGTTGGTATTGTTCTCAACAATAGCCATCAGTTCGCCACGATAATCTTGGTCAATGATACCAGTATTGTTTACAAGCGTAAGACCGTACTTAGCAGCCATTCCAGAACGAATATGAAGTTTTACTGCATAGCCTTCTGGAATATCCAGTTTAACACCTAATGGAATGATGATACGGCTGTATGGGTCAATGCGAATTTCTTTACCATTGCCAGCAGTAACCGTTTCGTGGTTATCATCGGTAATATCAAACTGCTTATAAACCTCACCATAAGCAACCGCAATGGAAAGGTCATAGCAAGCTGCGTTTTCTGATGCCCTCTTAGGCATCGTTGAAACTTTCTTGGTTAAGTAAACGCCTAATGATGGTTGTTTGCCGGGTTGCTTTTGCACGGGCTTTGTTTCTGTTGTTGGCGCTGGCGTAGTCATATTCAGTTCAATAGCTTCGCCATCTGGAATCAGGTCTGTTGTCAAATCGTTGTTTTCTTGTACAGGTTTCTTTGCCATAGTGTTTACTCCTTAATCTGTTTAATCTTCTTCATCATCGTCGCTTTCTTCATAATCAGCGGCAATGTCTTCTTTTGAAGCGTTGTTGTCATATTCGTCAGAAAGTTGAACAATGGTTTTTTCCTTGCCAGCTAGCAAGAAGCGTTCTGAAATTTCTTCAGACATGCCATTTGCAAACAGTTTTTCCATAAATTCAGCATTGTTTTCAACATCACTTCTACGGAATTTCTGTTCTTCAACTTCACCAGTTTGTTTGTTTACCAATGAATACCAGCCTTTTGAGGGGCTTGTAATCCATCCCAGTTCTAATGCTAAGTCAAAGATGCCAGAATACTTGGAAATGCCGCCTTCAAAGGTAACAATCAATGGCATTTTTGACTTCTCTTTAATATACCGCGATTTGTCAGCTTTCAGCGTAAATTTGAAGCCAGCTAAATCCGTTCCTTCTTTCACTTGCGCTTTGGAAATGTGAATGATGGAATTGGCGGCATATTGCAGTTTTTCACCACCTGAATTTATATCGCCACCGTAAAGGGACATTTCTTTGTACACGTGGTTGATGGCTACGCAAATCAGGCGTTTCTTGTTAAGTTTTGGCGTCAATATTCTAACGAATGAACCAAGCTCTTTGGCTTTGGTCATATCCACTGCTGTTTTCTGCGCAAGCGCATCATCAGTTTCTTTTCTGGAAGCTAGCATACCCAATGAATCAATGAAGAACATGACTTTGGCGTCAACTTCTAACTCATTTAGCTGGGCAGCAATGTCTTGCTTCAGAGTTTCAATATCGTCAATAGGAATATGCAACACTCGCTCAATATCAACGCCTTGTGATGCCATGTAATCGCGGGAAGTGCCATATTCTGAATCATAGAAGATGCAAACGTTTTCTGGGTCAGCGTTCAGGAAAGCTCTTACCAACATGAGTGAAAGTGTGGATTTGTATGATGCCTTATAGCCACCAATCATGCTAAAGCCATATGACAAGCCGCCGTTCACTCTACCAGAAAGCATGATATTCAATGCGGGGATTCCGGTGTCATAGAAATGGGTTTCCCTGAAGTAAGCGCTGTCTTTTACAGCTTGCGCTTCTTTTACTACGGAATTTTTCTTGAGTTTTTGAAGAAGTGGATTCATTGGTTGTTAGCCCTTATATGGAAGATTCATAACTTTAGCTTCTAGCAAACTAAGCTGCATCTGAGTATCACTTAGTTTTTCTTCTAAGTAAGAAATCCTTTGTTTAAGGGCGTTGATTATTTCTTCGATTTCAACATTGTTCATAATTACATTCCTGAAGTGGGTATTAAAACTGTTGCTTTATCTTTAGCGTATTGCAGCCATATGGCTGCATCTACGCCAAGGTTTAAATCTAGAAACGCCAGAATTTTATCTACATCATAAAACTTTTCTTCAGTTTCTGGATTATCAACAGCCATATATTACATTCCTGAAGTTGGGATTGAAAAAGCAAGGACTTTTTCCAAGACATCGTTTGGAAAGTCTTTGAAGGGATAGTGTTTATGATAATCCTCAATTTCTTGGAAGATTATATCACGCGCCTGAATAAGTTTGGTAGTTTCTTGTTTGCATTCTGGCGTATCCGGTTCAGAACAAACCTCACGCTGTTGATGCAGAAGCTCCAAGCCGTAGTTCAGGTTAGCTGAAAGTTTCATTACATCCACTTCCCATCGATTTTCTACTGTTACTTGTGGCTGCTGTTGAACATTGGATGCCACTGTACCTGTTTTGTCGTTTGAACTAAAACCAGAACCAGCTAAAACAACTCCACAGAATCCAGCCAAAACAGCAGCAGCAATTACTACATTACGTTTCATATCATTCTCTCCTTTTGTTCAGGTTAAACAAAGCCCTCGCTTGATGGGAACATTATAGCGAGGGTTTATGGGATTTCTGTTAAAAGTTAGTAAACCTCATAGCCTATAACTTCAAAGAGTTCACGAATCATGTCAATGTGATAAACGCCAATTTCTCTAAAATCTGTATGTTTACGTTTCTGAATCTCATAGCCCATTTCTCTTGAGAGCTTTGACAACGCGCTACCAAGTTTTTGTGCTACTTGGTTTGAAATGTTGTTGTAGCCATACAATTTGGCAGCGGCTTTAGCTACAAAGAACTGTTCTTCATCTCGCAACAACTTCAATTCCTCTTTTAATGCTGAGTTCTCTGTTTCTAATCGCTTTATTTTATCATCATGTTGTTCTAATTGCGATTCATACATAGCGTTTAGTTTCTCTTGTTCAACAGCCCTATTAGCAAGATGGGCAACCATTTCCATTGTAGTCATCGGGCGGGCTCTTAATTGCTTCTCACATTCAATGAAGTAAAGCCGCGCTTGTTTCCCTTTACCATTACGTTCTACCATCGCAAGCTCTTTCGCCATATCGAGAGTTAAGAAGTAATCAATGCGGCTTTGCCATCCGCAAGTTGTTGAATTTTCCGCTCCATTTTTTTGTGGAGCGGCATCTACACGGATGAAGTCTTGCCCTTCATCAAACCCATACTTCTCAATCCTAGATTTTATCCACGTTGAGAAATCTTGTTTACTCTCAAGAAAGTCATGAAGTTCACGCGCGTTTACTGTGTCAATGGTCTGCCCGTTAATTAAATTTTGCCCAAGTTGAATAATTTGATACATAATAAGCCTCTGCATTAAATTGATTAAACGCCACTAAGACCCATTCCTAGTGGCGTTTCTTATTCTAACTATAAACATGAAATTTAATCAACTTAATATCCGTTAACGAAAAAGCCGCCCTGTTAAAGGCGGCTTTCTGTTATCAGCTTCTTCTTAGCTGCTCAAGAAATCGTCAATATCATCAATATCTACGGTTTCATTGGCTGAAGCGCCAGTAGCCTTGAATTCTTCATCGCCACCGTCATCTTTTTCTTTATCTTCCCATGGCAGGTCATCTTCAAATTCCTCATCTTTTTTCTTTTGATAGGCTTTTTGTTCAGCCATACGTGAAGCGTATTCTTCAGGGAAGATGTCAAAGTAATCGCCAGTTTGCTTGATGTAGCGGTTCTTCATCGCTTCATAAGTTTCGCTGTAGCGGTCAGAGTTTGGGTCAGTAAATTCTTTCAATGAATACTGAGCATTGTAAATGCGTTCAAGTTCAGCTTCATCTTCTGCTGCGGCTTTGCGCTTGGTGAAGCGGGATTTGTCATAAGAACGATTAAGCGCTTTGCCACTTTCTGAATACGCTTTTAGAATGAAGTTAGCACCATCGAACAAGTCTGTATGGTCATACGGGTCTTTAGCAACTTCTTCTACTTCATCTTCAATATCCAGTTTGGATTTTTCTTCTTTGCCAGAATCAGCGTCGGCAATGCCCATTTCCTTGTAATACAGGCGTTTCAGATATTCACCCATTTCAAACAAGAAAACCTTGCCTTCGTTTTCGGGGTTTGCTGGGTCTTTGAGAACCAGAATGTTGGTAATGTACTTGGTTTTAGGCGAACGTTCTTTGAACAGTTCTTTGTACTTCACGTCATTGGTAGTTTGGAATTTCTTCCAAATCTTAGACCGAACTTCATTAGGGAAGGATGGCTTGCCAACATTTTCAGGCGCTGTTGCTACGAAAATTTCGTTTGATGCCTTGCTACGAACGTAATAAGTGTTATAAGCCACAATGCAACTTTCTTCTTCACCTTCTACACCGGGCAGGAAGCGAATAAGCGCTTCGCCATTTTGGTTTTTATCTACAGACAGCTTCCAAAAACGGTCATCATGATACTGTGACTTGTTTTTGGAAGTTAGATTTTCCTGTAATTTACTAAGGTCTTTCTTTCTGGACTTCATTTTGTCGGTAAAACTTGACATTTTAGTGCCTCTCTTTGACTAAATTTAAGGGTTTAAAGTGTGTTGGAAATTAGGCGAAATCCACACGGTTTAGAGATGAATGGCTTCATCTCATAGTGAGGATTATGCCACCTGTGTCAGCTTTGATTCGTTAAAACTTGGTTAATCTCGCTTTTCCGGCGTCTTACTTTAATGGGCTTATCCGCTTTATCCGGGTCAAAAATGCCTGTTTTTTCTTCTTTAACAAACATTCTCTTAGCAGCAACAGCTTCTTTTTGTAGCCATTTTCTAACTGGTTCACCGCAACATTTAGCAAACGTTTCGGCATCCAGTTCAAAGTAAGCACAAAACTCTGTTGCGGCTTCAACGCCATCACAGCGGTTTGCTTTCTTGATTTCAATGAGTTTCTCAAGGATGAACATGTCAATGGCATCCTGTGAGGCTTGGTCAATGAAGTTAGTAAGATTATTCACCGCCTTGAATGATGGCGCTGATTTAATTTTTGCTTTTCTGCCCATTATGGGAAGTCCTTTATTTGAATTTGGTTGAAAGTTATGAATGGGTTAATTATGCCATCTAATTCAACCAGAATCAATAAAAAGAATCTTGGCGAAACCTTACCGACCCGTTATCTAACAAGACTTCTTTTATTTCTTTCAGACGGGGCGGAACTGATGCGAAGAACTCACCATGATTCTGAAGAATATCAACAAGTGCAGGTCTTGGGTCAAGTTCTTCTTGTTTAAGGTTCTGAATGCGGATTGCATCCAGCAGGGCATCGTCAGCTTCAGGATTACACATGATAAGGAAATGTTCAGTGGCAATGACAAGCACATTGCCACCACCACGCATCCAAACATCATTTGCCGCTTTTAACTCATCATCAGAAAGTGAAACGAGGTACTGGAAAGCCGTAACAAGTGGGTTATTTGTTTCCATCTGCAGCAACCGTAATTTTATATCTCAATTTATCGTCAGCAGCTTTAAGATTCTGTGCTTTAATTTCCTCTACACAACGGTCATACACATCTTTGTAATCACGTTTAATGAGCCAGCTAAAAATCTTTGCCATTTCGCCTATTACATGATAACTTTTTGTACTATCTATAAATAAACGCTTTTGAAGAATATGCAAAACATTTTTTGATATAAACACTTCAAGAGATTTCTCATCAAGAAAAATTTCTTTAGCCGCCATATAAATGGCGTCATGTGAGCTAATGGGACGAAAGAAACTCAGCATAATTGAGTGCATAGAATCTAAAAATGCGTCTATACCAACACAGTTATTCCTGTAATTATCTTTGAAAACTCTATAAATGCAATAATTCATATAAAAGGCGTAGTACCAATTACGACGTCTATATTCCCTAAACCACGGATTTTCATAAACAACTTTCATTTCGTTTGGACATCGACGAAATAAAAAATCACCATATATTACTAAACTCATTTTTGCTCCTTATTCATTTAAGCTATAGAACAATCACTCAATAAAGTATAACTTCATCGTCTCCCCATATTTCGTCATAAGAATCTTCGTAACAATTATTAAAGAAATGTTCAAACAAACTACGCAGCCCAGAAACATCATTAGTAACAGAATGGCGTAGTTGTAAGTTAATGTTTTCTTTAATCTGATAATATGACAAAAAATTCATAAGATACCCGACATTATTAGGATTTTCAATCCCAAATAACTTAATAATATTCTCCACTTTATTAAAAAGTTCATGTTTATTTAGCATTTTTGCCAAATGAAATATTTTGAAAATATTCTGAACCTCATTTAGTGATAGGTCATACCAAGATGAAAATTGTTCATCATTAAACAACTCATCTACTTCACTTGGAAATTTCTCTTTAAGTTCTGAAAAATACATTTTACTCCTTTCAGATAGATGTTTTATAACTGGAAAACTGCAACGCCGCTTTTTGTTCAGCAATAGAACTGAAATCGTCAATTATCCAACCACCAATCATAAGTTTATCAGAAATAATCTCACGAATCAAGTCATCGTCTTGAACTGGATAGACCGTCTTCATAAAAGAATAAGCCTTTATGACATCATCATAAATCAGTTCTACGGTCAAATCTTTAGAAACCTTAGCTGATTTATGTTCTTTCAGTTTTTCTTTATTGAACGCTATGAGACAGCCAACCAATTCTTCATACTTGTTCATCCAATCATAAACATACAGTTCAGAAAAATTCCTGAAAAGTTTTTCTTTGGCTATATTCTCATTGTTCATACGAATTTTATAGAAATTGTATCGTTTAACATCTGACGTTACAAAACTTTCGCCTTCTTTCAATTCGATAATTTCTCTCACTTTTTCTTGGTGAAAGTCATTTACACTACTCCAGCGAATAATTTTGTATGGATGATAATTGTCGCTATAGAAATACTTTTCTCTCATAAAAAGAGGCGCTGTTTTAGATGGATAAACCTCATCACCAACTGCGCAATATGTTTTATTGGCAATATCCGCAACAAATGCGCGCTCTTCTTCTGCAAGTTTAGTTTCACCATCTATAGACAAAACCAGACCATCATGTTCATGGCTAAGAACCTTGATTTTTCCATTAGATTCTTCATACATTTTAACAGCGGTTCTAGCAGTAAGTAACGTTTCTTCAGATTGTAAGAAATATGAAACTAATTGGCTGGGAGTAAGGTTGTCCAGCATATCTTCAGACGTCTCATATATGCCCATATTGACATAACCTTCTCTTGTACCTTCTCGCTTATTACGCCATTTATAAAGACCACGCATATGTGATTCCAACTTTTTCATAACATCGGCTAATGGCTTAAGGTATTCAATAATTTTCTTCTTATTCTCACCTTTAAGATTGTTTTCTTTTATTAAACGTTCGATACAACCTAAATTTTTCTTTTCAAACATTTCTACTCTGTTATCAGAATAAGTTGTTTTCCCATAATTATAAATTGAATTTATACATTGCTTTAAGTTAGATTCATCACAACCTGTTGCAATACAAAGTTTTTTCCGTGCAACTTTATCATTGATACGTTTATACTGGATAATAAGTTCATCTTCAAGTTCCTGTGAAATATTCATTATTCCAGCTTTATGCGATTCAACTATACTATTAACCAAAAGTGTAGGATGGCAAGAATTCGCATCCACATTCACGCCACTAATGTTAAAAAATGATTCTTTTATTTCTCTTGGATATTTCCACAGACCCAATTTTTCATACATTCTGCCAGATGAAGACGCAGTAAATGCAGGAACATACTGAGAAACACCATTTTCATCAAGATAAGAATGCGAAAGAAGCATTGCATATTTGGTTACAGCGTTTACAAATTCTTTAAGCTCTAACAATGAAGTAGAAAACACATCCTTAAGCCATGCCGCTTCTTGTTTTACATAGGCATCTTTCCGTGTAGATAAAGACCTCATAAATTCATTAAACTTTCTATAATTCAGAAAATCTAAATCCTGTTCAAATACAGCATCTTTGTAAAGTTCAATAACACTTGATACAATGTCTGTAAAAGATTTTGCTATAGAAACTTCTGTTTTTAATATAGCTTCTTCAAACAATTTGATTATTCCTGAATTATCGAAGCAATCCATGAATTTATCCATAATCGGCAATGAATACATTGGATAATATATACGATTATCACATTTACCATTTGTACTTTCGTCTTCAAGAAACTCATCAGATTCATCTTCCTTAAATGTCATAGAAAGAGAACGATGGCTTAATTCAGTATGTACAGAACCAGCAACTACACTGTACCGCCCACGAACAGAGTGTTCTTCCCAATACTTAACATTGCTCAAAATGGCTTGTTCGCGATTATCAAAACCAACATCCGGCAAATTCTCAAGATTTTCACCAAGAATTTTTGTAATACACAACAATCCTAGAAGTTCCGTTTTATGAGCCTGAAGATGGCGAATACATGATTTATCTGTATATCTTGATTTATGACGACTAAGTCCAAAGGCTTCAATGAATGAGTTAAAAGGAGCTTGTTTTACAAACTCAAACACACCAGTATCAGTGTTCAATTCAACCCGATATACAGTAAACCGCTTCATTACACCCTGAATAAGGTTCATCGCATTTTTGTCAAACACTTTATGCCCGTCTTTTTTATCTACATCAACCAAAGACATCATCATGCAAGTGCTAAGAAGCAAATTAGCTATAACTTGTTCTGGCTCGCGTTCTAAGTATTTCTTAGACAAATTGGATACGTTCAATGTAACCAAAAAATCTTTAGGTAAAGGATTATCCTTGAAGACTTTTTCATAAACCGTAGTACCAACATCATCAAGAACACAAATACCGCTTAACCGCTTGGCATCAGGAAGCAATATGTCTTTATAGAACATCATTGCAGCGGCGTCAAAATCTTCATCACCACCTGAAATGTATTGGCTTATAGCGGTTTGTAAGAATTTTTGTGGTCTGATACGTTTAACATCAATATACCGAGCATCTTGTTTAGCATCAGATAAGGCATCTTTACGCATAGTGTAAACAGCGCTACCCAATTCATATAGATGACGCCTGTGCGCATCAGCAACGCCTTCAATAAACACATCACGTACATCAGCAGAAACAGCCTTTATTTGTTTGCAGCTACCTGCATAATAAACACCAAGCAATGTAAATGAAGAATCTTCGTTTATAAGGAATTTGGCGGCGCGCCGTCTGTAGTTGTTAAGCACCAAAAACTCATTTTGGTGAAGTTTGCCATGAATATCTTCAAACTTATGACGCATATTGCGTTTAACAGGAGTTACCCTATCCTTCTCAGATACTTTTTTCTTGACGGCGTAGTTTTTCTTTGCTAAAATAGCTTCAGATGAATGGATAGCGAGTTCTACTTGAACCTGCTTGACATCATTCATCCAAACGCTGCTTGATGCTCCTAACCCTTCAGGCAGCGTTTCTTTTTTTACGCCCCCAAAATCAAAGGTTACAGGGAAAGTATGTGGATTAACTTTGATTTTCTTAGTGTTTTCTAACATTTTTTACTCCTAACCAAATTACGGAAATTACTAGCTCTATTTATAGCACACATAAATTAAAGATGCAAATTAAAAATTTGTTACCTTTACGTGAAACATATTGGGTTCACCTCTGTGTTTATCTTCTTAATAGGAACACATCTAGATTAGATAACGATTATACCATAATCATGATTCTAATGGCTTTCTAAACGATAACTCTTAAAAATGTTTGTTTTTTAAAACTCTTAAAAATGTTTGTTTTTTAAAACTCTT